CTATAGAATCCACAACAACAGTTACTCATGGTGGTGATTGGGATACGTCATCTACATCCATAGTTCGACTAGAATGTCCTTATAGAACTAAATCTGTAATTGGTGTACCGTATGATACATTTCCATTTATGAAAGAAATATTTACCAATATGTTTGCTGCTGTCATTGATTCAGACTTTTCACTGGAAGGTCCACCGTACCTTGCTAGGTATGATGTAGGTGACAGGCATAGTACCCATGTAGATAAAAATGACACATGGCCAAACAGACATTGGCTAGCAAGTATTCAATTATCAGACCCTAATTTATATCGAGGAGGTGATCTTTATGTAGATAGGAGCTATGGTGACTTTACAGTTTACGGGCCACGAGATAAGGGCTGTGGTATAATTTACAATGGGGATTTACAACACCTAGTTTCACCAATAACAGAAGGTTCAAGATATTCATTATCAGAGAGTGCTGGATAAATGAATGATTGTGCTTAACTAATCATTTTAATAGTAATAAGTTTGATATTTATATAATAGGTATAACATAGATGGCAAATAAGACAAAAATAAAGTGGAAGGATGCAAACATCAAATGGGATGATGCAAAAAGTGAGCAAGACGCATACAACGACGAGTTTGGCCAATTTGAGTTTACCTGGAATGATGTAGTTTTAATTGAGGAAATTATTGATGCTGTTGTTGGTGAAGGTGCCGGCGGTAGTGTACAATCATACGTAGAAAAGGCTGAGGAAGAAAAGAAGAAAAGACTTGTTAGATTAGTCATGAGAAGACGAGGTATTAAAATGTATGATGAACAAAAAGAAGTAAAAAATATAACTGCACATGTAAAAGATATTGAAATGATTGTAGAAGAAGTAAAAAAATCAATCGTATTGGAGAATATAAATGTATAAATTGTATACCGATAAAACAGAAATTTTTGAATGTGATATTCAATTAACAGGTGCTAGTCTAAAAAATTCAAAGGCAAGATTAATTGTTGAGACACCAGATGTTAATTTACTTTTTAAGGGTGAAATATTAAAGGGTGGAAAATGTAGAGTTCCTGTTAAAAAATTAAAAGGAATTCTTGGTGAAACATCAGAAGGAAAAATAAAATTAGAAGTTATAGCAGATGATACATATTTTAATCCGTGGGAAAGCGAATTCAAGGTTGAAAGTAGTAAGCAAATTACTGTTGAGGTAAAATCACAATCATCAAATATAATTAAAGACGATTCTCCAAAAATGAAAGTAAATGTTCTAGGTGAAAACAATTCAACAACAAATACACCAGGAACTCGTGGATATTCAGCATACCTTAAAAAGGGTGATGTAAAGAAGCAAAGAAAAAGTCTTAAAAAGTCAATTGAAAAAACAACAGGTTACAAACCAGCTAACGATGAAATTTTTATTGAAGATGATATTACAATGTCAGAAAGAAAGCACATAGTAAACATAATGAAGTTATTAATTCGTGAAGATATTAATATCAAGAATCTTTCAATAAAGAGAAACAAGCTAAATAAAATAGTTGCAGTATATACAAAAAGATTTCCAATAAACGAATCTGTAAAACCTAAAGTAATGGAAGGTGTTATAAAAGTACTGTCAAAACTAAAAAAATAGGGAATGTAGGTAATGCCCACAAATCTATCAGGCAGTAATATATCAGATACTTTTCAACAAGTTCTTCACACAACCGGTGATGGAAACATGTATGATGGTACGGGTTCTATTTTTATACCCCTATCAGCTAGTCATGAAATCACAACAGAACTTTCTTCATCACATGCATCTGTAGCAGACTCACTAACACCAGGTGTTGACATAGATGCGAGAAATATAACAGCATCAGGAAATATAAGTTCTAGTGGAAATTTAATATTAGATAAAATTACAGGTCAAATAACAGCTTCTAAAATGATTATTGGGTCTAGTAATGAATTTGTAGTAACTGAAACTCATATCAAAACAAATACAGCAAATATAACTCACAATGATGGAAATGATGGTGTATTTTGGAAGTTCAAAGGTGAAAATGATGATAATCTTTTATACTTAAATGCACCTGAAGATAATGTTAAAATTGGTGGTGTACCGGGTTTAGGAGATAAAAAATTAACAGTAATTGGTGATATAAGTGCAAGTGGTGAAGTATATGCCAATAAATTTGTTGTTCAGAACACCCCAGCTTTAGGTAATTCTGGAGCTGAATTAAGACTTGGGGTTAATTCTAATTGGACAGCAACTCGTATAGGTAATTCTGGAGGTAGTACTATACTTGCTAGTCCAATAACAGCCTCAGGTGATATAAGTTCAAGTGGAAACATTTTTACATCTGGAAGTATTGGTGTAGGAACTGATAGTCCAGATGAAGCAATACATATCAAAGGACCAACACCTAGACTTAAAATAGAAGCCGCTGCAAACGGTACACCAAAAATAGAATTCAAAAACAATCAATCACCTACATTTGCTATTAAAAATGTTTTTGGAGATGGAGGACTTCAAATTGCATCCGAAGGAGGTCCTGCAAAATCATTTGTAACTATTGGTGCAAATGATGGTGACATTATTGAATTAAGTGGTAGTGTAAATGTAACTGGTCCTGCAGGTACTATAACTGCATCAGGTGATATAAGTTCAAGTGACGGAATATATGCAAAAAATTATTATATAAAAGATGGGGAAGTTATTGCAGCCGCTGCAGGTACAACATTTTTTGGAAGATTGGGTCAAAAGACAACCATTACTGGTTCAAGAATTCTACTACAATCTAATGTAACAGCTTCAGGTGGTATACAAGCCAGCCATCTTCATGTTGGTGTAGGTGGAGTTCCAATTACTGATAGAATAGCACACTTAAGTAATTCAGGCAGTAGTACATACCTAAGACTATCAACAGTTGGAAATCACAACCAACTTATTGAATTCCAAAACCTACAAGAAGAACCAGATTTCACAATAGGAACTTATCATTCTGATGGTGGTTTTCAAGTCAGGTCCGATAACAAAACATTTTTAATAGTTGGTGCAGATGATGGTGACGAAATTTTTGCAAGTGGTAGTCTTAGAGTATCAGGTGACATAAGTGGTAGTGCAACATCAACAGGTTCATTTCAAGAAATTCGTACTAACTTTTTACGGGATATAGATGACCCAACAACTGGTATTGACTTTACATACGGTGACCAAGTACATCATCGTGTTAACAATACTTCATACATAAGATTACGGGATACTTCTCAGGACATAGTAAGAATAAATGAAGGCTTTGCTGATATAGATTTTGAAGTACATGGTGATAATCATTTATTATTAAAAACTGATGCAGCTGAAGATTATGTAGAAGTATCAGGTAGTTTAAGAGTTACAGGACAGGGTTATATAACTGCATCAGATATAAGTGCAAGTAGTGAGATTATTGCGGAGAATTTGAGAGTGCCTGGAACACTTGCCTCAACTGGTATTTTTATAGATGCATTATCACCTGGTAAACCAACAATAAATGCAAATAGTGGTAGGTTAATAATAGGTGCAGCACATTCATCATATACTGGTCAAGGTGTAACAATATTTTCATCAGGTTCAGGTGAAGGGCTAAAAATGGATGCGCTCGGAAACATAACAGCATCTGGTGATATAAGTGCAAGTGGTGAAATTTTTACAACTGACTTTTATGCACCTATTGGTATAAATGATGGGTATCATATTGGTGTAGGAGCAGCTGCAGGAAAACCTATACTTTCAATGGCAAACTCAGGCTCAGCCCTCAGAATAGGAGCAGATCACTCTACATACCTAGCAAGTGGTGTCAATATTTTTACTACTGGTTCCGATGGTTCAAAAGGATTATTTTTAGATAGTGGTGGTAACATAACATCATCAGGTAATATATCTGCATCTCAAGGATTTTTTGATTATTTATACACTGGTGTTGAAATAGGTGAAAATGAAGTAACAGGTACCAATGAAGGTGCACTATTAAAAATTCATGCTTCAAGTTTTGCTTATAGTTCACAAATACAGTTCAAAGGTGCAGACACAGTAAGGTGGTCACTTGGTTTTCCATCCATAGCAGCTGGTGACAATGATTTTGTAATTCAACAGGGTTCAAATACAGCACTTAATGCATCAGGTAATTTTGTAATAAAGAGTGGTAGTAGCAATGTTGGTATTAATTATAAAGCTGGTGACGATATACCTGCAAAATTATCAGTGGATGGGAACATATATACTACAGGCAATATAACAGCTTCAGGTAATATATATGTAGGTGATTATCTTTATTCTAATGGAAATTTTATTTTAGGTGAAATTGGTGGTCTTCAAAAGTTTGGTAATACTAATTTAACAAACGACTATTTAGGAAAATCACATATCTTCTCTACTGCTATAACAGCATCCGGAGATATAAGTGCAAGTGGTATTGTAACTGTCAATCAATTAAGAGTTGATGGAAGAATATATCCAAACTATCCATTATCATCAGATCACTTTATAAGAAATACATCAGCTAATAACCCAATAGTAAGTGCAGTAGGTGGATTTCATACAGATGGAAATGTAACAGCTTCAGGTGATATAAGTGCAAGTGGGACAGTATTTGCAGATAAATTTAGAGCAAGTCAATTTGGTGCTGATACTTCAACAAATAACTACGTAGCGTTTAATAGTACCCTACATCAAACTAATTTTGTTAATGGTGGAACAACGTCTGCTACATTTGATAATTCATATATTGAATTAAATAGAAACATAACTGGTTCAGGTCAAATTTCAATGAGTGGTACTGGTGATCACACTCTTGGTGGAAACCTAACAGTTCATGGTAGAATCAGGTCAGTAGGTTCTGATGTTACAATTGAAAATGGTACTATTACATTGTCAGGAAACATAAGTGGTAGTTTAACATCAACAGGTTCCTTTGCACATATTGTAACCGAGGGTGATACAGTTGAATTTAGAAGTGCTGGTAGTAAAATTGGTCAATTAAAAGTTGACGATAGTACAGGATTTTCATTTGACACAGCAGATGGTACAGATAGAAAACCAGTAAGAATGGGTGAATTGCAAACTAAAACAATTCAAGTCGGTGGTAATATAACAGCATCAGGTGATATAAGTGCAAGTAATGGAATAATAACTGCACACTCTTATGTAATACATAATAACAATTTAGCCACAAGACATGGTTCTGGTGAAATTGATTTGGGAAATGATAATGATATTATTGAAATACATGGAACAAGTATAAAGTTAGATGCGAACATAACAGCATCAGGTGGTATAAGTGCAAGTAATGATATTCAAGGAAAAGGATTTTATACACCAACTGCAAGATTTTATGATGCATCTGCAAATAATGCAGCTATTCAAAGAAGTGATGGTGCAGCATTAGATACATTACAACTAAAAGCGGACAGTGTAGAAACCACTACTATCAATTTAACAGGTAATATAAGCGCAAGTGGTCATATAAGTGCAAGTGGAAATGTAACAGCTGATAGGTTTATATCAAATGGACTTAATATTGGTATTGGAAATGCTTTAGAGGGTGTTCGTATTGGCTTTCAAAACTACACTCCTATTTCATTTGGAAAAGCCGCAAACCCAGCATTTTTCTATGGTGCAATAACTGCATCAAGTCGTATAAGTGCAAGTGGATTAGTAGCTGCAAATCAATTATATCTTGATTCAGGTGACAATGGTATTGCATTTATTACATCTGCCTCAACCGCTAATCTAGGCGGGTCAATTGGACAACACAATGAAGGTATAGGAATCTCAATTCAACCAGGGAGTACATCAGCAGTTGCAACAGGTTTAATGATAACGTCATCAATATTTCCAGATGATAATACGGATCATAGGCATGGTATACATACTAAAGTTTCAATAGGACGAGCTGTTGACTCAGGCTCAAGATTAAACTTTAATGTTTCAGGTTCATCAATGATTGGTAAGCGTGATATGGATTACTTAAACCATACACAAGTAGGTATGGACGCACAAGGTGATATTATTAGACACGTATCAAATGTACAAACAATACCAGGTGCAATCTATACATTCTTAAGTAATGGAAATATTGGACTTGCAGACAAAGACAGTGTAACTTCAACAGGTTCACTATTTATGGGTATTGGTTCTGGTGGTTCACAAAATGATGGATTGTTAATGAGAGGAGTAATCAAAACACATACATCATATGACCAACATTTTGGTGGGCCATTATGGTTAGGTGACAACGGCTCTGCATCAATTGCACCACCATCCGACGCTTCTGATATTGCAAGAATAATTGGATATGTAATGAGTGGTTCAACAATATACTTTAATCCAGACAATTCATTTGTTAAGAGGTCATAATCATGAATTATCTTGAAGCTTCCCTTACATTTGAGTCTGATAAGATTTATTATTCTGATGGTACATCAACATTTGAAGTAATGATGGATTGGGAAGACTCATTGATGTCAGCATCAGCTGCCTATGTTTGTGAAGGTGGAGGTGATATATTGGAAGTAGGTTTTGGTATGGGCATATCTGCTGGCTATATGCATTCTCATTCAATCTCTTCTCACACTATAATTGAAAATCATCCAGATATAATTCCTAAAGCAATTGCATGGGCAAATGAAAAATCAAATGTTACAGTTGTAACTTCAAGTTGGTATGACATTAAAGATTCACTATCAACATATGATGGTATATTTTATGATACTTATGGCGACCAAAACATGAATAACTTTAGTTCATCACTAGCTAGTTTGACAAAGTCAGGTACTCGTGTAACATGGTGGAATAACAATAACTCTGCAACAAATTATTACAACATACATAATGTAACATATCAAGAAATATCAGTTTCACCACAAACAAATGGATATTTTAATCACACAACATATTACTTACCAAGGAGACAGTTCTAATGGCGGAGTTACAAGCAAGTTCGTTTAAGCGAGTGTCTGTAACATTATCAGATGGTACAAGCTTTGGTGGTGTACGAGCTGCAACCACAGGAACTAGTAATGGCTCTATTACAACCTCATTTAATGCAGCCGTTCAAATAATTAAAGATGCAGGTAGAGGTGCTGGAACATTTAGAGTTAGACGTGGATTTTTAGCATTTGATACATCAGGTATAACAGGTACTGTGTCATCAGCAACGCTTTCACTCACAGTTTCTCACGCCAGTGCAGACTTACCAAAAATGGCCATTGTTAGGGGAGAAGCCGATGGTTCTTCCACCGGTCATTTTGATTCTATTACTGGTTTCAATAATAGTGCAACTATGTCTGGAAATGTAACGGATTTAATTGATGGAACAAATGCAACTAACTTTTCTGGTGTTTCAACAAATACCACAGTTACAATTACATTAAATTCAACAGCCCGTGGAATTATTACATCAGAAGATGATTTGTACATAGTATTGGTTTCATATGAATATGATTACTTGCTTGTAGAACCATCAGGAAACGGATTTTTTGATGTAGGACTTTATGGAACTAGTGTTGGTACCACATCATACCGACCTCATATTGATTATGTTGAAGTAGTTTCCGGGTATAGTCATGATGTAAATGGAATTGACTCTGATGATATTGGTGAAATAAATACAATAGCTTCTGCAAATGTTGAATTATTTAATGGAGTATAATATTTATATTAATAAAGTATGATTAAGGAAAACAATATGCAATTAGGAAACTGGCTAGCTGAACAAATACTTTTAGAGCAATCTAATATAAAAACCGTTGTTGCAATTTACCCAGGTAGATTTCAACCAATGGGAAAACATCATGCACAAACCTACCGTGCACTAACATCAAAGTTTGATGATGTTTGGGTTGCAACAAGTGGAAAGGTTAGTCTTCCAAAGTCACCGTTTTCTTTTGGCGAAAAAAAGAAGATAATAAACTCTCATGGAATATCAAAGGTAAAACAGGTCAAAAATCCATACCAAGCTACAGAGATATTAAATAAGTATGACCCAGAAACAACAGCTGCCGTATTCATTGTTGGTAAGAAAGATGCAAGCAGATTAGGGGGCAAGTTTTTTAGGCCCTGGAAGGGTAAAGCACAAATCGGATATAAGGATGGCGCATATACATATATAGCACCACATGTGTCCCTAAGTGTTCCAGGCTATGGAGAAATGAGTGGAACTGCAATACGCAAAGCTCTAGGCGATACATCACTTGAAAAGAAAGATAAAGTAAAAGTATTTAAGGGAATATTTGGCCACACAAAAAATTATGATTTCATTGTAAAGAAACTTGAAAAGTTAAATGAGATTGTTGAAGGCTTTGTAAATAGTTTTGATTTTAGTAAATTTATTAATGAAACATCAGCAACACCAAATAATAATTCAGATGTAGATGATGGACCAAGATATTTTTATGGCTATCAAAAAGCGTATAGGGAATCCACAGCTGAGATTGCAAAGAGCTTAGGTATGAGTGTATTAAATTATATTGTTGGTGATGAAGAGTTTTTTCAACATGACACTGTATACCCTAATGGTCCAACTGGTGCCGTTTCATATTTTCCAACAGGTGTACCCGGCCAACAAACTGGTACAAATGTTTACAAAGACTCAGTTGGAAAAGTTGCATATAAAAAATACATAGAACACATTTCAGCTGTTGCACAACAAGTTGGTTATAAGTTTATTGATTTTATTAGTTTAGATAAATTTATAGATGATAGCCCAGACGAACCAAAAAACATTACCAAATATGATTTAACAGAAAACATAAATTTACCAATAGAGGTTGGTGATACTGTTATGATGGGAAAGTTCAAAAATAAAAAAGTTGTTGTTAAAGATATATCTTGGAATGATAAGGGTGACTTATTAATAAATGGAAGACCTGCATTAAAAATTAGAATACCTAAAAAACAAAATATATTTAATGAAGGTTTAATTTTAGAAGGCGGTGCATACGGTCATATGTCTCACCCATTTGATGATAAAGGATTAACATTTGGTGATTTCAAAAAAATAATTGAACTAGGACTTCAAGGAAGTATAGATTTAGAACAATCAGCAACTGAAAAAACAGATGGTCAAAATTTATTTATTAGTTGGAATAATAAATTAGTTGCTGCAAGAAATACTGGTGATATAAAGCGTGGTGGAAAAGATTCTAAAGCAATTGCAAAAAAGTTTGCTGGCAGAGGAAATATAGAAAAAGCATTTAATTATGCAATGAGAGATTTATCAAAGGCAATTGGTGGATTGAGTGATAAACAAAAAAAGAAAATATTTGATGATGGAAACAACTGGGTGAATATGGAAATAATGTACCCGGCATCCTCAAATGTAATTAATTATGATGCACCATATTTACAATTTCACAATGTATTAAAATATAAAAATGGAAGTGCAGTTGGTGCCGTACATGATGGTGCAAGAATATTGGCTGGAATGGTTAAGCAAACAAATCAAAATGTACAAAAAAGTTTTAGTGTTATTGGACCTAAAATATTAAAGGTTAAACCTCATCAAGATTTTGGTGCAAAAAAATCATACTTTATTGGAAAGCTTAATAAATTGATGTCAAAATATAATATGGGAAATAGTAATACATTTGGCGAATATCATCAGGCATGGTGGGAAGATTATGTTGAAAAGAATTTAGGTGCAGTTGACAATACAATAAAGATGGGCTTGGTTAAACGCTGGGCATTTTTTGATAAATCATTTAGGTTAAATTCAAAAACAATTCCAGATAAAGACATCTTGACAAAAGTTATTGAAATTGACAAACAAAAACATGTAGACCAAGTAAAGAAAAATATGTTTCCATTTGAAACTTTGTTTTTTGAATTAGGTGCCGAGGTACTTAAAAATGTAGAAGGCTTTCTAGCCGGAAATCCAGAAAAAGCAGTTCAAAATGTTAGAAGACAAGTTGCAAAAGCAATTGGTGATGTTAGAAAAGGCGGTGACCTAAAAAAATTAAATAGATTAACACAACAACTTGAAAAGATAAAGGCTATTGGTGGATTCAAAACAATCATACCAAGTGAAGGTTTAGTTTTTATTTATAAAGGAAAAACATATAAGTTAACAGGAAGCTTTGGACCAGTAAATCAAATCACTGGATTGATGAGCTTTTAGTATTTGACATTATATTTATAGATATATTATTTACAAAGATAGGGCAATATGAAAAAGGCTATTAGCGAAAGTAAAGTGCAGAGAATGAGAAACCTAGTAATGGGTAATCACAATGCAAAAACTAAAGTTCAGTCAGGTTATGTAACATCAACAGTTGAACATTCAGAAGGTGATGTTTGGACTGAAGGTGGAAAAGAATGGACAATAAAAAACGGAATAAAACAAACTGTTAATAAATTAAATAGTATCCGTAAATTATTGTTTATGCCATTAACTTGTCCAGAATGTAATAGTAGAATGCGAGGTGAAATTGACAAAGCATCTTGGAACATAAATAAGAAATGTCATACATGTGTTGAAAAGGAAGAATCAAAACTTAAGACTAAAAATCTTACAGAAGTTAGAGCATATGAAAAAGAAGTTGTTAGTAGAATAAAAAAGGACGGTGAAATCTGGCTAAAAGATGTAACTAGTGAATTTGAAGATTTTATATCTGCTGATGTAAAAAATCAATATGTAACGGAGGCTGGGACAATTGAAGATTGGTCAGGCGGAAAGAGTAAAACACAACAAAGACAAGAATTTGACAAAAAGATAGCTAAAGCAAAGAAGAACATTGAGGAGTAAAAAAATGCCTAGATTGACAAACGAACATCTGCACACAAACATAAAGCTAGTCCAACAAGACTTAGAATATGTAAAAACAAATCAAGAAAAAATGCAATCCGATTTGTCAATGATAAAAAAGCAATTGTTGTCACCAGATGATGGTGCAATTGCAAGAGTAAATAAAAACACAGACTTTAGAAATAAAACACAAAAAGTATTATGGTCAATATGGATTGCACTTATTGGTATAATCGGTAAATTGATATTTTGGAATTAAAACTATGAAAAAGAAAACACTACAAAAATTAGTTAAAGAACAAGTAGCTTCATTACTAACAGAAAAATTTGCTTCTAAAAAAATTACAGATATGTATCGTAAAATTACTGGTGGTAAATATTCAACCGATAAAAAATTCTGGGGTGCTGCATCAAAGGCGTATGGCATTGAGTGGGACAAGGTAACAGACGACATGGTATCTGGACCAACGGGAAGAATGACAAGAAAAGGTTTTGAATTTCTTCTTGCAGCCAAAGACATGGTAGTGCGTGGTAGTGGTAGATATGATTATGGCAGAACCATAAAAAAAGGTCAAATACTTAGTGCTACATATAATGGTAAGGCAATATATTTTGGAAGAAGTGGTGTAACAACAGGTGCTGCATCAGCTGGAACATATCCTGAATATATAGGACTTAATGTAATGGGATTCAAAAATGCAGACCAAATTATCAAAAAACTTCCAGGCAAAGTTGAGGTATACCAAATAGATGTGGATAAAGCTCGTGGTGCAAAGGGTAAACGACAAGGTAGGTCAGACGCAAGAGCAGGTGCAACTGCACTTATGGACTTCAATGTAATTAAAAGAAAAAACCAAGCAAGATATGAAAAGGCACTAACTGATAGATTGGCTAAATCAAGTCCAGTTGACCAAGCTTGGAAAATGGTAGAGGCAACTCAAAAAATGATAAATGATGCATTAAAGAAAGACCTTGATATGTTAAAGAAAGGAAAGGCTAAAGACAGCTGGAGAAGTTCAAGTAGCATACTACAAAATGCATACAATAATATGACAAGGTCAATAACAAATATATTGAGTAATGAAAATGCTGCTATTAAAGGTGCAGAAAAAGATAAAGCAAATAAGTTAAAGTCCGGTGATAAACAATCATGGAGTGAAGAGAAATATTATTTGGATAGAATTGTTGAAGAAGCCAGAAGCATTCAAAAAGAATATAAAGAAATGAAAATGGCATTATCTAAAATCAATAAAGATAGGGAATATATTTCAGTTGTTAGAGAGCTTAAAAAAATTGGCCAAATGAATAAGAATGCACCAAAGGCTGATTATTCTGAAGATTCAAATATGAATGAATCAGCAGAAAAAGGTCTTAAAGCAATTCCTGGAGTATTATCTTTTGATATAGAACAATTTCTGAAGAAACAAAAAGATGCTAAAAAACTAACCAAAGGTAGTTTTACAGATTTAGTAAAGGCACTACATTCTAGAGGCTTTGGAGAAATTCCTAATGGAGCAAACCTTAGAAATTGGAAAGCAGTAGTTAAAAAGCATATCAAAGAATCTAACGTAAATGAATCAAAGAAACAACTTAAAGAAGAATACATTGAAATCATGAGAGACCTTGATAAAGGTTTGGCATTAGTAAAAGATTCATGGTTAGATTGGAAGAGAGGCCCTATGACAGAGCCAAGTGATATTAAACCAGCACAAAAAGAGTTGATTGGTTATATTGCAAAATGGATAAAGAAGAATATAAAGTAGGGTAAATATGAAAAGGTCTGCAATATCAAAAATAGTATCTGAAGAACTCGGCAATATAAAAGAAGCTTCTATTTCTAAAAGATTCCAAAAGGCAACTGAGGAATATCAAAAAATAGAACTCAAAATGCAGACTATTGTTAAAAAATTTATTGCTGAAAAAAATCCAAGAAAGAAAGAACAATATAAAAATCAATTACGAGATTTAACGGCTAAAAAGTCAGTAGCGGAAAAAGAATTCAAAGCCGCACTTCTTGGCGAACCGGTAACATTAAGTTCTTCACGATTGGATTCATTAATATAATTAGGAGAGTAAGTTATGGGTTTAGGATTAGGTAAATTATTTACAGGTGGTGCCGGAGAACTAGTAGAATCAGTTGGTGGTGTACTTGATAATCTAACAACTTCCAAAGAAGAAAAATTAGAAGCTAAAAGAAAAATGAAAGAACTCATTGCCAACCATGAAGCGGCAATGGAAAAAAACATTACAGATAGATGGAATGCAGATATGAATTCTGATTCTTGGTTATCAAAAAATGTAAGGCCAATGGTTCTTATATTTTTAATAGTATGTACTATGTTGTTGATATTCATCGATGCTGGAACAATAGCATTTGAAGTTGAAGAAAAATGGACAGATCTTTTACAATTAGTACTTATCACTGTAATTGGTGCATATTTTGGTGGTCGTTCATTAGAAAAGACAAAGAAAAAATAATACTAGTTGAAAGGGTTCAAACTAGAAAAATAATTTCATTTTTTTTAACTTATTAACCTTTTCATATATATTTATATATGTATGAGCAATAAAAAATCAATAAAAGATATTATTCGTGAAGAGTATAAGCGGTGTTCATCTGACCCCGTACACTTCATGCGAAAGTATTGCCAAATTCAACACCCAACACGTGGTAAAATAAACTTTAATTTATATCCATTTCAGGAAAAGACACTACAACAACTTCAAGGAAATGATTACAATATTATATTGAAGTCTAGGCAGTTAGGTATATCTACACTATCTGCAGGATATTCATTATGGTCAATGTTATTTAATGAAGACTTTAATTGTTTAGTTATTGCAACAAAACAAGATGTAGCAAAAAATCTTGTTACAAAAGTTAGAATTATGCATGACTTTTTACCAAGTTGGTTAAAGGGTCAATGTACAGAAGATAATAAGTTAAGTTTACGATTTAAGAATGGCTCACAAATAAAAGCAGTATCTGCTGCTGGAGATGCAGGTCGTTCTGAAGCACTATCATTGCTAGTAATGGATGAGGCAGCATTTATTGACAAGATTGATGAAATATGGGCATCTGCTCAACAAACTCTTGCAACAGGTGGTAAGGCAATTGTACTATCTACACCAAACGGTGTTGGAAACTTTTTTCATAAAACATGGACAAAAGCTGAGGCTGGTGAAAACCTATTTAATACAATTAGACTTCATTGGTCACTACACCCAGAACGTGATAAAGATTGGCGAGAACAACAAGATGAATTACTTGGTCCAAAAATGGCAGCACAAGAATGTGATTGTGATTTTGTTAGTTCAGGTAATACTGTTGTTGATGGTAATCTTATTGAGTGGTACAGGGAATCACATGCACAAGACCCAATAGAAACTAGAGGGTTTGATGGAAATTATTGGATTTGGGAACAACCAAACTATAGTAAATCATATATGGTTGTAGCCGATGTAGCTAGAGGTGATGGTACTGACTACTCTGCATTTCATGTAATAGATATTGATGACTGTTCACAAGTAGCAGAATATCGAGGACAATTAACACCAAAGGAATTTGGAAATATGTTAGTTGCTGTTGCAACAGAATATAATGATGCATTACTTGTAATTGAAAATGCCAATGTTGGTTGGGGCTCAATACAAAGTGCAATTGATAGGGATTATAAGAATCTTTATTATACATATAAACAAGATGGTGTAGTAGATGCAACTACCCAACTTACAAAGGGCTATGACTTAAAAGACAAAAGTCAAATGACCCCAGGTTTTACAACATCTGCAAAAACAAGACCACTTTTAATATCGAAGATTGATATTTATTTTAGAGAAAAGTCATTCATTGTTAGGTCAAAAAGACTATTAGACGAACTATTAGTTTTTATATGGAATGGTCACAAGGCTGAGGCACAAAGTGGCTATAATGATGATTTGGTAATATCTTTAGGAATAGGCTTATGGGTAAGAGATACTGCACTTAAGCTTAGGAATGAAGGTATATCTCTAAATAGGCGGGCATTAAATTCAATATCCAAAACTGGAGTTTACTCATCTGTTAACCCAAACACAGATTGGTCAATGAAGATTAAGGGTAATGATGAAGATATTAGTTGGTTAATAAAATAGGTTATATAGGAGAAAATACATGGCAGACAAAACTCTTTTTGGACGATTAAGAAAACTGTTTTCAACAGGCGTAATTATGCGTAGGGTTGGAACTGGTCTAAAAGTCGTTGACACACAGAGAATACAGTCATCAGGAAATCTTGAAAGTAATAGATTAGTTGATAGATACAATAGATTACACTCACCATCAGCAGCATATTCGGTTTACCAACCAGGACAAGGACATGTTGCATTAAGAATAGAATTATTTAATGATTATGAAGCTATGGATATGGATCCAATTATAGCATCTGCTTTAGATATTTATGCTGATGAATGTTGTGTAAAAAATGAATTTGGTGATATACTAACAATTAATACAACAAATGATGCAATAAAGAAAACACTTCATAATTTGTTTTATGACGTAATGAATATAGAATTTAATCTACATCCGTGGATTAGAAACCTTGTAAAGTATGGTGACTTTTATTTACAATTAGATATAACAGAAAAGTATGGTGTTACAGGCGTACACCCAATGTCTTCTTATTATGTAATACGTGAAGAAGGTGTAGACCCAAATCAACCAGAATATGTTAGGTTTGTTGTTGACGAATCTCAAGGTGGTCAAATTTATGGTTCAAATATGTCTCATAAAGAATATTTAGAAAACTATGAAGTTGCACACTTTAGGTTACTCGGCGATACAAACTTTTTACCTTATGGAAGGTCAATGGTAGAACCTGCAAGAAAGGGATGGAAACAATTAACACTTATGGAAGATGCAATGTTAATTCATAGAATTATGCGTGCACCAGAAAGAAGAGTGTTTAAGATTGATATAGGAAATATACCACCAGCTGAAGTTGATAACTATATGCAACAAACAATTAACAAAATGAAAAAAGCTCCTTTTGTTGATGAAAAGACTGGCGATTATAACTTAAAGTTTAATATACAAAATATGCTTGAGGACTATTATCTTCCAGTTAGAGGTGGACAGAGTGGAACTGAAATAGAATCATTAAGTGGAATGGAATTTAATGGTACAGAAGATGTTGAATATTTAAGAAACAAAATGATGGCTGGTCTAAAAATACCAAAAGCATTTTTAGGCTATGATGAAAACGTTGAAGGTAAGGCTACTTTAGCCGCTGAGGATGTTAGGTTTGCAAGAACAATTGAAAGAATACAAAAAATTGTAGTAAGTGAACTAACAAAAATTGCAATTGTGCATTTATATACACAAGGGTATCATGAATCTGATTTAGTTAACTTTGACTTGTCATTAACAAATACATCAACGATTGCTGAAAATGAAAAGATTGAACTTTGGAATAGTAAAGTAAATTTAGCATCATCTATGAAAGACATTAATATGATGTCAGAAGATTGGATATATAAAAATATTTTTAATCTATCAAGTAATGAATCAGGTACTGAAAAGAATCGGGTAATAAACGACTTAAAACAACAATTTAGGCGTGAGCAAATAAAGATGGAAGGTAATGACCCAGCACAGTCTGGTGAAGCACTAGGTACTCCACATACACTTGCAACTCTAGACCCTGAAAAGAATTTAGAGCCACGTGATACTGCAATATTTGGCGGAGAAGAAGAAACTAGGGGAAGACCTGAAGAAGGTCCAAAGCCAGGAACTGATTCTTCAGCAAGAGGTAGAGACCCATTAGGAAATAAAACTTTAACTCAAGATTATAATAATCGTGATAGGCGAACAGTGTCAACAGAGATAAAAAAGTCATTGGACGCAAAGTTTAGTAAGAAAAAAGTTATTAGTGAATTGTATAATGAAAATAATGTTAGTGAACCAAGCTTATTGGATGAAAAAAACATCATTGATGATGAAAAACTACAATAGTTTGAATGTAACATTATATTTATATATGAGTATAAATTTATAAGTGGAAAAAAATGATAAAGCACAGTAAATATAAAAATACTGGAATTTTATTTGAGCTTTTAGTAAGACAAACTGCAAGTGATACTCTTAAGGGTGTAAAGAAATCAAAATCATTGAATATGATAAATAAATTCTTCAATGGTTCTACATCTTTAGGAAAGGAACTGGTATTGTATCAAGGTTTGGTTAAAGAAACTTTTGATAAAGATACAAAGGCCGAAAGGTTTATTAGTGCAGTACTTACTGAAAGAAGTAAATTAAGTAACAGAAACATAAAGGGTGAAAAGTATAATTTGATTAGAGAAATAAAAAACAATTATGACTTAAAGTCATTCTTTAATCAAAGAATACCAGATTATAAAGTACAAGCAACAATTTATAAAATGTTTGAACAAGAAACTGGTCGTAAAAAAATAAACCCGGTTAATTCTGTAAATAACCATTTCACAATTCTTGAACATATAACAAGAGGAAAGGTTAAACATACACCAGTTCAACCAACAGAATTAATAAATGAGTACTCAAAACAAAATGAAGAGTTAAGACTTTTATCATATAAAATATTAGTTGATAAATTTAATGAAAAATACGGAAAGTCATTAAATGAATCTCAAAAAATGATATTAAAGAAATATATTAATAATATTTCAAATACAAAAGTATTAGCTGAATTTGTAAAATCTAAATTACCTATTATTGAAAATGATTTAACAAGAATTGGAAATAAGATTGGTGATAAAGTAGTTAAGATAAAATTAAATGAAGTGGTTAATCAATTAAAATCATTTTCAACATTAAAAGTAATTAAGGAAAATCACTTAGTTACTTTGTTAAGATATTATGAACTTATCCAGGAGTGTAAACATGTCATTGATAAAAAAGTTTGATACCCTAGTTGAAAAAATACTTGAAGGGGAATACGACATTCAAGAAACGGAAAAGGATGAAGACCTTGACGAGATGAGTGTAACTGGTGGTGTAGCTGGTTATCAAACTCCGTATGCATTTAGTGGTAAAACACCAAAGGATAAGAAGAAAAGAAAAAAAACAGCAACTGCAAGTACTGGGTATGAAGTTGTTGATGAAAAGAAAATTTCTCATGGGGATGTTCTTAGGGAAATTTATGGTCTTAACTATAACAAGTATAAAAAAGATGAATCTCTTAATGCAAAGCAAAAAGTTAATGGTGCTATAAGAGAAGTATCAAAAAGATTACTTCAAATAGAAAGAATAGTAAATAGAAATATAAAATTAAAAACAGAAGCAGGCGTGGATGGAAATCAGTATTGGAAATCTACAAGAAAAAATTTAGGAAAGATATCAGAAAGAATGAATAGGATTTCTGCAAGATTAAGGAATTTATCATCATGAAAATATCAGAAGAAATTTCACCTGCCGATATGAAAAAAATCAGAGAGCTTATTCGAAAAGAAATAGCTGAAGTGTATTTTTCTTTATATCGTAAAAGAGCAGTATGGGGAGCATAACATGCCAGGACTAGCAGATATGGCAATACCGGCCAACGGGGAGACAGTTAATAATCAAACAATTAGTGGAAGATTAGAAACTATGACTATTGCACCTACAATGGGTGACCCGGCAACGGAAACAGTAACAGCGAATCCTCCATTGGAGAACGCAACAATTAATCCTTTAATGGGTGATCCTGCAACAGAAACAGTTGAAGCAAATCCCCCATTAGAGCAAACAACTATTAACACAGTTTTAGGTGAACCGGATACTACGCCGTATCCGACAACATTGTAATATAAATTTTAGGAGATGATGAAAATGGCTTTACAAATTTTAACATGGAATCAATGGCTAAGATTCCCAAACAACGCAAAACTTGCTGAAGATAATATTCACAAAGCAAAAGCTGAATATCTTCGTGAGCAGTATATGGCTGAACAATATTTCAATTATGTAAATATTGCACAACCAACTGGAAACAAGAAAAAAATAACTGGACTAACTAATCAAGTAACAACCCTTACATGGGAAGGTGTAGGTGCTGACCCTGTTTATGCAAATGGTGTTGCAGGTGGCGGATTACACAATTACTATTTTGAATTAGAATCTGTTACTGATGGTGAACCATTTTTACACAATAGACAAAGATACGCATATGTATTCGTTTCTTCGTCAGTATCTGGAAATTCTTCAGTATATGCAGATTTATTACAAAGAAAGGATGGCTCAGGTGCAGATTACTTTGACGCTGTACATACTTCTTCATATACAACTGCTGACAATCCAAGTGTAACTGCATCAGCTGCAACGGCAATGATTGACACTATTAATGCAACAGCTGCTACATACTTTACTGCAACGACTAGTTCACGTGGTGAAACTCTTGTAGTTACAAATGTATATAAAGGATTAGTTTCTTCATCAGCAGAATCATCAAGATTAGCAAGTACGGCATCTATTGCAGTAACTACTATTGGATATGATACATTTACAGATAGTACTGGTAATACTGGTGTTAATGACCCAGCACAAACAATTGATGATAGAGGAATATCTGATAAATATAAACGATTTAGTAACCAATAAGAAGGACGCTTTATGAAAAGTTTACTAGTTGATTATACTAACTTTGATATAACACCACAAATGATTACCGAGTCTGAACAACAGAATGGCGGAAAGGTAATATTGACAGGTGTTTTACAAAGAGCAGGCGCCAAAAACCAAAATGGTAGGGTATATCCTAAAGATATTTTGGCTAGGGAAGTTGCTGAGTATAAAAAAGGCCCAGTTGCCGAAAGGCGTGCACTCGGAGAATTGGACCACCCAGAATCATCTGTAGTAAACTTATCAAATGCAAGCCACAATGTTTTAGATTGTTGGTTTCAAAACGATGACGTTATTGGTAAAGTTGAAATATTAGATACACCAAGTGGAAAAATACTTAAAGAACTATTAAAGGCAGGAATTAAGTTAGGAATAAGTAGTAGAGGCTTAGGTTCTGTTAGGGAACTTGGTGAAGGCACTGTTGAAGTACAAGACGATTTTGAATTAATATGTTGGGACTTTGTATCAAATCCATCAACCCACGGAGCATTTATGAAACCCATGAATGAATCCGTAAATCTATCATCTCCTGTTGATAGATTTGATTCAATAAACAATATAATTAGAGAAATCATTTGTGAAACAACTGGAAAGTGTTCTATAAAACATGCAAAACACTCGTGTAAATGTGGCGGAACATGTGGCCACTGTTAATTGGAGAATGTAATGAAACTTAAAAAACTATATGAAAATATAAAAGATGAATCTTTCACAGTAAAAGAAAAGAAAGAATTCATGCAGGCAATTTCAGAATTTAATAATTTTGGAAAACAAATATATAGAACTTCTGAAGTTAATGAAGCTATAACAACTATTACTGAACTTGTTGAAAAAGCACAAAAAATTACAATTGGTGAAACGGCCGATTGGTTTGATGGTGTTTCAGTAAAACGTGATATGAAAAGCTTAGGTGAATCATTATCGTTATTTAACAAAACTGCAAAAGAAATGAGTGGTATGCAACAAAGAATGGAATCACTATATGAAGATATGGGATACAAACTTGGCAAATACTTTAACATTGCAGAAAAGCTTGACAATATTGATGATAAGGAAGCTGCAATGGATTTTGATGATTTACCTGACAAAGACATTGATAATGATGGTGATACTGATAAGTCAGATAAATACCTACATCACAAATTAGGAAACGTTGCTAAGAGAACAGAAAATAGATTAAAGAAATTAGCCGCTATAAAAAAATAAATCATCGCTACTTAAAAAAGTCCTATAATAATTTTTTATTGTAGGATTTTTTTGTTATATTACTACTAATAAAATTTTAACAATAAAAATAGACGTGTATGAGTAAATTCAAACCAAGAACTAGAAATGGTCAAGTAATTAAGAATTACATAAAGAGAACAGACTTTGTTCTTCCGGGTTGCGCTAATGGCGTAAAAGTACCAAATGCTTCACCCGGAGCATTAGAGAAATCATTAAAGATTCTAAAAAGACAATTAAAGGATACTGAAATGTTTACTGAGTTGAGGGAGAGACAATATTTTGAAAAGCCTTCTGCAAAGAAACGTAAACAAAAACAGCAAGCTATCAGAGCTCAAAAGAAATGGGAGAGAGATAGAAAGCGGTATGAAAAACAACATCCTTGTTGGACAGTTATTAGAAACGGACAAGCACAATAAGTTAATTGGGAGATTTATTCTCCCTTTTTTCATTTTTATAGTTAAAAATACACACTTTTAGTATATACAAATATATTTATCAAATATAATACACTATCAACCTCAAATATAGTGGTCACAAATTATTTATATTAATTCTATTATAGTTCAATAATAACTATATTTCCTGTAAACAAATATTAAAGGAGAACAATTATGGCAAAAAGTGATTTGCTCAAAGAAGCTATTGCGGACGCTAAGGCGGTTCGTGAAACTGCAATCGCTAACGCTAAACTTGCTCTTGAAGAAGCTTTCACTCCGAAACTTCAAAGTATGTTGTCTAAGAAAATCTCAGAAGAGATGGAAGAAGATGATGATACTGAAGAAATGGAAGAGAATGTAGGATCTTCTGAAATTGGAAAAGGTGACAACAGTTCACCGTCAGCTGATGCATCAGATTCATCAGACTTAGCAGATAACGTGGAAACCAAAAAAGAAACGGCCGAAGAGGGCGAAGAAATGGATGAAATGGAAGTTGAGGATGATTTAACTGAAGGCGAAGAAACTGACGAAGAAATGATGGAAACTGAAACTGATGAAATGGAAGAAGATGAAACTGAAGAAGTTTACGAAGCAGAAGAAACTGATGAGGACGACGAATTAGCCGAAATCATTAAAGAATTAGAAACTGATGAAGACGACATGGAGGTTGAAGAACCGAGTGCTGAAGACGTTCCTAGTGAAGAACCTGCTGAAGAACCAACTGAAGTTCCTGCTGATGAAATGGCAATGGAAGACGAGGAAACCGACGAAATGGAAGAAGACATTGACATCCAAGAAGTTATTAAGGCGTTAAAAGAAGACGACGAAAATGACGAAATGATGGAAGATGAAACTGATGAAATGGAAGAAATGGTACCTGAATCTAAATTAAGAGAGGCTTATAACACTATTAGTGAAATGAGAAAAACTCTTAATGAAGTAAATCTTCTAAATGCTAAACTATTATTTTCAAACAAATTGTTTAGAAGTAACGGTTTATCTGAAGGTCAGAAAATGAAAGTTATCGAAACATTCGATAGAGCAACTAACGTTAGAGAGGTAAAATTAATTTACACAACTTTAGCTGAGTCTTTTAAGAGTCCAGTTAAAACTAAAAACAGAGTAACTGAAGGATTTGCGTCCAAACCAACAAAAGGTACTAAGTCTGCTAAGACTGTTATCAGTGAGGGAACAACGCTATCTAACAGATTTAAGAAATTAGCTAACATTCTATAAGGAGAAAAAAAATGTCAAATATAGGCAACTTATTAAATGAAGCTGGCACTCAAATGAGAAAGCAACAAGATGCTACTAAACATCTTACTAATAAATGGAACAAAACTGGACTATTAGAGGGTATCGGACACGAGTACGATAAAACTGGTATGGCTGTTTTACTTGAAAACCAAGCAAGACAACTTATCGATGAAAACTCATCTACTGGTACAACTACTTCATCTGAACAATGGTCAGGTGTTGCTCTTCCACTAGTTAGAAGAATCTTTAGTGAAATTGCTGCAAAAGATTTTGTTAGTGTACAGCCAATGAATCTTCCTTCTGGACTAGTATTTTATTTAGATTTCAAATACGGTTCAGCAGAAGGAATCAACGATGGTAATAGATTTACCAAAGGATCCGATGTATTCGGAAACACATCTGCATCAGGCGACCCAGCCGGTGGTCTTTACGGTGCAGGAAGATATGGATATTCAATCAAAGATAAATCAGCAACAAGAGATAGTTTAACATTTGCAACTGCATCTTGGAAAGAAGCTGACTTTGATGGTAATCACTATTCTGCATCTAGCGCAATTGCTGCATTAGTTGCAAAAACTGGTGATGCTCCAATTAAATTAACTAAAGTATCGTTTGGTATCGGTGACTTAAGTAATGTTGACAAATTGTCAGTAAGATCATGGGCTATAACTGGTTCATCTGTTGATGCTGCTGATACAATTGGTCAATTTAACTTTTTAACTGATGCTTCTGGAAACGAAGTAACACTTACAGATAATGTATCTGATAGCGTTGCAGTATCTGCATCATTATTCGTTAACTTATCTCCAGGTGCTGGTGGAGCTTCTTCATCATTAGGCTTAAACTATAAAGCACAGCCTGCTGATACTTCAAGAGGTGACTTTGAAGATACTACTGGTGGTAACCCTGATAAGGACGCTGCTGGTGATATTCAGATTCCAGAAATCGATGTACAATTAAGAAGTGAAGCTATTGTTGCTAAGACTAGAAAATTAAAGGCAGTTTGGTCTCCTGAGTTCGCTCAAGACTTAAATGCTTACCACAGTATTGATGCTGAAGCTGAATTAACTTCTATGTTATCTGAGTATGTTTCTATGGAAATTGACTTAGAAATTTTAGATATGTTAATTCAAAACGCATTAACTGTTGATTACTGGTCAGCTACAATTGGTGAAACTATAAACGCTGAAGGAACGGCATTCGTTGCTGCATCTAACGCTGAAGCTTACCAACAAGGTACTTGGTTCCAAACACTTGGAACTAAAATCCAAAAAGTATCAAACAAAATACATCAGAAAACATTACGTGGTGGCGCAAACTTCGTAGTATGTTCTCCTGAAGTAGCAACTATTCTAGAATCAATTCCAGGATACGCTGCTGATACTGATGGTACTGCAATCGGTAAACAAGGATTCGCAATGGGCGTTCAAAAAGTTGGTGCATTAAACAACAGATATACAGTTTACAAAAACCCTTACATGACTGAGAATACAATCTTGTTAGGATTTAGAGGAACTCAATTCCTTGAAACTGGTGCTGTTTATGCTCCGTACATTCCGCTTATCATGACTCCATTAGTGTATGACCCTCAAAACTTTACTCCAAGAAAAGGTGTAATGACGAGATACGCTAAGAAAATCGTGAGACCAGAATTCTATGGAAAAATCCATGTTAAAGATTTGAACAAACTTTAATAGATTGATTTTTTAATATTGCTTAAGGGCCCTCTTTTTTGAGGGCCTTTTTGTTTTTGTTGATATTTATTGTAAAGGAGATTGTTATGGCGCAACCATTTGCACGAGATGCAGGCACAAAAAATAATAAGAAGGGATATAGATTTCTTCTATCATTAAATGAAGAGCAAAAACTAGCGAAGGCTGAGATAATCAAAAACACAATTTCCGTTATACTTGGAAAGGCTGGGTCGGGTAAAACTCTTTTGGCATGTCAAATTGCATTACACGAAGTGTTAAGTAAATCAAGAAAAAAAATAATTATTACTAGACCCACCATTTCTAAAGAAGACTTAGGACACCTTCCTGGAAACATGGAAGAAAAAATGTCTCCTTGGGTGGCACCAATTTATGGCAATATGTATCAACTACTTAGAAAGGAAAGAGTAGAACAAATGATAAGTAAAGGCCAGATAGAAATTGTACCTGTTAGTTATATGAGAGGTAGAACATTTTTAGATTCATGTGTTATTGTTGATGAATGTCAAAACCTTGACCATGAACAGACATTAATGATATTACAAAGGATTGGAATAAATAGCCGTATGATGTTCTGTGGAGACACAGACCAAGTTGACCTTAAGAAGAATGGTGATAGCGGTTTAAGCTTTCTAAAAAAGATAACAACAGTTGATGGCTTACATACAATAGAACTATTAGAAAATCATAGGCACCCAATTCTTACAGAGATATTATCAGTATATAAATCATATAAATAAGCATGATTGATATTTATATTTGATATTTATTTATAATAGATAAAGGAGATTAGTATGGCTACAGCCCAAATATGGCCTGGTTCATCATCATTCGCAACCGGAGGTACACCTTTTGGATTATATGATTCAGATATGGCTTTTACTTCATCGGCAGATAACACAGCTGCTTGGTGTGCTAAAAGATTAGGTTACCCAATTGTTGATGTAGAACTACAAGCAGAAAATTTTTATGCATGCTTTGAAGAAGCGGTGACGGAATATGGTGCACAAATAAATTATATGAACATCAAAAATAATTTATTTGTTATGCAAGGACAAGACACTGGGTCTAATCTATCTCAAAGAAATATTAAACCAACAGCTGAAAATATTATTAGAATTTCTGAACAGTATGGTTCAGAGGTTGGTGTTGGTGGAACTATTGATTGGAGGTCAGGCTCAATAGACGTTAGTCAAGATGTACAAGTATATGATTTAGATACTTATGCAGAAGTTTCACATAGTGGTAAGGCAATGGAAATTAAGAGAGTATTTTATCAAGGAGCTCCAGCCATTGCAAAATATTTTGATCCGTATATTGGAACAGGAATGGGAAGCCAACAGTTATTGGATTCATTTAGTTGGGGCGATATGTCGCCAGCTGTCAATTATTTAATGTTACCAATGTATGATGACCTTCTTAGAGTACAAGCAATTGAATTTAATGATCACATTAGAAAATCTGCATATACTTTTGAACTTATAAATAATAAGTTAAGAATATTTCCAATACCTGGTAATAATTTCAAATTGCATTTTCATTATATATTAAGAGAAGATAGAAATCCAGTTTCAGGTTCACAAGGTCAATCTGAAATTAGTGACTTTTCAAATATTCCATATAACAATTTAATATATTCTCAAATAAATGATTCTGGAAAACAATGGATAAGAAAATATACATTATCATTGGTAAAAGAATTGCTAGGAAGTATACGTGGTAAATATAGTTCACTTCCAGGCGTAAAAGGTGAAGTAAGTTTAGATGGTGATACCTTAAGAAGTGAAGCAAGTGCAGAAAAAGAAATACTAATTACACAACTAAGAGATGACTTAGAAGCGGTTAGTCGTAGAAATATGATGGAGCGTGAAAATGAAATATCACAGTTCCAAAATGAAGCATTAAATAAATTTCCTTATGGAATTTACATTGGATAAATAGTATGGCATTATTTGGAAGACAACGGGATATAAAGCTATTTAATAGTTTGAATAGGGAAATGATAAATGACATTTCTGATTTGAAGATAGACATTTATAAGCCATCGTTATCTGATTCAAAAATAAACCTGTATGGTGAAGCAACAAAAAGAGTATACCTATCAGCAGTTAGAGTAGCATGTTTAATAGATTTGGAAAATCCAGAATTTTCAGAAGATGAATTGGCTGGCTTTGATGTATCACAAACTGTAACGTATTACTTTCTAAAAGATATACTTCAAAACGATGCTGATATTGTATTAGAAGTAGGTGATGTATTTAATTGGGATGAATCATATTGGGAGGTTGATACTGTTAATGAAAGTGATTACTTTTTAGGAAAAAATCCTGATACAAATAAAGATGTTGTTGGAAAGGCAATAGAGAATAGATTTGGTTCAAGCATTTCAATAATTTGTGAAACGCATTTAACTAGAAGAACGGCATTATCAATAGAACAAACAAATACTGGATATTCAGAAAAATATAACTTACCAAGTAACCTATAAAAATGGAACAAAGAAAAAAACCTATACCAAAGCAAGCAGTTTCTAAAACTGTAAATAGGGCAGAACAAGTCAAAAGAGATGACAATGTCCAAAACTTTGATATGGGATTGTATCAGATAGATGAAACAATAAAATATTATTTTGATAATGTAATAATGCCACAAGTTACAGATAGTAATGACAATGTTGTACCTGTACCTGTAATTTATGGTTCTCCTCAAAGATGGAAGGCTGCTCAAAAATCAGGTTTCTATCGTGATAAAAAAGGTAGAATACAACTTCCATTAATAATGTATAAGAGAACGGGTATTGAAAAGAATAGAAATTATTCTAGACATTTTGACCATGCAAATAACAATTTGTATTATACATTTGAAAATAGAAATACACAAATAAATAAATATGATAATTTTTCTGCACTGATTGGTCAAAAACCAAAAAAAGAATTACATAAAGTAGTTGTACCATCTTATGTTAATTTAACATATGAATGTATTATATGGTGTGAATTTATAGAACAGATAAATAAAGTGGTTGAGGCTGTTGAATATGCAAGTGATTCATATTGGGGTGACCCTGAAAGATTTAAGTTCTCTTCAAAAATTGATTCGTTTGACGGCGTAACTGATTTGGTACAAGGTGGTGATAGAACAGTAAGAAGTTCATTTTCAATAAATATGTTTGGATATATTATACCAGATGCGCTACAGAAAAAACTTAAAGAATCAAGTCAAAAAGTATTTACATCTGCAAAAGTTACATTTGGAAATGAAACTGTATCTGGAGACATAGCAAATTTAATGGGTGGTGATCCGTTAGAAAACCCTGATAGCGTTGGTCGACCAATAATTCCAGAATCCGATGCATCACCATCAGATGAGCTTAGAGGAATTTCATCTAGAAGGCTTCGTGGCAAAAAATAATCACATTTTAGAAAAAGTTTTAGATATTTATTATTGTTAACTTATTTATATTAAAAGGAGAAATGTTATGGCAGAAACGACAGAAAAAGTCGACAATATCAAGTTTACAACAGATGAGATTGACAAATTAAAAGATATAAGAAATAGATACCAAGAATTAGTTTTTCAACTGGGACAAGTAAGAGCCCAACAAATAGATTTTGAAATTAAAGAATCAAATATTACAAACTCGGTTAAAGAACTAAAAAAGGAAGAGCAAACTTTTGCAGCTGAATTAAACACGAAATATGGAGCAGGTTCATTAGATATACAAACTGGTGAATTTAACCCATTAAAAAAGCAGTAAAACTTGGTCTTTCGGTTTCTGAGTTTATATTTATATATGTAATTATTAGCACAAAAACAATGTGTTGAGTTAAATTAATTTATGGAGAAAATAGATGGCCGAAAAAATAGTTAGTCCTGGTGTATTTACCTTAGAAAAGGACCTCTCATTTGTCCCACAGGGTGTGTCTGAAATTGGAGCGGCGATAGTAGGACCTACAGAGAAGGGCCCTGCATTCGTACCAACTTTAGTTTCAAACTACGGAGAGTTTGAGAGAATATTTGGAACAGACACAGATGTGTCATATGTACCCTACACAGTTAAAGAATATTTGCAAAGTGCAGGAACTGTAACAATCGTTAGAGTTTTAGATGTTGGTGGTTATACACTAACACCACTTGGAATACAATTATCAGATTCAGGAAATGCGGCAGCTGCTGCTTCTGGGTCATTGGTACTTAGAAGTATTTCAGGTTCAGACTTCTTTATTACTGGTTCAGGTGGTACAATTTATAAATTTGTTGGTACAACCGACATAGGTGCAACTGATGAAGATTCAGATACTACAAAACTATTCTTTATCTCTGGTGCAGACATAAGTCATGCAGCTTTATCTGCATCTTTTGAAAACTTCATCAACGAGTTAAATGCTAACTCAACAACAATGGGTATTAATTTCCAAACATCATCAGCAGCTGGACAATTTTCAGTTCATATGACTGCATCTACTGCAGGTACTGGTGGTAACACGTTAGGAATTAAAATGTCAGCAACCGCTTCTCAAGTTGATACATTAGAAGGTGGTACTGCTGCTGGAGCTGGTGCAAGATTAGTATCAGTTATCCATCCAGGAAACAATGCAAATGACGCAACAGGTAATTATGATGCTTCAACATTCGGCACGTCTACATCAACAAGTACTCTGTTTAGATTATCTGGTTCAGCTGATACAACTGGAACAGATGTAACTGCATCGTTTAACACATCAGACAACACATACATTGAGAATATATTTGATGATACACCTAAATCTGCTAAGTCAGGATACTTACTAGTTAACTTTAGAGAATATCAAGCAAGTTCATATACAACGGCAACATCAGTATCATACGTAACAAGTTCTATTGATTACGGAAATGGTGGAACAGATGCTAGCCCAGCGTATAAACAAGCAGCTACTCCAATGATTACTTCACAATTTATCGATGGTACAAATACTACTGATTTATTCCAAGTAAAAACAAGAGCTCATGGTGATTCAACAAACCGTTCTTATAAAATAGCTATTACAGATGTTAAATTTGCAAGTGAAGTACCAAATAGTGATTATGGTACGTTTACACTTTCAGTTAGAGACTTTAATGATACTGATAAAAACCCAGTAGTATTGGAATCTTTTGCTGGTTTAACATTAAATAGAATGTCTCCAAACTTTGTTAGTAGAGTAATTGGTGACCAAAACATAACTGTAGATGGTGATGGTAAAATTACCGTTTCTGGTGACTATCCAAATAGAAGCCAATACATCTACTTAGCACCAGCAACTGGATTGAATGAAGGTGGTCTTGCTAAACCATTAGTACCATTTGGATTTGCTAAGGTTAAAGAACCAACCCCATCAGCATTTGGAACATGTCCAACTGCATCGTTGAAAACAACACAACAAGATTCTGCAGGTGCATATCAATCATATGTTCACTACGGATTTGATTTTGATAATATATTAACGGCAAATGACAATATCAATTACTTAAACCCAATTGATACAAATGCAGGAAATGGTAACAATGTAATATTTAACCTTGCTGCTAATTTCTCTCATATTAGTCATTCAACTGCTGCAAGCTTATCATTATCAGGTTCTACTTCACCACTTAACGCAAGAAAGTTCGCTGTTCCATTCCAAGAAGGATTTAATGGAATGAATCCAGGTGTTAAGAAAAATGCAGGTGGAGATATAACTGCAGGTAATACATTCGGATTCAATCTTTCATCAGCTACTGATACAGGTGCTAAATCATATAAGAAAGCATTAAAGGCAATCAGTAACCAAGATGAGTTTGATATTAATATGATTGTAACTCCTGGTGTTATTTCAAGATTACACGCTTCAACTGCTCAACAAGCAATTGATGTTGCAGAACAAAGAAGTGACTGTTTCTATATAATGGATGCAGGAGCTAAAACTGATTCTATATCATCAATCACTGGTGAAGTTGAAAATTATGATACTAGTTACGCTGCAACGTACTACCCATGGGTTAAGATACGAGATGCTGCTACGAACCAATTTAAGTTTGTACCGCCATCAGTAGTACTACCTGGAGTATATTCATTCAATGACAAAGTTGCTCATGAATGGTTTGCACCGGCTGGTCTTAACAGAGGTGGACTTACAACTGTAACTGACGTATACAATAGATTAACACATGCAGATAGAGACGAACTATATGATGGAAGAGTTAATCCTATTGCATCGTTCCCAGGACAAGGTGTAACTGTATTTGGACAGAAAACATTACAGGTTAAAGCATCTGCTCTTGACAGAGTAAATGTTAGAAGATTATTAATTAACCTTAAGAAATTCATTGCATCAACTGCTAGATTCTTAGTATTTGAAAATAACACTACAGCAACAAGAAATAGATTCCTAAGTACAGTGAATCCATATCTAGAAAGTGTACAACAAAACCAAGGACTATATGCGTTTAGAGTTGTAATGGACGAAACAAACAATACCCCAGATATGATTGATAGAAATATCATGAAAGGTGAAATATTTATTCAACCTGCGAAAGCAGCAGAATTTATAGTTGTTGACTTCAACATTTTACCAACTGGAGCATCGTTTAATGACTAAAAACCTGTGAAGGTAGATATTTATAATAAATGGAGAAAATAAAATGGCAGAGTTAATCGACCCAAATGAAATAATGTTTAGAGCTTTTCAGCCGAAAGTTCAAAACCGATTTGTAATGATAATTGATGGTATACCTAGTTTTATCTGTAAAAGAGCTAGTAGACCAAGTATCAATACAGAAGCAAAAAAGTTAGACCACATAAACACTTACAGAAAGATTGCAGGTAAATCTGAGTGGCAAGACGTTACTGTAGGACTATATGATCCTATTGTACCATCTGGTGCACAAGCTGTAATGGAGTGGGTAAGACTACACTATGAATCAGTAACAGGTAGAGCAGGATATAGCGATTTCTATAAGAAAGACGTTACATTCCATGTATTAGGACCTGTTGGTGACAAAGTAGAAGAATGGACACTTAAAGGTGCATTTATTACTGCTGCTACATTTGGTGATTTAGATTGGACGGCTGACGAACCACTAGAAATCGAAATGACTCTATCTTACGACTACGCAATATTACAATTCTAATCATTGTGTAATAAATATTCAGAAAAGGTCCCAGTTTTGGGACTTTTTTTGTTTTATAAATATATTTATATATACCAATGAACAACAATAGTTTTATTAAATAGGAGAAAAAGTTATGAGCAGTATGGACCCAGATTATCCTGGAGCACAGGGGAAACCAAAAACTGAAGTTTCAAATACAGAATTGAAACAACAACTCAAAGAACAATACCAAGAAAAGAAGCAAGTAGAAAAGACGTCAACAAAAGTTGACCCAGTTAATTTTCCAACGGAAATAATTGAGCTTCCTAGTAAAGGTTTAGTTTACACAAAAGATAACCCATTATCATCAGGTTTAATTGAAATGAAATATATGACAGCGAGAGAGGAAGATATTCTAACTACTCAGTCATATATTAAACAAGGAATTGTACTTGATAAATTATTTCAAGAATTGATTATAAGTAATGGTGAAGGTTTAGCTATTAACTACAATGATTTAGTTGTAGGTGATAAAAATGCAATTATGGTTGCAGCAAGAGTATTAGGATATGGTAAAGATTATACTATCGAAATCATAGACCCAACAGATGATGCTGGTAAAAAGCAAGAACAAACATTTGATATATCTAATTTACCAGATAAAGAAATTGCAGATATAATTCATGAAAATCCACATGTAGGAGAATACCCATTTACACTTCCAAAGGCAGGAAAGAAAATTAAGGTACAGTTAATTACTCATGGTGAAGAAAAGAAGTTAGAGCGTAAAGTTGCAGGTATTAAGAAAAGGTCTAAAGGCCAAGATGCAACAAATAGAATGTTGAGTACTCGATTAAAGACATTAATTGTAGAAGTAGACGGTGAAAGAAACGTACCTTATATTAATAAGTTTGTCGATGAAATGTTACTTGCTCAAGACGCCCGAGCAGTTAGAACGTTTATAGGTGACATTATGCCAGATGTGGATATGTCATTTAAGTTTATCAGCGATGAAACTGGCGAGGAGAGGGAGATGGAGATACCGATTGGTATCACGTTTTTTTGGCCTGACGCCTAAGGATAAACCATTACTTCATAAGGCTATATTTCAACTTGTATTTTTTGGGGGTGAAACTGGTGCAGGTTTTTCATGGGATGTAGTTTATAATTTACCAATATGGTTAAGAAATTTTTATTCTGATGAAGTAGAGGCATGGTTCCGAAGAAAGAACGAAGCTTCAACTGACCGGAACTTTAATAAGAACAACAAAGACAAAAATAATAAAACATCTGGAGTTGTTAATCCCCCATCATTTGGTACCGGAGGCCGCTAATTTTTAGCGGCTTCTTGATATTTATAATTGAGTATAAATACCACTAATAGAGGAGAATTTACATGATTGGTAAAGCACTAGGACGATTCATAGCATTCATTGCAGGAGCAGGTCCATATAAAGAACTTAAAAATATTGTAAAAGACAATCCAGAATTCGCAAACGAATATCGTTCAATAAGATCCGATTTAGATAGAGACATTGCAGAGGCAGAAGCTTTATTAAAAAAGATACAAAAGAAAACTGGTAAAAAAATAAAATCAATTAAGTAACAATTATTTCAACAATAGGTTAACCAATGGCTACACAAAAAAACATAGATAGTCTTCGTGAGCAAAGCGAGATAATGGATGGGTTAGTTTCTAAACAAGAGAAGCTATCACAACTATATTCTAAACAGCAAACAGCTTATGAGGAAATGGACAAGCGAACAACTGAAGCAAAAAACTTGTCTAAAGTTCTTGTGATGAATAAAGCCAAAGAGGTTAAACACCAGGAAAAATTAAATAATTTTGCAGACAAATACGAAAAGACCTTAAAGAAAGTTGAGCGTGCACAACAAAGAATGAATATGAATATTGATAAAGTATCTGGAAAATTTGCAGATATGGCAAGAAATGTTCCGTTCATTGGTGATAACCTTGCACAGAGTATTGAAGATGGTGCAGAAGATGCTAAAAAGGCAATGGGATCATTCTTTGATAAATCAATGACTCAACAAGAAAGAATGAAAAAAGGTTTTAAGGGAATGGGTAGCGTTGTTAAGATGGTATTTGGTGGTTTAATAATGGCCGCTATAGGTGGAATCTTTTCATTTATCTTTCAACAAATCCAACGTGCACGTGACTTAATGTATGAAATAGACTCAGCAGCAACTGGTGTTCAACGAAGTCTAAAGTTAAGTGGAAAGGGTGTTGCTAATTTAACAAGAGGTTTAAGTGGTGTAAAATATTACGGTGATGCATTTGCTTCATCAATGACGGCTGTACAAGAGTCAATGGGATTCCTTCCACAACTTACAGCTAAAGAAGCCAACCTAATGGCTAGGTTAAATAAAAACATGGGTCTTGGTGCTGACACAATAGCATCCATGTATAAAAATGCCAGCAGAATGAATATGTCATTTGACAAGTATGCTGACCATGTTGATAGAACAACCAAAATGCTCAATGAGCAAATGGGCACTAACTTTACAATTGCAGAAATACAAGAAGAGATTGCAAAGGCTGGTGATGATGTACTTGCAATGTACCAAAAAGAAAATGGCGAACTTGAAAAACAAGTAATGCTTGGTAAAAAGATTGGTCTTAACCTATCACAACAAGCTAAAATGGCTAGAGGTTTACTTGATATTGAATCTTCACTTGAGGCTCAAATGGAAGCCCAAATGTTGACGGGTAAACAACTTAATTTTGATAAAGCAAGACAGTTGGCATTAGAAGGTGATACTGCCGGTGCAAGTAAAGCAATACTTGACCAAGTAGGTGGTGTAGCAGAATTCAACAAAATGAATATTCTACAGAAAGAAGCAATTGCAAAGGCTGCAGGATTAGAAGTTGGTGAACTTGAAAAATCACTAGAGACACGAGAAAAAATAGCAGCTGGTGACCAAATGGCTGGAGATACTGGTACATTAGCACAAGGTGCAGGAAATGTAAGTGCAAGTGAAGCTAAAGAAATGAGAGAAGATGCAATTGCAAGTCAATTCTCAGGTATAGCAGAAAAGATTGAAAATATTAAAAAGAACATTCAAAATTTTGTTCTTAAACATTTACCAACAGTTATTGATTTTTTAGAGAAAAATGGTGGAACACTTCTTAAAGTTGCAGGTGTTTTAACTGGTGCATACATATTAAAGAAAGCATTTAATTCATTAAAGGTATTGTTTGGAGGAAGAAGTAACTTTTTTGAAAAAGGTACAATGATGAATCCAATGGTTACTGCACCAATTGGTGGAAGTGGCGGTGGTGGAGGTGACTTCACTGATATGATAAGAGGTGCAAAGAAAGGTGATATATTCAAATATCTTAAAAAAGGATTTAGTCCAAAAAATATTACAAGAACTCTTAATCGTGGTATTATAAAGGGATTTGGTAAAAGTGGATTCAAAACACTAGCTAGGTTAGGTGGTGGTAGTGCAATAAAGGCATTAAGTGGAGCAGCAGGTCTTATAACAACTGGTGTAATGGTTGCAAAAGATTTAAGTGACGCATCAACATCAAGAAGTGGTCGTCAAAGAGGAGCTGCAAATACTGGTGCTGCAGGAGCTGCAACAGGTGCTGCACTAGGAGCTGCTATTGGTAGTGTAATTCCAGGTGTTGGTACATTACTTGGTGCTGGTGTTGGTGCAGGTATAGGATACTTAACTGGTAAAATTATAGGTAGTAGTGATGCATTTGCAAATAGTTTTGATAAAGCATCAGAAAAATTAGATGCAGCGTTTAAGGCAAGAACAGATATAGAAGATAGACTAATTGGTCAATATGGAGAAATACCTCCACACGTACAAGAACTAATGAATAGTTTAGATGAGGCATCCAATGCAAATATGGAAGCAGTTTATGCACAAGACAATGCACTGTCACAACAACAAGCTGCTATGGAAGAGGCCTCTGGATTTTTTAATGATAATGAATCCCAAATTATTGGCGCAATGTTTCCACCAGAAATAGCTGAACGTGTAGAAAGACAAGCACAAAACTTTATTGATGATGGTGGTGGAACAATGGCAGAATTCTTTGATGAGTTCCCTCACTACAAAAAACAAATGTACGACTTGTATACTTCAGGTGTTGAAGATGCTGAAATGAAACAAAGTATAATCAACAAGTTAGATGAACAAATGCAAGATGATTTTTCTAGTATGAGACAGTTTGGTAATCGTCTACAAGATGTAAGTTCAGAAGTTGGTAGTTTTTCACAAGCATGGATGATGGAAGTAATGGCATCTGATGAACGTGTAAAGAATAAAGCAATTGACTTACAACAAGAACTATATGATGAAATAGGTGGATTTGAAAATGCAACTGCACAACAAAAGAAAGACATCAATAAAAAAGTAGAAGCAGAAATGAAAGTCTTTAGACAGGAAGAAGAGAAAAAGTTAAATGCAACCAAGCTTGAGATGGAGGAAGACTATGGTAAAACATGGTGGGGTAGAATGGGAGACTTTGCATCTGAAAAGTGGGCGGCAGCAGCTGAATGGGCAAAGGGTGCATGGGATTCAATATCAGGTTGGGCCAGTGGAGTTTGGGATAGTGTATCAACTTGGGCCAGCGGTGCATGGGAATCTACTAAAAACTTTGCAAGTAATGCATGGGAAAAAACAAAAGGATTTGCAAGTAGTGCTTGGGAAAATACTAAAACATTTGCAAGCAATACTTGGAATTCAATTGGAGACATGGCAAGTAGTGTATGGTCAAGTATAAGTAGTTTTGCTGGTGGAGTATGGGATTCTATAACAGGTTTTGCAAGTGACTGTTGGGATGGCATATCTGGTGTTGCAACTGATGTATGGGATAGTGTATCAGGAACAGCAACAGAAGTATGGGATAGTGTATCAGGAACAGCTACCGCTGCATGGGATGGAATTCAAAATGCAGGAACGGCAGTATATAATGCAATGCCGGAATCTTGGCAAAATTCATTAGATAGTATAGTTAGTAAAGCTGGTGATATGTGGGATAGTGTAAAAGGAATGGCAAGTGGAGTTTGGGACAGTGTATCAGGTTGGGCTGAAGGAGCATTTGACAAAGCTAAGAGTTTAGTAAGTAATGCCTGGGAAGGTGCAAAGGATGTTGGTAGTTCTATTATTGATACATTAGTTTTCTGGGATGATGGTATTATCACAAGTGATGGTACAATGATACAAACAGACCCGGCAGATTATATTATGGCAACCAAAAATCCATTTAAGAGTTTTGCACAAGGTATTGCTGGTGGAGCTGGAAAAGTATTTGACGCTGTTGGTAGTATATTTGGTGATGAATCAGAAAAAGAAGATGAACGTGAAAAGGATAGAAATAGACAACATGCAGAATTAATGGGTGCACTACACGCACTTATCAGAGTAACCAAAGAAGGAACTGTAACATTAAATATGGACGGTAAAAAAGTTGGTGAAACTGTTCATGCATCATTAGCACCTAGAGGAGTAGTATAATGCCAGTACCAACTAATACAAATCTTAAAGCATGGTATGAATCAAATGGAACATCACTACATAATGTTTCAGGAACGCCAACACCACCAACTACTTATCAGTTAGATGGTCAAACCTATGGTGACATTCATGGAGAAAAAGGAGACACATCTCCAGGTACAGGTATTGAGGAAACAAATGTTGATAACACAAATACATCTGTAACTTCAAATGAGTTTACACCACAGTTTGATAGTATTACAAAATATAAAGATGTACACGGTGAAAAAGCTGATATAAATCCAGGAACAGGTATTGAAGAAACAAATTATATTAATACTCAAACAAATGTTATATCATCAGAGTTTCTTCCACAATACAATCAGTTATTAAAATATTCTACTATTAATGGTGAATACATGGATCTTGACCCAGGTGTTGGTATTGATGCACACGACCAAAGTGTAACTACAACAAATACTTCAGACCCAGCATTTACACCACAGTTTGATGCATCAAGTAAATATAAAGATGTCAATGGCGAATTTGGTGATACAAATGTTGGTGCAGGTATTGAGGCACATGACCAAGGTGTAACTACAACAAACCAAGATGGTACAGATTATGGGTTTACACAAATATATCAAATAGGTGGTGATAAATATCGTGACATACATGGACAATATATTGATATATCCCCAGATGAAGGTATTCAAGAAAGTGGAATAATAGGTGCAAACGACGGGATTGGTAGTACAGGTACAAATATATCAGGGCTAGGAGCGGCTCAAACACCAAATACAATATGGGATAACGTTACAACATATAGCTCAGTAAATGGAACTTATGGCGACACACCAGCACCTGGTGATAGTATACTTTCAAGTGGACCAAACAACCCGTTTACTGGAAACTTAACACTTACAAATATAGTTTCTGAAAATACGTCACAGTTTTTTAATTTTTCGCCAGCATATGAACAAACTTCACAATATAATGCAACTGTACCTATTCGTGCAGGAAGCGATGTATCACCACTAGCAGTAAAATCACAACAATCATCTACTGAAGGTGGAACACTATATTTAACAAATCCAGGTACTGATAATGCATTATCATCAATGGACCATGTAAATTACTATAAAGGTACAAATCCAATATCAACATTTAGTAAAGAATTATTTGGCGCATCTGGTGGAAATAGATATGATGAAAAAGTTTTACTTGGTAGCAATGACCCAGATAATAGCCCTCTTGCAAAATACGCAATGTTAGAGGAATCGGATAGTGCACTAAAAACACAATACTTAAAGTTTAATTTAAGAAAGGATTCTCCAAATAAATTTTCTTGGGGTGCAATAACAGACCAACCATATATTCTTAGAGGTATACAAAGAAGTGGCGGAGCTTTTCCTGATGGTGAGCCTGAACCACAAACTTGGGGATTTGGATTAGCCGATGCAGACAAAGTTCCTGCAGGACTTGGTGATATAGCTGCACTTGTTGAAAGATTTGTATTTGATATTATAAGAGTTGGTAAATTTGCAATAAGTCCAAATGGTATATTTTGGTTAGATAAATTATTTGGAATACAGAGTTTATTACTATCAAGGTCTCTAGGTTCTAGGATAACTAGAAAAGAAAATAATATGTTGGCTATGAGTGAAATTGAGGCTGAAGTAGATGACCCTTCTGGTGATATAATGGCAAAGGCAACAAAAAATGCAACATCAGATAGAACGCCAAATTGGCAAACCCTTACATACATGCAAATTCTTAAGGCAAGAATTAAAAGAAAGGGTGGTAAGTCAATACATGCAATTGACTTTAGGGCTATAAAAGGAATATTTGGTAGAACACGTGGACGTGACCCAGGATTAGGTAAAAACTTTTATATGAAAAATAGTTTAGAGGCAAAACTTGGATACCCAAATTCTGGCCAGTTCAATGTTGATAGGACAAAACCATTTGCATTACATGATAATGATTATGTTGGAAATATACATGATAAAATAAACATGTTAATGACAGGTGATCAACCTGCTGAAGGTGCAGGACAATTGATTAAGTTTAACTTTCATGGAATCCAAGCAGCCCAAAATGATGAAGGTACAGCTGCACCAGTATCAAAGCAAGTAGATGCAATGTATTTTCGTGAATCAATAACAGGATTGACTGATGCGTTTGTACCAACATATGTTCCTATAAATTATATTGGTCGTTCTAGTGGTGGAATGATATATCAAAATACCGTTAGAAATATTGGATTTAATTTTGAAGTATATGCAAATAGTAAAAATGAAATGGCACCTATGTGGAATAAATTAAACACATTAGCTTCATATACATATCCACACTTTTTTAATTCAATTCCAAATGGACAAGGAATGCCTGGTGCACCAATTATGACATTAACAGTTGGTGATTTATATGTAGACTTGCCTGGCGTATTAACAACATTCAATATTACATTTCCAGATAATGCAATGTGGGACATATATGGTGGTGGAGTTGAACCTGAATATGAAAATAGAAAAGGTGTAAAGTTAACACCACTAAACAATGGCGATTACTGGCAACTTCCTAGACATTGCTCTATCAATGTAGGCTTTGCAGTTATTAATCATGAATTTGAACAAGCTGGCAAAATGAATCTATTTGGTCCGCCTAGAACTGTTCAAGCAGACGGTTCAGTAGACCTTAAAACTGGATTGCCATATCTTAATAATAATTATCCGGCATTTTCTGACCCTACTTACAATAAAGAAGTTGAAACTCCAGGAATGAACTTAATGAAAGACTTAGTTCCTGACTTAGATACTCAACAAGATCCAGGACAAGATGATGATAGTGTAATTGGTGGACTTGCAGGATAGGAGGATAGATAATGAATAGAGGACAATTTACAAATAAACATATTAAAGATGGAAAGATGAGGTATAATCAAACACTATTGTCAACTATACCTAAAAATCCAAATGATATTTATGTCATTACAGTTGTTGGAGATAGACTAGATTTAATATCTAATACATATTATGGTTCACCTAATTTTTGGTGGATTATTGCAGCAGCAAATAATGTTGGACTTGGAACAACTGCTGTTGCTGGAGGAATACAATTAAGAATACCTGCGGAGACAGGTGCATTAGCTACATTAATGGAAAGATTACAACAAAGAGGATAAATAAGTTATGTCATGGAGAGGAATATTTTTAGACCCAATAGATCCTAATATACAGGAAAGATTAAACGCTAGGCAATATCAACTATCAAAGGGTTCACATGCATCATTTGGAGAATCAAAGGATGGAGATTCATTACAAGTTAGTGGTGATACTTTTTTCAATAAACCAGGAGGAGCTTTACATGCAGGTTTAACAGAACCAATTGGTAAAACTGCATGGGTAAAAATGTTATCAAATGCAGTCATATCAGATGATGTGTTATACAATGGCCAAAAGCATGCAGCTGATAGTGATTTTGTCAAAAATATGAGACTTAACTTTCAACTATATGGTGGACAGATTGATGCAACTGCAAAGGGTAATACTCCACAGCAATTCAAAATGACTTCACCAAGTAAATTATGGTATAGGCCTGGACCACAATTTAGAAACACACCAGCACCTGGTATAACTAGAGTATCAATTGACCAGTCAGGTATGATGGGTTCTATACGAAAGGCAAAAATTGATTTTACAGTATTTACTGAAAATGATTTGCATCTCTATCAAATGTTATATATGACACCTGGAATTAGTGTTGTATTAGAATGGGGATGGTCACACTATAAGGGAACATTTTTACCTGAATGTGAAAGTCAAGATGAATATGTTACTGCAATTCGTGATAGAAGTTTAGGTAGTGGTGAAAGTACAGACCCAGAGCAAGCAGGTTTATATGATGGAATGCTTGGTGTAATTAGTAATTTTCAATACACAGTTAGACAAGATTCTGGTTATGATTGCCAAGTGGATTTAATGAGTCCTAATTCATTTGTTGTAGATGCACCACTAAAAAAGAATAATTTAGGTTTTACAATTACGCCAAAAAATGGAGATGAAGGAAGTGCTGAACCATTATCTGATATTAAAGCTATACGTGCATACTTAGAAGGTGAAAGTCTAACTGATGATGGTGAAATTGGAAATCCTGCTATACAGGGTAATGCATTAAAGAAAGGATTAAGTGATAGTTCAACTAGAGCATGGATGAAAAAAAATCTAAATTTAGGTGAAAGGGAAACTTGGTTAAAGTATAACATTAAAGGAAAATCAAAAGATGTCATTAATTGTAAAGTTTGTTTTGCAGCAGAGGACGAACCAGGTGTATATTCAATACCCCAAATTAAGTTAAGAAAAGACCAACCTAATAAGTTTGGTGGTAAAATTGGAGAATACTTTGCATGTTATAATACAAAGTCAACAAAAGACCCACATATTTATTCATTTCAAACAATGATTGGTAAAGAACTTGACATGAAAGCTACATATGTAAGCTGGAGATTTATTGAAGATGTTTTATGTAGAGTGTTAGCATGGGAAATGAATGATTTACAAGATGGTGGTAATGCTGACAACTTTTTTGTACTTAGTGCAACACAAAGATATAAACGTGCAGCCTCTGGAAAGAGTAAAGATACTGGTGAAACTATGACTGTTGATGCAAAGTATGGTCAATGGATACCAAATATGTTTACTTGGAGAGTAGGTAAAGACATTAAAGAAACTACAACATATGATGATGAAACTGGTGAACCTATTACACCAGAAGATAAAGCTGACCCATTAGAACCAATGAGTTCTGACCCAACATTATGTATCTGGCCAGGACAGTATGAAAATTGGGCTGCATACAAACCATTTCTTGAAAAATACCACACTGCTAAAATGGAAGCTTCAGAAGAGGCTAAAGATAAGCAGCCAACATTTGATGATGCATACCGAAAGAGATTATTATTTGTACCTGGACAGTTAAAGAATACAAGTAATGCACTTTGGCAATCAAGTAAAAAAATAAATGTATCTATTCACAAAGCAGGAAATGCTAAAATTAAAGGGTTAGGTAAGATTTATGGTAAAAAGGCAACAATGGTTCCATTAAGAAATATTTATGTAAATTTTGATTTAGTAGAAGATGTATTAAGAACACTTACAAGTGAACCAAATAGAAACAACATTAAAGATTTTCTATTGACACTCTGTGAAAATGTAAATAGTTGTTTTGGCAATCAGTGGGACCCAGTTATTGTTGACAATCCAAACACTCCAGGTATTGAAATTCGAGATATGAATGTTCAAAACTCTCTTGCACTATCAAGTTGGATGTCAAACTCAGATAATAAGTGGGAAACAGTTTCTGCCGATGCAAATAAACCTGCAGCCTTTGATGAAAATGCTGAGGAACAGATGTTGGCTAATGAATATGGTAGAAAAAATATTGATACTTCTGGTACGCATTTACAATTTGCATATGATTTTGGTGCACTAACAAAATATTCACTTGTTAGAAATGTTACTATGACATCAAAAATACCAAGTGGTTTACAAGCAATGATGTTTATTGGTGCAACATCAGCACTTAAAGATGATGACGATGCTGGTGGTCAAAGTTCAGGTGCAGAGTTTGCTGTTCAGTCTGCAAGAATACAAGATAGACTATATGCATCTGAAACTGCAAGGAGAGATGATAAAGATGAACCAACAATGACTGCTGATGAAACATGGATGATTTCAATGTGGAATGCTTATGGTGAATATACAACTAATGCATTTGAAATGGCAAAAGATGGTTTAGATAATGTTGTTGAAAAAACAGAAAAAAAATTAATTACTGGTGGTTATGTACAAGCAGCACGGATGATAGAGATAAGTGCAACAGGTGATGATTCAGCAGGTGCAACTGAAGAAGATGACTATTCTCCACTACTTCCATTTAATGTTGGATTTACTACAGACGGTATTGCTGGAATATACATGGGTAATGCATTTGCACTTCCAGATGTTTTACCTAGAAGACATGCAAGGGCTGCATTGTTTATGGTTACAAAGGTTGGCCATACAATACAAGGTGGTGATTGGGAAACAACAATTGATGGCATGATGCGATTGTCAAAACAGGCTGGAAAATAATTATGAGTGATGGTATACAAAAAGCATTATATACTGCAGGTGGTGAATATATACTAAATGGTAAGGACTATATTGGTTATTATCATGTACACCCTGATTTAGGTGCAATGGTTGGAAAGATTCATACTCCAAAAATACCACATGAAAGATTAATTGGAATTGATGAAAACCCAATTTTATCAGGATATAGGTCTGCATATGTTGATGGTGAAGCTCTTGAAACGGCACAAACAACAAAGCTACCATTTACATATATTCCTAGACCTTCTACAGAAGATTATAAAAATGGTTATATAACTCGATATTTTATTTCAAAGAGAAATGATTGGAATCAAATATTTGAAACATCAGAAAAAGAATTTCCAAAAAAATTAGCAGGTCTTTCAGATGGCCTTTGGGAAGATCTTGAATTAGATTGGCATATAACAGATAATTTAGAACAAGAGAGTTCAATACAATATAATATAAGTACTGAATTTAAGAATGATCAAATTGTTAAAGAAGCTAGTAAAATAATACCAACAGTTCAAAATTACTTAAAAGATTTAACACAGTTCAGTACTTAATAATTTTTTATTGTCAATTATTTTAGTTATATTAAAACAAAATTAGTTATGATTATAGAAACTCAACAGAATTTCTCACACATTTGTGAAAAGATACAGAATAATGATAGTATTGTTATTCCTGTACTATCTGACATAACAAAGCATTCATTAAACAATAGGGTTCACTTAGTTTATATACATACGCTAATTGATAGTAAAGATTATATAATACCTTTTACTGGTGAAGATTCCCTTTTGAATTTTGATATAGATTTATTTGATTTATCTGGTGATGCAAAAACCTATGTTTTTGATAGTAAAATCATCTATAATCTATTTCAGTGCAAAAACATAAAGGATGTTAACTTGATTAATTATTTTGTTAATAACTCTTCATTAGATGTGTCCAAATGCGTTACTAGTGCGCATATTTACTATCAAAGTAAGTACTGGAAGTATAGAAATATTAATGAGTATATTCCTATATTAAAGCATTATGAAATGTGTAAAAACATAAAGGACTTAATGTTACCATTTATTAAAAATGATGATAGTTTACAATATACTGAGTATACAAATTTAATACAAAATTTTTCAGCAATAGAAAAAAATGGATTACATATAGATTCAACTAGTTTTGAAAAAACATTTAAGGGTGGCGATTCATATAATGTTTGTAATGATAAAATATTTACCGAGTACAATATTTACACAACAACTGGTAGACCAAGTAATAGGCATGGTGGAATAAACTTTGCTGCACTAAATAAAGATGATAATACAAGAAGTATTTTTACAAGTAGATATGAAAATGGAAAATTAATAGAGTTTGATTTTGATGCATATCATCTAAGACTTATAGCAGATATAATTGGATATGAATTTCCAGATAGTTCTGTACACAAATATTTAGCTAGGCAATACTTTAAGAAAGACAATGTATCAGATGATGAATATAAAAAGTCAAAAGAAATGTCATTTAGGGTATTATATGGTGGTGTACCTGATAACTTAAGTGGAATTGAATATTTTAATATGATAAGAAAATTCATAAACATTCTATGGGATGATTATAAAAGAAATGGTTATATTGAAACTCCAATATTCAATAGAAGATTATATTCAAATAACTATGAAGACATAAACAAGAATAAGTTGTTTAATTATTATGTACAAGCAGCTGAAACTGAAAATAATTCTAAGGTAATTACTAAACTGTTAGATTTGCAAAAATCAAATAATGTTAATTTAATTTTATCAACATATGATTCTTTTTTATTTGATTGTGAAAATATAGATGAAAAATTAATTAATGATATGAAACATTGTTTTAACCACCCAGTTAGTATAAATTATGGTAAAACATACCAAGATATGAAAAACTTCACATCTGAGGTTATAAGTTGATATTTATATTGTAAAGGAATAGCTTATGAACATAGATAGTATAGTTAGAGACTGGGCTTATAAGGTAAATGACGGTTGCCCAGACCCAAAGAACAGAAATCATTTTCAAATATTGGAAGATGTATTAAAGTCTCAAGGATATTCACCTGACTTTATTTCTAGCTATCTGTCAAATGTTGTAGACCCAAACAAACCAATTAAAGAATTTCAAAAACGCTGTGTAGATATTGGAAAAATTCTTGCAGAAGAAAGATTATTAACTGAAGCTTCTGTTTGGGACAAACCAGTTGGAACTGAATTAATATCTGTGACAAATACAGATTCACTATTTACAGCTGCAGGTGAAACTCCACCTAAAGGTCCATTTTTTGTTCAGTCAAAAACTAGTGATGCAAAAGAATTAAATATTGGTGGAGCAGCTGATTACACTGTTTATATTAAAGCAAGTGATAATGGAATAACATATGCAATTACTGGATCAAAATCTAAGCTTAAGAAAATGTTTGGAAATGTTGGAAAAGGTAAAAGCGGAGGTGATGTAACTTGGAATGAAACCACTTTAGAATCTGCTGCATGTGCTGGTCTATATTTTGATGCAATAAAACACCACAATAAATTAACATCAGGTAATGCAACAGATGCAGACCAACAAGCTGCAATTTCTGCATTTGAAAGTTCATTAAGATCTGAATCTGCTGGTGCATCTGGGCTTAAGGGAAAACTTAACGCATTACCAGATTTACTTGTTGCTTTAGAATTGGCTATTGGTGTACAAAAATTTGCAACTGCTCATGGTTGTACAGGTTGGAATTTTATTCACAAAAGTATAGGAAAGTATTACTCAGCTGGTGAACAAAATGATAATTTAGACAAAAAAGGTTTTAAGGACAATACTGCTGACACAATAATAACAAAATCGCCAGCAGCTACTCTTATTGCCAATATTGCAAAAGATAAAGTTTCATTTGATAGTTCAGGTAAATGTACAACAGAATCAGGTGATGAGTTTTATCAGATAAGTAATAAAAAGTCAGATGGAGGTGCACAGTTAGGTAGAATAGTAAAGAGCTTTAGGGATATGTATGGTACAAAATCACCAAATGATACTTGGAGACTTCAACTGACAAAGGAATTTATAGAATATGGAAATAGTGAATTTTTACTAAATGAAGGTTTAAGTGACTATTTCAAACAAGGGCTAAAATATATTAAGGATAAATTCATTTCAGCATTTTCTAAAATAAAGAGTAAAGTATCTTCATTTAGTAAAACAATGGTAAAGAGTTTATCAGTAAAGAAAACAAAACCATCATCAAGCCTAGATAAGTTTATGAGGTCAAGATTTAAGACCGCATCAAAACAACTTAAAGAAGCAAAATCACAGCCTAAAAAATATAGTTATTCTGGGTATGCACAATTATGTGGTCAGTTGGCCATGCAAGGAAACATGACAGAATTAAAGAGCTTACATAGTAAAGCAACTGGTGAATGGTTAATATTAAAAAAATTATTGGATATTCCAAATGACGGAATAGATGGCACAAAACAATCTGAAGGTCCAGTACTTACAAAACCAAAAAATGAAAATGATGGTGCAAAATATGCACTTAAACTAATGATAAATTTTATGGCATATGAACATTTAACTGCCATGTTAAGAAGTAAAGGCGGAAACGTAAAAGAGGTTTCAACTGTTCTTAAAGAATTTGTTGAATTGGAAAAAGAAATGTATTTTGGTAGAACAGAATTACCTTTATTCAAGGTATATGGCGTTCCACCTAGTGGCAAGGCATACCAATATCTAAAAAGTGGAAAAGAATTTAGGGAAGATAGGTTAAAGGCAATGGATATGCAAGATGCTGTAAAGGATGGAAAGTACATACCAGGTGTAGTTGTTGATTCAAAAGTTCAGAAAGGAAAAGGTCACACTTCTGTTAAAATGTGGATATTACATTCTATATCTGAAGGTGGCACACAATACACTCAAGTTGATTTACGTTCAGGAAGTGAAGACACATTATCATTCTCAGTATCAGGTGGAAGTATAAAACCAGGAAGATTGGTATTAGGGAAGATATGATGAAAACACAATTATTATGCACATTTTCAGTAAGAAAGGGTTATCATAAAACAATTGATATAATTGTTGATACATATGATGTACTATATAATAAAATATTTGTTTTAGAAAACGTTGGTGATGATAGGGAAGTAATGTGTACATATAATGTTGAACAAGGTGAAGATTCACAAATATTAGAAAATACAATATCATTACATAGAAAAAAACAAACAAATACACTATATACAATTAATGCACTAAATAGATTAATTCAGTCTGTTAATAATGGAGTGTTAGATACAACATATCAAGTAGAATGGGACAACTATAGAAACTCATTATTAACTACAGCTGATAATGAACTTAAAAGAATAGATACAAAAGTTCTTGATATTGTGCATATAAAAATTAAAAATTGATATTTATAGTAAATAATTTTTTATTGTCAAATAAATTTAGTATATTACAAATTAATAATTAAAAACTACAAAACTAAAAAGTTTATGGGTAAATTAACCTTAGCGGTCCTGCTATTCTTAATAGGACAATCAATAATCTGGTTTCAGACCAACGGCCAATTCCTTTGGAAATGGTTCGACAAAAATCCAATAATTTTATCAATAGGACTAGGAAGTATAATTTCTTATGTCTTTATTTTAGCAACAAAATATTCTTTTGAGTATTTTGATGGATTGTTATGGCCTGGTAGATTTTTAGGTTTTGCTTTGGGAATTAGTTCATATGCTTTATTGACTTGGTGGTTTATGGGTGAAGGTATTACAGCTAAAACATTTGTATCACTAATATTGGCAGGATTAATTATAGGAGTGCAAATTTTTTGGAAATAATTTTTTATTGTCAAATAAATTTGTTATATTAGTATTAACTAAAAAATAAAGGAGAAAAACATGGAACTTTTTGAAAAACTTCAAGACCTAGTAAATTCTACTCAAGCAGATATTGATAAATTCAATAGTGGAAACAAATCTGCAGGAACACGAGTTAGAAAAGCTATGCAAGAAGTTAAAAACATGGCACAAGATGTAAGAATTGAAGTGCAAAACATTAAAAATGATAAATAATAATTAAAAGGAGAAAAAGATGGCACTAGATTTAGAAGCAATCAGACAGAAGTTAAACAAACTTCAAACACAGACGGGAAAACAAGACAATTTATGGAAACCCGAACCAGGAAAAAATCAAATTAGAATTGTACCTTATCAGCATAATAAAGACAATCCGTTTTTAGAAATGTATTTTCATTATGATTTAGGTAAAAAGAACTACTTATCACCTGTAACATTTGGTGAAGCTGACCCAGCAGTTGAATTTGCTGAAAAGTTAAAAGCTACAGGAAATAAGGACGATTGGCAAATGTCAAGAAAGTTAGAACCAAAAATGAGAACTTATGTTCCTATTCTTGTAAGAGGAAAGGAATCAGAAGGTGTTAAATATTGGGGATTTGGAAAAACAGTTTACCAAGAATTATTAAGTTTTATAGCTGACCCAGACTATGGTGATATTACGGACTTAAGTGGAGGTAGAGATGTTGTTGTTGAATACCATACACCTGAAGAAGCAGGTAATAGCTTTGGTAAAACTACTATTAGAGTTAAGCCAAACCAAACTGCTGCAACAGAAGATAAAAATGTTGCTGAAAAAATTCTAAATGGACAAAAAGATATTTTTGAAATCTTTAGAAAAGTTTCTTATGGTGACTTAAAGCAAGCTTTAGAAGAATGGTTAAACCCAGATGGTGATACAGGTGGAGCTCCACAAGTTGATACACCAGCACAATCTACTTCACAAAAGGTAGAGTCACAAGGTGTAAAATCATCTGATGATATTAACAAAGCGTTTGACGATTTATTTAGTTAGGAGATAGTATATGGCAAAGAAAGTAAATACAAAGAGAGATGATTTAGCAAATTTGTTGGCAGATAGTCTTAACAAAAAGTTCAAGGACTATAAAGTTGCTTACTTTCTTGACGGTACAGAAGAAACACCAACTGACTTAACAGAGTGGATTAGTACTGGGTCATCTATGCTTGACTTGGCAATTTCTAACAGAAAAAATGGTGGTATACCAGTTGGTAGAATTACTGAAATAACTGGTCTTGAAGGTAGTGGAAAGAGTCTTATGGCTGCTCACCTACTTGCAAATACACAAAAACAAGGTGGACTTGCAGTTTACATTGATACAGAAAATGCAATGAATGAAGAATTTGCTACGGCAATTGGAATTGATGTTGCAAATATGTTATATATTCAATTGGAAACTGTTGAGGAAATTTTTGAGGTTATGGAAAACATCATCACTAAAGTTAGAGAAAGCGATAAAGATAGGCTTGTTACAATAGTTGTAGATTCATTGGCTGGCTCAACAACCAAAGTTGAGAGTGAGGCTGATTATAGCAAAGATGGCTGGGCAACCAGTAAGGCAATTATTTTATCAAAGGCTATGCGTAAGATTACTCAAATGATAGGAAGGCAGAGAATTTGTCTCGTATTTACAAACCAACTTAGACAAAAGATGGGGGTTATGTTTGGTGATCCTTGGACTACATCTGGAGGTAAGGCAGTAGCTTTCCATTCCAGTTGTAGACTAAGGCTAAAACCTATGGGACAAATAAAAGCCAGAGTTGATGGTCAAGAACAAGTTATGGGTATTAAAACCGTTGCACAAGTTGTAAAAAATAGAATGGGCCCACCATTAAGAAAGTCACAATTTGAAATTTATTTTGAAAGTGGTATTGATGATTTTGGTGGATGGTTACATGTTCTAAAAGATTACAAACTTGTTAAGCAAGGTGGTAGTTGGTACACATATACTGACCAAAATGGTAAGGACCATAAATTTATGTCAAAGGATTGGAATTCATTATTGGAAAACAATGAAGAACTAAGAACAGAAATTTATGATAAAATTGCAGATACAATTATTATGAATTACAAAGTTGATAATTTTGGAATTGATGATGTTGAAATCAGCAGTGAACCAGTACCAGAAGGATAATAGGTTATGAATAAGTAATTGGTGGCTAACCCCACCTTTTACTTCGTCTTACACAACAACAGCCTTCTCGTGGCGTAGGATGTTAAGGTCAAAAATCCGCACTTATCGAATGATTATTTGACCGACCAATGTTGTTAACGAGTGATTTGTCTTTGGCCAAGTGACCCCAAAGCAAATTTATGATTAAGGTATATGTGGCTGATACCAATTGTTCTCTAATCGTCACTGTTGGAGATACTATAAACATATACTATGTCAGCTTGGAAGCCCTGGATTTGTTTTATCAATGAAGGGGCTTTTTTTACCAAAAATATTTTTTTATCCCAAATAAAATAGTTATATTATACTAAACAAAAAGATAATAGCATATGTCAAAAAGCAGATACTTTTCAATACTTGAAACACTACAGGAGAATACTGATACTCCTTCTAACCCCAATGATAGAATATTAATCGTTGACGGGCTAAATACATTTATCAGAGCATTTGCAGCAAACCCAGTAACAAATGAAGATGGAATACATGTTGGTGGAATAACTGGTACACTAATGTCAATTGGATACGCAATAAAACAAATTAAACCAACACGTGTTATTATTTGTTTTGATGGAAAAGGTGGTAGCCAAAGAAGAAGAAAAATATTTCCAGATTATAAAGCAAATCGTAGAGTAAAATCTAGGCTTACACGGCATGGAAATCATAATACAATGGAAGATGAATCATTGTCTATGAAACAACAATTAATGAGGTGTGCTCAATATTTACAACAATTACCAGTTACTGTTTTAAGTGTTGAAAATATTGAAGCAGATGATAGTATGGCATATATTTCTCAACAGGTATATCCTGATAGTCAAAAGTTTATTATGTCAACAGATAGGGATTTTTTACAATTAGTATCTGACAAAGTACATGTATGGTCACCAACAAAAAAGAAGTTTTATTTTAAGGAAACAATAATGGAAGAGTATGGTATACCATCTCATAACTTTTTATTATATAGAACAATTGAAGGTGATGCATCTGATAATATCCCAGGAATTAGAGGTGCAGGTAGAAAAACCATTGCAAATAGAATTCCTATAATAACAGAGAACAGGACAGTAACTATTGATGAAATAATTGATTTTACAGCACAAAATTCAAAATATAAAATATTAAAAACAATTTCTGAATCAAAAGAATTGTTAGATATGAATTATAAACTAATGCAATTAGATGAGGTAGATATATCAGGTTCAGCAAAGACAAAGATAATGAATACAGTAAGGTCACCTATCCAACGATTAGTAAAATATGAATTTCAAAAAATGATTTTAGAAGACAAAATCAATGGTTCAATTAAAAACCCAGACTTATGGTTAAAGCAAGTATTTTTACCATTAGACTCTTATGCAGGAATGACAAATGACAAGTAGAATATCTGATTACGGTACAATATTTCAAGTAAAGTTAATAGCCTCACTATTTACAGATAAGGCATTTCTTCAACAAATTACAGATATTCTAGAACCTAAAATGTTTGAAAATGAAGCAAATTTTTACATTGTAAAAGAAATCCAAAATTACTTTAATGAATATAAAGCTCCTCCAACCTTAGAGGTAATGAAAGTGAAGGTTGCTGAAATAGAAAGTGAACTTCTTAAACAAACTGTAGTTGATACATTAAAGGAAGCATATAGAAATTTGGAAGCTTCTGATTTGGATTTTGTAAAACAACAAACTCTTGACTTTTGTAAAAACCAATGCATCAAATCTGCAATAATGGATTCAGTTGAATTACTTAAGTTTAATGATTTTGATGGAATTAAATCTAAAGTTGATGCAGCAATGAAAGCTGGTGTAGAAAAGAATGTTGGCCATGAGTATAAAAATGACGTTGATGAAAGGTATTTGGAAAGTGTAAGAAACACTATAACAACTGGCTGGGATGTAATTGATGATATTGCCGATGGTGGTTTAGGGAAAGGTGAACTTGGAGTATTTGTTGCTCCTGCAGGTATTGGTAAGTCATGGGCATTAGTAAATGTTGGTGCAAATGCTGCAAAGGCTGGACTAAATGTTATACACTATACTTTAGAGCTAAATGAGGCTTATGTTGGATTGAGATATGATAGTGTATTTACTGGTATATCTGCACAAGATTTGAAATTTAATATTGAAGAGGTAAAAAAGACAGTTGAAAATATGAAGGGAGATTTAATTGTTAAGCAATATCCAACAAAGTCTGCTTCAGTTTCAACAATTGGTGCGCATATTGAAAAATGTAGGGTGCAAGGTTTCAAACCGGACTTGGTGATTGTTGATTATGCTGACCTATTAAGAGACATAAGTGGAGGCCGAGAAGTACGACATATGCTAGGTAACATTTATGAAGACTTAAGAGGACTAGCTGGTGAACATGAAATTCCGGTTTGGACTGCATCACAAGCAAACCGTTCAGCACTAGAAGAAGATGTAATTGGAGCAGAGAAAATTGCAGAATCATATAGTAAAATAATGACAGCAGATTTTGTTGTTTCATTAAGTAGAAAAATAGAAGATAAATTAGCCGGAACAGGTAGATGGCACGTAATTAAAAATAGGTTTGGACCTGACGGAATGACATTTCCAAGTAAAGCAAATATGTCAAATGGTCAAATGCAAATATTTGAATCAAATTCTGTGCAGGGACAAGAGACACAAAAGGACATGAATAATCATAACGAATACTTAAGAAAAATATTAAAAAATAAGTACAAAGAACTTGATAAAGACAACAATAGTTGACTTTATATAAATATATTTTGATATTTATTACAGACTGGCAATTAGCCGGTTATTTTTTTCAGTAATTGTTCTATAAAGTAAAGAGGAAAGTATAATGGAAGTATCTAATCAGATTTTATCAAACATAACAGTACATATGAAGTACGCTAAGTTTATTCCAGAACTTGGGAGAAGAGAAACGTGGGAAGAGCTTGTTACAAGAAACAAAGCCATGCATATTAAAAAATATCCACAATTGAAAGAAGAAATTGAAGAAAAGTACAAGTTTGTGTATGACAAAAAAATACTTCCATCAATGCGTAGTTTACAGTTTGGTGGAAAACCAATTGAAATTTCACCAAATAGAATTTACAACTGTGCATATCTGCCTATAGATTCTATTGATGCTTTTAGTGAAACAATGTTTTTGTTGTTAGGTGGAACAGGTGTTGGTTATTCAGTACAAAAACACCATGTTGAAAAACTACCAATGATACAAAAACCATACCCAAAGAGAAAGAAAAGATTCTTAATTGGTGATAGTATAGAAGGTTGGGCAGATGCCATTAAAGTTCTTATGAAATCTTATATGAATGGTGGTGGAAGTAGAATAGAGTTTGACTTTTCAGATATTAGACCTAAAGGTGCAATGCTTGTAACATCAGGTGGTAAAGCTCCAGGACCTCAACCACTTAAAGAGTGTGTATTAAAGGTTAAGGGTATTTTAGAACAAAAAGAATCTGGTGAAAAATTAACTACAATTGAAGCTCATGATATTGTATGCCATATCGCTGATGCAGTTCTTGCAGGTGGTATTCGTAGAGCCGCTCTTATTAGTTTGTTTAGTGCAGACGATGACCAAATGATTGCTTGTAAATCAGGTAACTGGTGGGAGCTAAATCCACAACGTGGTAGAGCAAATAATTCAGCTTGTTTAATGAGACATAAAATCACAAAAGAGTTTTTTATGGATCTTTGGAAAAGGGTAGAATTATCTGGTGCAGGTGAACCTGGTATCTATTTTAATAATGACAAAGACTGGGGAACTAACCCATGTTGCGAAATAGCATTAAGGCCATTTCAGTTTTGTAATTTATGTGAAGTAAATGCTAGTGACATAGAAGACCAAGAAGACTTAAATGAAAGAGTTAAAGCAGCTGCATTTATAGGTACACTTCAAGCAGGTTATACATCTTTTCATTATCTTAGAGATATTTGGAGAGAAACAACAGAAAAAGAAGCACTCATTGGTGTAAGTATGACAGGTATTGGTAGTGGTACTGTTTTAGGATATGATATGAAACAAGCTGCTGACAAAGTAAAGAGGGAAAATACTCGAGTTGCAAAAATTATTGGTGTAAACAAATCGGCAAGAACAACAACAGTTAAACCTGCAGGAACAACAAGTTTAGTTTTAGGTACCTCATCTGGAATCCATGCATGGCATAATGATTATTATATCAGAAGAATTAGAGTTGGTAAAAATGAATCAATATATAATTATTTGAAAACAAACCACCCAGTTCTAGTTGAAGATGAATATTTTAGACCACATGATACTGCTGTTATTCAAGTACCACAAAAAGCTCCAGAAGGTTCAATACTTAGAACAGAATCACCTTTCCAACTATTTGATAGAGTAAAGAGAGTTGCAACTGAATGGGTCAAATCAGGACATCGTAAAGGTTCAAATAGTCACAATGTATCAGCAACAGTTTCTCTTAAAGAAGAAGATTGGCAGTTGGCTGGCGAGTGGATGTGGGAAAACAGGACTCACTATAATGGTTTATCTGTTTTACCTTATGATGGCGGAACTTATACTCAAGCACCATTTGAAGATATAGATAAAACAACATATGATGAAATGATGAAGTCTTTAACAGAAGTTGATTTATCAAATGTTGTAGAGCTTGAAGATAATACAAATTTATCTGGCGAATTGGCTTGCGCAGGAGGTAGCTGTGAGATTACATAAACCTGATTGGATAGAAGAGTTATACCTTAAAGAGTATATTAACAAACAATCAACCAAAGATTATTATTGGGAAAATGGCAAAATGGTAATGACAGAAAATTACCATGTAAACCGAGGTTACTGTTGTAAAAACGGATGTAAGCATTGCCCTTATGAAAACAGTAAATCAACAGGCTAAAATTTTACAAGATGAGATTAAAGCCAAAAAGTTAGAATTGTCTAAATTACAAGATGATTGTAAACATGAAAAAAAACAAATAAAAATGGATGAAACAAACTCCGCAATGTGGGAATGTGAAAATTGTTCAAGACGACTAAGATACCCTACACCTGCAGAGATGGATATATGGATTAGCAAGTAATGAACATATTAAGTAGTTATGTAGGAAATACGCCTTTAGTTCCAATTACTATGGGAGGTTACACAGTCTGGTGTAAATGTGAATTTATGAATCCCGGTGGTTCTGTTAAAGATAGAATGGCCACCCACATATTAAATAGTGCTGAACACAATAAATTAATCAAAAAAGGTGATACACTAATAGAGGCAACTTCAGGAAATACTGGAATTGCTTTTGCTATGTTAGCAGCTGAACGAGGTTATAAAATGAAAATTGTTATGCCGTGCAATATGAGCGAAGAACGTAAACAAATGTTAAAGTTTTATGGCGCCGAATTAATAGAGGTTGATGCAGGTGATTTTGATGCTGCAATTGATTTAAGAGATACACTTGCAAATGCTAAGGGATGGTTTAATTGTAATCAGTTTCATAACCCACTAAATATAGAAGCACACTATAAAAATACAGGACCAGAGATAGAAAGACAAGTTAGGTCTCAACTTGATAGCTATGATTATGATGGATGGCCTCAAGCATTTGTGGCTGGAACAGGTACTGGTGGAACAATTATGGGTTGTGGAAAATACCTACAAAAACATTATCCAGGTATAAGTTTAGTTGCAGTTGAACCAGAAGAAAGTGCCGTCATGTCAGGGATGGAACCAGGCTTACATGGTATACAAGGAATTGGTGATGGTAGTAAGTTTTTAGTAGACTTAAACAAAATTAGTGATATTATAACTGTACATACAGAATGTGCAAAAAAAGTAGCAAAACATTTGGCATTACGATATGGCTTATTTGTTGGAATAAGTGCTGGTGCAAATGTTAAGGCCGCATTTGAATGGTTACGTGACAATGATAAAAAACATGCAATAACTATTCTTTGTGATAGAGGTGAAAGGTATTTTAGTTGCTTATGAATTATTTATTTGATGTAGATGGTACATTAACCCCAAGTAGGTTAAAAATTGATCCAGAATTTGAGAAATTTTTCTTAAATTGGATGAAAAACAAAGATGTTTATTTAGTTACAGGTTCAGATAAGGATAAAACAATAGAACAAGTAGGTATAAAAATTTGGACAAATGTTACAAGAGCATATCAATCATGTGGCAATGCTGTTTATGAAAATGGTATGTTAATTGACCAACGTGATTTTATACTAGAGCCTGAACTCAAAAAGCTATTATTAGAATTTGTAAAGTGGTCAGATTGTCCAAAACAATTTAGTAATCATATTGAGGAAAGAATTGGATTGGTTAACTTTAGTACTATTGGTAGAACTTGTACTCAAGACGCAAGAAATGATTATTATAAATGGGACAATAAGATTAAAGAAAGAGAATCTTTTTGTAAAATAATTGAAGAAAAATTTCCAGAATTAGAAGCAACTGTAGGTGGAGAAATATCAATAGACATTTATCCTAAAGGGCAAAATAAAGCACAAGTGTTAGATGATATAATTGGACCTGTTACATTTTTTGGTGATAAATGCAAACCTGGTGGTAATGACTATCCAATAGTAAATCGCTTAGGCATGCTAAATGAAGAAAATGAACTATCAGTAACTGTTCATGAAGTATCTAATTGGAAAGATACATTAAAAATATTAAATAGTTATAAATGAAAAAAGTAAAAATATCATTCTCAAAACCAGTTAAGTTAAATAGGCATGAACCTGTAACTGAAGTGATAATAGATAAAACAGTATCCGAAGGTCACAATTCAATTGAAAGAGACATTCAATATATCCTCTGCAATGCAATGAGTGATATGAGATACAAGGGACTAAAATCATTTAATGTAGAAATTATAGAATAATGAAATGTATAGTTGGAAATAATTTAACAGCATTGTTAGCATCTCACATATTTAGTGATTTAGATTTTTATAACCATGAAAAACAAATGGTTGAAGAATATACATACATTCCTACAACCGCATCTATTATTGATATATTAGATTGTTTAGGTTTAGACTTTTCAATAAAATCATTTAAGTGTTGTTTTGATAATCGTGGAAAACTATCTGCAAAATTTGATGAAACATTTGTAAATATTTGGTGTATACATACAAGAGGCAAATCAGTTGTTGAGAAAAGTTACATTGATAATTTATCACATAAGGTAAGTTACATATCAATAAATGATTTACCACCACTTGAAAGTCTAAATATATTAAAATCAGTTTTACTAGAAAAATCAAATGCAAAATCAACAATATCAGGCATTGAAGAATTAGAAGATTACAAAAAAGTTTTGTGGTGCCATGATTTGCGATTACTCAATAGTGGCATTATAACTGAATATGTTGATAGTTATCAGTATATATGTAAGCATTCAGAAGTAGATGGTATAAACCAAATATTTGATGTTGTATATAGCATAGGAAAACCATATTACAGAAAAATTTACTCAGGAGAAAATGTAATATATAGTGCAATGCGAAAAATATATGACAAAACAGTTGATGATAATACAGTTTTAGAATCATCACCAACAATACAGATTGTTGACAACCTTAGATTAAATTCATTCAAAAAGTTTGACTTATTAGGTGTATATTCACAATGGGATTTAGGTATGAGTTTAGGAAAGGTACTTATGCGTTGCAATGAACTTAGAGAATATTACATTGATGATAAAAAAATATCTAAAAATATTTTTATTTCTCAATAATTTTTGTTATATTAGATAAAATAAAGAAAACAGGTTATATACTATGAGAAAATATTGGTCAGTACCAAAAACCGAGTCAGGTAGATACAGCGGTTTACATGAAGCTTTTTATTGGGAATTACAAAATATTGTGAATCAACGAAACACAGTAAAAAGTCGTGGAACAAATCAAAAAGAAGTATTGTTTAGAAGTTTTATTATTGATGACCCAACAAATCTAGGAATTTGGTGGCCAAGTAGAAAATTTAATGAAACATATACATTAGCAGAATTTCTTTGGTATTTGTCAAGAAACCCAAATGCAACTAATATTGGTAAATTTGCAAGAATTTGGTTAAACATTAAAGACAACGAGGATAATGTAGAATCAAATTATGGCTGTTATGTTTTTGGAAATCAATGGAACTGGTCTGTAAATGAATTAACAAAAGACAAGGATAGTCGGCGTGCAACATTTGTTATAGGACAACCATATCATAAAACAAAAAATCCAAATGATATACCATGTACACAATACTTACAGTTTTTTATAAGAAATAATAAACTTCATATGGGAGTAAGTATGAGAAGTAATGATATTATTTTTGGAATGTCAAATGATATTTTTATATTTTGTTTATTTCAACAATTAATGTATAATGAATTAAAACAAGTATACTCAGATTTAGAACTTGGTTCATATTATCACCATGCAGGAAGTTTACACTTGTATGAAATGCACAATGAAATGGCAAATAATATTTTAGTTATTGACGGTGAGGATACTGAATATTATGGAAAGCATTATAAATTAAAAGAACATATAACATTAGATTATATACAACAAACTAAAATGTATTTACCAACTAAAGATATGACAAAAGAAGAAATTGGTGAATATGCAAATGATATTAGTAAAAGTTTATTTATATGAAAAAGAAAGAATCAATATTAAAAAGAGCAGACGGTATAATCAATAACCGTTCAGAAGAAAAAGAAAGAAAATACGGACCATTTAGCGAAGGCATGGAAAGAGCAGCTAAAATTGCAAGTGGTATGACAGGAAAAGACTTTGTAGCAGAAGATATGTACGCTGCACTAGTTGCACTAAAATTATCAAGACACTCATATAACTATAGGGAAGATAATCTACTTGATGCTGTTGCGTATTTAGGAGGTTTGGATAACTATATAAAGGAAAATAAAAATGGCTAGAAAAATAGTAAGAAAATGGAACCCAGATTATAAAAAAGCATGGGTAAGGGTAGCTTTACAAAATGCATTAAGTACAATAGATTATGGTGAGCTATCAACCGCAAGTAAAAGACTTATATCTCAAGTACTAGCAGAATGTGATATAAAGGCAAAGGAAAAAGAGGAGATGGTAAAATGAAAATATCAAAAGTAAGAGAAGTAAAAACACCAATAAGAGCAAATAGTACAGACGCAGGAATAGATTTTTTTGTACCTGAAGACACAAAGAGATTCACATTATCACCAGGAGATTCTTGTCTTATTCCATCAGGTGTAAAAGTAAATGTACCTGAAGGGTTTGCTTTAGTAGCATTTAATAAATCAGGAGTTGCAGTTAAAAAATCTTTACATGTTGGGGCATGTGTAGTTGACTGTGGCTATCAAGGAGAAGTTCACATTAATCTAACAAATGTTGGTGATTGTGAAACTGATATAAATCCCGGTGATAAAATAGTTCAGTTTGTATTATTACCTTTAGGCAATCCTAAAGTAGAATTGGTAGAAGAAAGCAACTTATATGAATCAGAATCTTCAAGAGGTGAAGGAGGATTTGGAAGTACTGGGACTAAATAATGAGTGGATTAGATAACAGACCAAAGACAATATTTTGTGATATAGATGGTACACTAGTAAAACACATGGCGCCATCAGAGGCAACATCTCCATATAACAAAATGGAAGTAATACCTGGAACAATTGAAAAATTATTAGAGTGGGAAAGAAAAGGTTACAATATAATTTTAACAACTGGTAGAAAAGCATGTATGAGAAAACAAACTGAAAATCAACTTGCTGAGGCTGGGATAGTTTATGACCAATTAGTAATGGGATTTGGTGGTGGTGCAAGATACTTGATAAATGATATGAAAACAGATGGAAGAAATGCCACTGCATTTGCAATAAACCTTAAAAGAAATACAGAAGGAATAAAGGATATAAATTTAGACCTTCCGTACTAATTGAGATAGTTATGATAATAAGAACAACTAATAAAAATAATAAATACGAGTATTCAAAGTATAAACCAGGCGATGTGTTTGAAGTAATAAATGATTTTGGTGAATACTATACTGCAAGATTTTTGTCAGGTAGTAAAGCAGATGATATATGTGCAGTTAAAAAAACAGATTGTGTACAGGTGCATTTAGGTAGTTATAAAACTCCAGGCCCAGAAACAATGACAACAGATTAATATGAATAACACAACAGTAATAATACCAGCAGCTGGGTTGGCAACAAGAATGAGGCCACTTTCAAGTAACATGTCAAAGGCAATGATACCTGTTTGTGGTAAACCTATTATTTCATACATCATAGATGAATTATTAAAATATGATAGTGTAAATGAAATAATCATTGTTGAAAATAAATTGCATGATATTAGTGAGTTTGTTAAATCTACATATTCATTTGTTGAAAACACATTTAAGTTTGTTGAACAAAAAAACCCTAAAGGGCCACTCCATGCAATTGAAGTAGGTTGGAAAAAATCAACAAAGAAAGACAACTCTATATTGGTCTGGTTAGGTGATACTATTTGTCGTGATAAATTAAATTTTGATAGTCCAGGATTTTTAGGTGTATCAAAAATTGAGCAAAAATCAAGATGGTGTTTAGTTGATAGTGACGGTAAAACATTTTATGATAAACCTGATACAGATGTACCAACAGATTCTGCTCTTATTGGTTTATATTATTTCAATGATAGAAAATGGTTTAATGACTCCATTAAGAAAGGAATGAATAAACCTCAACATAAAGGTGAACATCAAATAGCTGCACTACTTTCAGAATATCTTACCTATATACCTAAATTTGAGCTATTAGATACTAAAGAATGGTATGATTGTGGTGAATTAAAAACGTATTATGAATCAACAGCCCGTTTAATGCAAGGTTCATCTAGAGAGTTCAATACACTTGAGATAGATACATTTTTAGGTACAATTACTAAAAAGGCAACTGGCGATAAAGCACTTAAGATTGAGAAAGAAAAGACTTGGTTTAGTACATTAAGTGATACACAACGGCTATTTGTACCACAAATTTTAGAATCTCAACATGGCGAAATGAAAATGTCATGGGAAGCAGGTACACCACTAAATGAAGTTTGGTTATATGAAAGAATGAATGCTGATACATGGATAGGTGTTACAAACTCAGTGTTAGATATATACCACAAAGTATTCTATAATTCAGGAAAAGAAAGACTTGCAGATTGCTATGAAATGTATATTCAAAAAAATATGGATAGATTAGATAGTGATATGTATAGTGATTTTGTGGCAAAGGATACTGCAAAAAATTTCATTAAATCTTCAGGCCTTAGATTATTAAAGACAACTAAATGGAGTAATAGAATTCATGGTGATTTACATTTAGGTAATATGTTGTTTAATAGTCATAATGGTAGAATTAAGTTACTAGACCCAAGAGGCCATTTTGGAATGTCAGAGTTTTCTGGTGATTCACAATATGATATGGGTAAATTAATGCATGATTGGTACTGTGGATATATGATGATATTATCTGGAAGATATCACATTGAAGGCTCAGATGTAATACTACATTGGGATGAAGAAAAAAGAAATAAAATATTAGTTAATATGCTAATTAAAATGAAAGGTTATGGGTATGATGTTGAAAATATTAAGAGACTTTCAATAATGTTATTTTTAACATGTATCCCATTTCACCAAGACAATCCAGAAAGATGTAGAGCTTTTTGGTTACGAGCAATGAATTTAATATATAGGGAATTTAGAAATGAAAAATGAAAACATTAAAGTAGCTATCTTTGTTTTAGGTGGTGCAATTAAATTTGTAAAGAAGAATCTTAAACGTGCTGATGGAACTAATGAGTATTATAAACTTATAAAGTCACTCTGTGCTAATCCAAAAATTGGTGAAGTACTAATTATTCAAAAAAGTGATTGGGGAAAACTTGACGATGAGTTAAAACAAGAATATGACCCACGTGGAGTTTTAAGATATATCTATGATGAATTAGACCCAAAGGATATTAGACCTGATAAGGGTGAAGATATGCAATTGACATTAAACTATCAAAAGCTTGATGAATATCTAAATCACGATGAAACAAAACCAGATTTTGGTTTAGGATTTATTGGACCTGGTTATATGACAAATAATGTTATACCAAATTTTTTAGATGGTGTTCGTGATCCTAGTTCAAAAGTAAAACTTTTAGGTATGACATATAATTATTCTTCACCAATTGTACACTACTTAAATAAATCAGACCTTCCTTGGTTTATGATATGTACAGATCCAAGATATACAAAGCCAACATTCAAAGCAAAGGATACTGTAAACTATCCAAAAGAAATAATTGCACAATACAACACAACAAGTATTTGGCACAGCTTAAAGGAATATAGAAACGATGCTGAATTTGAAGATAAGACATTAAATGTAAGATATAGTGGAATAGAAAAACTTAATCTTGTAGATGAAGAAATTATCAACCCAGATAATAGCAGACCTAATAAATTTACAATAGTTGCAATGCAAAGTGTAACAGGTCAAGCAACAAAGGACAAAAGGTTTGATGCAATTAAGGAATGGATTCTTGACCGTGATACAAACCAAGAGGTTGAAATATATGGAAAATGGAAGGAACACTTTACAGATGGTTACCCACAATTTAAGGGATATGTTACACCAGCTGAAATAGACCAAAAGTTTAAGGAAACTAGGTATACATTAGTTGTACCAATTGGACCTGATTGGGTAACAAGCAAATATGCTGAGGTACTCTTAATGGGTGTTGTACCTTTTTTCCATCCAACATACGATACACAAGGAAATGTTTTACCACTTAATCACTTTTGTAGGGTTTCAAGTCCACAAGAATTTTATGATAAAATGAAATTCTTAGATGATGTCCCAGAAAAGAGAATACAATTGGTTAAATTATTACAGGACAATTTAATAAAAAATGTTACAGATGGATCATTTGTATATGACATTGTAAATAAATCATTAGAAAACACAAATATAGGAGTTAGAATATGAGCGAAATAAAATGGGCAACTATTATCCCACTTATAGGTGGTAGTGCAATAGGTTGCAATATGACAACAAAAAATCAACCAGTAGGACACTTAACATATAATGCTTTTGCAGCAAATGAATCACATATTAGAAGACATTGGCCAGATGTACCATATCATTCTTTAGATGAGGGAACTATTCCTAATTTAGGTTCTCTTGATTTTGTAAATAGTGTATGCCCATGTGCTGGGTTATCGATGTTAAATTCATCTGCTATTGAAGGTAGTATTAATAAGAGAGGTAGTGATGCTGCACAGAATGAATGGATGTATAAATCAACTAGAGTTGTATTGGAAAATTATAAACCTAAAGTATTATGGGGTGAAAATGCACCGGGACTATTTACCAAGCTTGGTGAAGGCGTAGTTGAAAAATTAAAAGCTATTGGAAAGGAATATGATTATAGTTTTTCAATGATTAAAACAAATACAGAATTACATGGTATACCACAAAGAAGAATTAGAACATTTTACTTTTTTTGGAAAGGTACTAAGCCACCTATATTTGATTGGTATAAAAAAGACTGTAAAACATTAGCAGATTATTTAGCAGAAGTACCAGCTGATGCAAGTTGTCAAGATATGTTTATGGTACCAGGAACTGTAACTGACCACTTTAAGCCATATCAGTTTATTCTTGAAAGAGAGGGTAAAACACATCAGGAATTTGTTGAATGGTGGAATCATGGAACGTTATATCAATACCTTGAAAAATATGAACTTGTACATGACTGTATTGATTGGTTAAAGAAATACCACCCAGAAGCAGGCTTTAGTAAAAAGAATGGTACAAATACATTTATCAGTATGTTAGAACATGTACTTAAAAAGAGGTCAATGGGATTAGGATATTGGGATAGTTCACCTCATATTTTTAGTAAATCATTTAATGCATTGATTGGTAGAAACATGTTTAATGGTGTACACCCAACTGAAAATAGGTACTTAAATGTTAGAGAATTTTTACACTTAATGGGATTACCTCACGACTTTGCAATTGAAGATGTAAAGCAAGTAAATCATATTGCACAAAATGTACCAACATGTACTGCAAGAGATATGACTGAACAAGTTGTAAAATATATCAATGGTGAATTACAAACAGCAGATGGCTATTTTGTAAAGCAAGACAATACGAATAGAAAAATTACACAAGAATCTTTACAAACGCAATTGTTTTAACATGTCACCAGAGGTTCAAAAAATAATATATGAAGCGGCAATAAAGGCAGGTGATGAACTAAAAGGTAAATTACCTCCTCACCGCTTTCACCCAAAAGGTAGAAATTCATATGCACATGTTTTTGAAAGAATTAGAAGCAAAATGGGAAAGAGTTACAAACAATGTGATGATTCTGATGCAGAACAGATAATAAATCTCATAGAATACTATGTAAAGAATCCTTGTTAATAACTTTTTTCATATTTTAGTGAAAATAACTATGAAAATATTTTTATTTCCCAAATATTCTAGTTATATTTATATATAAATAATTAATAAAAGATATGATAAAAAGCAAAAAAGACAAACCAAGACTACCTATTGAAATAGACCTAACAGGACCAGATGGTAATGTTTTTGTACTAATGGGTATGGCAAAAAGATTTGCTAAAGACTTAGGTTTAGATGGAAATAAAATAATTGAAGCAATGATGAGTAGTGATTATGAAAATGCTGTTAAAGTATTTGACAATAATTTTGGTTCATTTGTAACATTATATAGATAAGAAAATATGAAAAATGAAATGACAGATGGAATGGTTTATTCCAAAGAAATGGGACATTATGTAGATGTAGTTGAATGGCTTCAACATGTAAAGAGTGTAGCTAATACATTAATACCTGGATTTCAATATGATATGAGATTTACATCTTGCACTGATGTTAATGGTAATACCACATATGAACCTTACATAAGAGTTGCAATGCAAGCTCATGGTGAAGCTATGGTTGAACTGTTTAGTGGTGAAGACATACATTCAGAATTGGATCTTTATGAAGATGAAGACGGTGATGGAGAATATGGAAGACCAATTATTAGAAAGATTTGGTCAGTTAGATTACCTGGAATAAATTTAGATAGTCAAATAAGTATTTAACATTAAGTTGTTAATAACTTTATAAAAAACATAGCATTAATTAGGAAAAAATAGTTATATTTATTATATAAATCAAAATGGTTACAATATGAAAAATTTTATCAACAGTACATTATTAGTTTTAAGCGGATTAGTTTGTCTATACCTTGCATACATTACAGGTACAGGCGAAATACTAAATTACATTAATTTTGCAGACCCTCTTAATGAAATGGGATTCTTTATGTGTCTTACTTCAATGGGTGGTGGTTTAGTTTATTGCGGATTTGCAAAATAAATGGTGGTGATAGCTCAATAGGTTAGAGCATTGGATTGTGGTTCCAAAGGTTGTGAGTTCGATTCTCATTTACCACCCAAATAATTTTTATATATCAAAAAAAATAGTTATATTATACTATATGAATAAATTCAAAATATCACGTATTACGTCAAAGTTTGACAAAGGAATGTGGAACATCTATCAATTTGGATATGATGAAGACGGCAAGTTTGTCACAAAAGTAGATAAAGTAAGGGATTACTTTTATTACTCATCAGATAACATAAACGACATTATGGGAGTCAATGGACTAGATTTTAGTGACACTCAATTCTATGATAGTTTTTATGGAGAAAAAGTAAATAGGGTTTACTATAATTCAATAAAAAATCGTAATGAAATATCCAGAAAGTATGGAATGAAAACATATGAAGCTGATGTTTCACCTGAGTTTAAGTTTATGTTGGATAAAAACTTAGAGTGGTCAGACAAAAGACATAAAATGTATTATGATATTGAGTGTCATGTTGATTTGGAAAACCCAGATAGTAATAAGCCAGAAAGAGCTGAACAACCTATCACGTCAATACAGTGTTATTCAACAGAAAAGAAATCATATTTTGTTTTTGCATGGCATCCAGAATTAACAGAAGAACATGAACAACCTAACATATACACTGAAGGTGAAACAACATATGTAATGTGTAAAACTGAAGAAGATGTTATTATGGGATTCATTAATCTTCTAAATGTTAGTCATTGCGATGTATTGACTGGATGGTACTGTTCTGGTTTTGATATGCCATATATTATTAATAGGTGTAAAAAGTTAGGATTGCCTTATGAAGACATATCTCCAGTTAAAGATATTTACATGAGAAAAAAAGGTGATTACTGGAGAATCAATATTAGAGGATTAGACCATGTTGATATGATGGAAGCATTACAAGACATGAACTATAATCTTCCTAATTGGAAATTGGCAACAGCATCTAAAGAAATACTAGGTGAAGGTGAAATGGAAAAACTCACTGAAGTTACTTGGAAAGATTGGCTAACTAATTTTGATGGTTTTATAAAGTATGGTATTCGTGATGTTCAAATTCTTAAAGAGATAGATGAAAAAATACAGTTGTTTGATTTGTATTGTACACTTCAATCAATTAGTGGTGTAGAACAAATGCCTATGTGCTTTTTCAAATCGGTCGTAGTTGATAGTTATATCTTAAAAGACAATCATAATAAGATCATATTTCCAAATAGGATAACACGTCCTAGAAAGAATTATGCAGGTGCAATTGTATTTAACCCAACAGAACCTGGAAGGCATAAAGATGTAACGGTTATGGACTACACATCACTTTATCCTACTAGTATTATGTCATTCAATATTAGCCCAGAAACATTTATATGTTCAAAAGAACAATGTGACAATATGGGAATGAACATACAGGATATTGTTGATAAACTTAAAGAAGAAGACACTGATTTTATTGATACAGGTGAAGATGAAACATTATTTGGTGGTAGGTATTTATTTTATGGCCATTCATACAAGGTTGGACTTTTACCAAAAATATTAAAAAAGTTATTTTTACAGCGAGTTGAAATAAATAAAGGTTTAGGTGAAGGAAAATATACAGGTGATGATGCTGTTGCAATGGATAAAAGACAATGGGCATATAAACTTGTACTTAACTCTGCTTACGGTGCAATGGGTTTTAATTTCTTTAGACTGTACAAACCTGAATGTGCTGATGCAATTACTTTCTTTGCAAGACAAGCATTAAAATTTGCAACACTAAAGTTTAATCCTGAACATAAAGTTTTATATGGTGATACTGATAGTATATTTGTAAAGTCAAATGGTAGTACTGAAGATGAAATGAAAGAAAAGCTAGTTAAATTTAATGACATGTTAAGAAATGAATATGTTACAAAATATAACCCAAAAGTTTCAGACGAGTATATGATGATGGACCTTAAATTTGAGTATGATTTGGAATACATTTATTTTGGTGAATCAAAAAAGAGATACTATGCAATAATACGAGAATCTGGTAAAAAGTATATTAGAGGAATGAATATCATTAGAAAGGATGCACCAGAATTCTTAAAGAAAGCACTAAATGTTGTCACAGAAATGGCAATAAGAGATACATTAAATTTTGACCACTTAACACAGTTGCGCCAAAAAATAGAAACTATTAATTATAAAGATATTGGTATATCTAAAAAGTTTACAAAGAGATTTAACCAATACTTAAAGAATAAACCACAACACCTAAAAGCTGCATTGTGGGCAAATGAAAAGTTAGGTACAAGTATAACAAATTTAGACGCACCATATTTGTTTTACATAAAGAGTAAGTGTGAAGATGATGTAAAGATTAGGGAAAGACAAACTGCAATATGTTTGAATGAAGAAGATTTACATTTGATAGATGATAGAACAGAAGTGTTTGAAATAGATTATGAAACATATTTTTCAAAACAAGTTTTGGAACAATTAGAAGAGTTCAAATTGATTGAAAATGTTGATAATTTATTACAGCAATATGAGAGTTTAGTTAGTTAAGAAGTATATTTATATATACAAAAAGGTTATTAATATACACATAATAAATGGAGGTTACAATGGAAAAATTAAATCCAATAGGCGATAGAATCGTATTAAAAGCAATTGACCCAGATGAAATGACATCAGGAGGAGTTATTCTTCCAGATATTGCACAAGAAGAAACCATGTTAGGTACTGTATGTTCAGTTGGACCAGGTGAAGTATTATCTTCTGGCCAAATAGGATATATGCAATGTAAAGTAGGTGATACAGTAATGTACCCAAAATACGGTGCAAAAAAGATTGAGGTTGATGGTGAAGACTATTTAGTCATTCGTGAAAAAGAATTATTAGTTATTATTAAGGAGAAATAAAAATGAAAAAAGGTCCAAAAAAGATATCATTTGACAAGAATGCTAAAGAAGGATTATATTCTGGTATTGACATTTTATGCGATGCTGTAAAGACAACATTAGGCCCAAAGGGTAGAAATGTAGTAATTGAAAAAGAATTTGGTGAATATGTTTCAACAAAGGATGGTGTAACAGTTGCAGAAGAGGTTGAATTACCTGATTCTATTGAAAATGCTGGTGCACAAATGGTGAAAGAGGTTGCCAAGCAAGTAAATGATGAAGCTGGTGATGGAACAACAACCGCAACAGTGTTGGCACATAGTATTATTAAAAGTGGTCTTGGAGTTTCTAACAGGTCAAACCCAGTTGAAGTAAAGAGAGGAATGGATAAAGCTGTAGATACTATCCGTCAAAATTTAAGTAAACTTAGTAAGCAAATAGAGTCTGAAACTGAAATTCAACAAGTTGCAAGAATCTCTGCAAATAATGATTCTGAAATTGGAAATCTTATTTCTGAAGCAATGGATAAAGTAGGACGTGAAGGTGTAATTACTGTTGAGGAAGGAAAGTCTTCAGAGACAAATTTAGAAGTTGTTGAAGGTCTTCAGTTTGATAGAGGTTATTTATCTCCATATTTTGTAAATTCAAATGAAAAGATGATGTGCCAATTGGAGAATGCGTGGGTTCTTTTATATGACAAGAGAATATCTAGTCTAAAATCAATTGTTAAGCCATTAGAGATGGCAATACAGGCTGATAAACCATTAGTGATTATTGCTGAAGATGTTGATGGTGAAGCATTGGCAGGACTTATTGTCAATAAAGCAAGAGGAACATGTAAAGTTGCAGCTGTAAAGGCACCTGGATTTGGTGATAAGAGAAATGCAATGTTACAAGATATTGCAGTTTTAACTGGTGGTACTGTAGTTTCAACAACAAAGGGTATGAAACTTGAGAAGATAACACCTGATATGTTTGGTTCTGCTAAATTAATTAGTATAACTGGTAAAAATACAACTATCGTTGATGGTGGTGGAGATTCTGAAGCAGTTTTAGCACGTGCAACAGAAATCAAAGACCAAATAGATACATCAGATTCAGGCTATGAAATAGAATCTCTTCAGGAAAGACTTGGAAAAATGACTGGTGGTGTTGCAATCTTAAATATTGGTGCACAATCAGAAATTGAGCTTAAGGAAAAGAAATATAGAGTAGAAGATGCATTAGCTGCAACACGTGCCGCAATTGATGAAGGTATTGTACCAGGTGGTGGTATAGCATTAAGACTAGCTTGTGAAGATATTAATTCAGATGATTTGAATAAAGACCAACAAATTGGTTTTGATATTGTAAAAGTTGCATGTAAAGCACCATTCAATGCAATCATGGAAAATGCAGGATTAAATCCAGAGGTAATATGGAACAATGTATGTACAACATCTGATTTAGATTTTGCAGGATTTGACGCAAGAAATGAAGAAGTTGTTGATATGTATAAGGCTGGAATCGTTGATCCTAATAAAGTTACTAGGGTTGCTCTTGAAAAAGCAGTATCCGTTTCAGGTACAATCTTAACAACAGAATGTGTAATTAATAAACTCCCAGAGGAAGAAGGCAAAGAGCCACCAATGATGGGAGGAGGATTTGGGATAGGATAATGAGTGATAATAAACAAAAGATAAATATAAATCTAAACGACATGGATGATGTTGTTTGTGAATCATGTGGAAATCCTACATTTATTCAAGTGGTACTATTAAAACGTGTTTCAGCCGTAATGTCGCCAAATGGAAAGAAAAGTTTTTTACCAATGCCTGTATTTGAGTGTAGTAGTTGTGGTCATGTTAATGACGAGCTCTTACCCCAACAAGCAGACAAGAAAGATAGTGAGGGAACATTTAATCTTGGCGGATAATGTTAAACATCCAAAGCATTATACTACAGGAATAGAAATGTGGGATTATGCTTATTCTCAAAAACTAGATTTTTTTGAGGGAAACATTATTAAGTATGTTACAAGATGGCGACATAAAAATGGTATGGAAGATTTATTAAAGGCAAAACAATATTTAGATAAACTTATAGAAAATAACACTAAATAAATTTTAATAATTCGCAAAAATTGGTTATATTATATACATGAAAATTAAAACACCTAAAGATTTGGCAATAAAGGCAAGAATGATGGGTAAGAAAACTATTTCTTACAGTCAGTTCAATATGTACAAAACTTGCCCTCGCCAATGGAAATTAAATTATATAGACAAACATAGGGAATTTGAACCTTCTATATATTTAACATTTGGTACATCTATGCACGAGGTTATTCAACATTATCTTGAAGTGATGTATGGTGATTCAATTAAAGCAGCAGATAGTATAGACCTTCATAAAATGCTAAAAGAAAGAATGCAGCATAATTATAAGGAAACATTAGCTGAATTTGATGGAAAACATTTTTCAAGTCAAAACCAAATGATGGAATTTTATTGGGATGGTGTTGAAATAATAGATTACCTAAAGAAAAAACGAGGTGCTTATTTTAGTAAAAAGAATTGTGAATTGGTTGGAATAGAAATGCCAATTTTTCATGAAACTGAAATCAATCCAAATATTATGATGACAGGTTTTATTGACTTAGTAATAAGAGAACACAATAAAATAAAAATCATAGATATTAAAACCAGTACAATGGGTTGGAGACCATCACAAAAGAAAGAAAATGGTGACCAGCTTAGAATTTATAAAGAATATTTTGCAAGACAATACGGAACTGATATTAATGATATTGAGATTGAGTATTTTATAGTCAAAAGAAAACTTTATGAAAATTTAGATTTTCCACAGCGAAGAATACAAACATATTCACCAGCATCTGGAAAACCTAGCATTAATAAAACAAACAAAAATTTGGCAAAATTCATTTCAGAAGCATTTACTACTGATGGAAAACATAACTTACAAGGTGAATATCCTGCAACCAAAGGTGAAAAGAATAAAAATTGTAAGTGGTGCCCGTTTAAGACAAATTATGAATTATGCCCAAAAGATAAAAGGATTATTTTATGATATATTGGTTTACAGGCCAGCCAGGTGCTGGTAAAACAACATTGGCTAAAGCAATGATAGAAAAATGTAGTGACAACTGCATTCATATTGACGGTGATGGTTTAAGAGATTTATTCCAAAACTTTGATTACTCACCAGCTGGGCGAACAAAGAATATACAATCCGTACTGGACTTATGTAGATTTTTAGATAATAAAGGTTTAACGGTTGTTGTATCAGTTGTTGCACCATATAAAGAAATGCGTGATTCATTAAAAAATACAAATGATGTAACTGAGATATATGTTCACACAACTGAGACTAGAGGTAGGGAAGATTATTTTGCAAAAGATTATGAAGCACCTACGGAAGATTTCATTGATATGGACACTACAGATATTTCTATTGATGATTGCTTAGACAAAATATCATTTAATAGAGAAAAGAAGCATACATATTTTTGTGACATTGATGGAACAATATTTAAGTATAGAAAATTTGAAACATACACAACTTCAGATGCTGAACCAATAATGTCAACAGTTGATAAATTAAATGAATGGTATGATGACGGTCATATGATAATTTTAACAACTGCCAGACCTGAAGATATGAGAGAACATACTATCAAAGAATTAGTTGATAATAGCATACCATTTGATAGATTAATAATGGGGATTGAGCGAGGACCAAGATATCTTATCAATGATATGGATCCTAACAAGCCAGGAGAGAGAGCAATTGCACTAAATTTACAAAGAGACAAAGGAATATGAAATACTCAATGTTTATAGGAAGGTGGCAGCCTTGGCATGATGGCCATCAATGGTTAATTGACCAAAGAATTAAAGAAGGAAAAAATATCTGTATAGCAATTAGAGATATTGAACCAAATGAAAATCAACCTTGGACACCACAAGAAGTTGAAGAAAATCTTAATAACAGATTTGCAAAAGAAATAGCAGATGGAAGTATAAAGGTTGTAATAATTCCAGATATTGAATCTGTTAATTATGGAAGAGGTGTGGGATATGAAATCATTGAACATGTACCACCAACAAAGGTTGAAAAAATATCAGCAACGAAAATTAGAAAACAAATGAGGGAAAAGGGATTACTACAGTGACAAGAAATAAGTGGGCAGCAAGAAAGAGGCATATTGTAAAAACAATTACATGGAGAATTGTTGGTACTTTAGATACAATGGCATTAGGTTGGCTTGTTAGTGGTGACCCAATGATTGGGTTAAAGGTAGGTGCACTTGAATTGTTTACAAAGATGATATTATACTATTTTCACGAAAGAGCTTGGTATGGTTATAGACCAAATAGGAATAGAAAGTAATGAAAATAGGAATAGTTGGTAGTAACACATATGAGAATAAACGAAAGATTAAGCAAACAGTATTTGACTTAACAAAGAAATTTGGTGATAGGTTAATTGTTGTTAGTGGCGGTGGCCAACACGGTGCTGACAAGTACGCTAAAAAATATGCATTAGAACTAGGCTGTGAATATAGGGAAGTAAATCCAGCTCACACTCAAAAAACACTGTACTCAATTATGTCAGAAAATTGGTACAATAAACCATATAAAACAAAAAATTATTTTACAAGAAATACCATTTTGGCAAGATATGTAGATTATTTAATAGCATTTATTCCAAGAGGTGAAGAAAGTAAGGGAACAGAATATACAATTTTTGAAGCAAGAAAATTTCGCAAAAAAGTTGTCATTATTCATTAGTTTTTAATTTTATGATTATATTTATATATGTATATTCATATATAAAGGAGATAATAAGATGACACAAGACAAACTTAAATTAACATCTGTTAAAATTTCTGAAGACTTACATAGAAATTTTAAGATTAAGGGAATACAAGACAACCTTAATTTTCAAAAGATAACTAATAGGGCAATTCACCTATATTTAACAGATAAAACATTTAGACAGAAAATTTTAGAAACCACGTTATTAGGCAAAAATTTATAGATTATTAAGGAAGAGGTTATGGAAATTAAATTACCAAAATTAAGAAGTGTAGACCCAAATAAACCAAAGAAGAAAAAAATACTACTACTATCCGATGACTTAAGATTACATTCAGGTGTTGGTACAGTATCAAAAAATTTAGTTTTTGGAACAGCTGATAGGTATGATTGGGTTCAATTAGGTGGAGCTGTAAAACACCCAGACGATGGAAAACTTTTAGATATAAGTGACCAAGTAAAAGAAGAAACTGGTGTAAATGATGCATCAGTAAGAATATACCCAAGTTCAGGTTATGGAACTCAAGAAATTGTTAGACACATCATTTCACAAGAAAAGCCAGATGCAATCATCCATTTTACAGACCCTAGGTTTTGGCAATGGTTATATCAAATGGAACATGAAATACGTCAAACAATACCTCTTGGCTACTTAAATATTTGGGATGATTTACCTTACCCGCATTGGAATGAACCATTTTATGAGTCATGTGATTTGTTAATGGGTATATCAAAACAAACTGTTAACATAAACAGAAATGTTTGCCAAAACAAACCACGAACTGATTGGGATTTAACGTATGTACAGCATGGTATATCAACAGACCAATATTACCCAATAGATGAAAAACATCCAGAATTTAACGAAATGTTAAAATTTGAAAATACATTATTTGGTGGTAAAACTCCAGGATTCGTTGTAATGTATAATAGCAGAAATATTAGAAGAAAGGCTACTTCTGACTTAATGTTAGCTTTTAAGCTATTTTGTGATAGGCTATCAAAAGAAGATGCTAATGACTGTTATTTATTATTACATACAAATAAGGTTGATGATGCAGGTACTGATTTACAAGCTGTAAAAGATAACTTATTACCAAATTATAATGTAATATTTAGTGAAGCAAAATTAACAACAAAACAGTTAAACTACTTGTATAACATTTCAGATTTAGGTGCAAATATTAGTTCAGCAGAAGGTTTTGGATTAAGTTGTATGGAGGCAATTCAATCTGGAACACCTGTACTCGTAAACTGTATTGGTGGATTGCAAGACCAAGTTGGTATAATTAAAGATGACGGAGAATATCTTAAATTAGAAGATTTTACAGCAGATTGGCCAAGTAATAGTAATGGTAGGTATAAGAATCATGGAGAATGGTCATTTGTTGTGTGGCCACAAATAAATCTACAAGGTTCACCACTTACACCATACATTTATGATTCTAGGTGTAGTATACCTGATGTAACTGACCAAATTGAAAAAGCATATAACTTAGGAACAACTGAATTGGCAAGACGAGGTATGAAGGGAAGAGAATGGGCAATTGAAAATGGCTTTACAGCCAAAGAAATGTGTAATGCATTTGAAAGGTCTATGGAAGGTTGTTGGAAAAATTGGACACCAAGAAAAAGATTTACATTAGTTAATGCACAAGACAAATTACCAGAATATCCAGTAGGACATAATTTTTAGGAGAAAAAAATGAAACCATTATTAGTTATGAGTGCACCTGTTGCAACACGTTCAGGTTACGGAGACCACTCAAGAGATTTATTAAGAAGTTTGATAGCGATGGACAAGTATGATATAAAAGTACTTAGTCAAAGATGGGGTTCATGCCCTATGAATGCTCTTGGAAAGGAAGACCAAGATATTATTAATGTTCTGCATTTTGGTAATTTACCAAAACAACCAGATATATGGATTCAAGTAACAGTTCCAAATGAATTCCAACCTGTAGGTAAATACAATATTGGAATAACTGCAGGAATTGAAACAACACATGTATCACACCCGTGGGTTGAAGGAATGAATAGAATGAATGTAGTTATAGTAACATCTGAACATTCAAAACAGTCATTCATAAATTCAGTATATGACAAAATAAATAACCAAACAAAACAAAAAGAAGGTGAATTTAGAGTTACAACACCAATGGAAGTTTTATTTGAAGGTGTTGATACCAAAATTTGGAAAAAGACAAGTGAAATTTCAAAAACAGTAGTTGATGAATTATCAAGTATTAAAGAAAGTTTTTGTTTTCTTTTTGTTGGACACTGGCTTCATGGAAATTTTGGTCATGATAGAAAAGATGTAGGCGGAATGTTAAAAACATTTTTTGAAACATTTAAGAGAAAAAAGAATAAACCTGCATTAATACTTAAATCAAGTCAAGCAACATTTAGTGTAATGGATAGGGAAGCTATGCTCAAAAGAATTAGGGACATTGCACGACAATGCGGTGAAGATTTACCAAATGTTTATTTATTGCATGGTGACTTGGAACCTGAAGAAATGAATAGTCTATATAATCACCCTAAAGTAAAAGCTATGATTAGTTTTACACATGGTGAAGGTTATGGAAGACCACTTGCAGAATTTTGTGTTACACAGAAACCAGTAATTGCATCAAACTGGTCAGGTCAAGTCGATTTCTTAAAGCATTCAATATTACTACCAGGTGAATTACAAGAAGTACACCCTTCAGCACAATGGGAAAATGTTGTAATAGACAAATCACAATGGTTCTATGTAAACCACTTATATGCATCAAGAGTACTAAAAGACGTACACAAGAAATATAAAAAATATATTCCAGATGCAAGAAAACAAGCAAGATTAATTAGAGAGGATATGAATCTTGATAAAATGACAGAAAGATTCACAGAAATAATGGAAAAGCACGTAAAGGTACCAGAACAAGTGGCATTGAATATGCCTAAAATTACATTACCTAAATTGGAGAAAATATCATGAGTACAGACTTAAAAGAAAAAAGTCCATTTACGAATAGAGTAGCAGTTATAGTTGAAAAAGACGAAAAAGCTGGAATATCTAAAATGTGTATGGACACAGGATATAATACAAATAGTAATTTAACAATTGGAAATGACCAAGTAAAAGAGTTTGAAGCCCGTTCACCTAAAATAATTCTTGAAACTAGATATGAAGATAAACTTTTAGGACAGTATTGGTATTTAACAACAATTGTTATGGAACACGGAATGCTTTATCCAGAAGGTACAAAGGAAAATTATGAATGGATTTATGCACCAGTTGTTCAGATACCAAAAGAAGAACAAATTAAATACCCTATACCTGGAAGAGATGGTGAATACTATCAAACTAGACTTGGCGTTGACATTGCTGAAAGATTTCCACGTGATAAGTTTATGGATTGTTGTAAAAGATTAGGTGTAGCTCAATAATGTCATACTTTGCACAACACTTAGGTAAATGTGGGACTGCCCAACAAATTTCAATTGCACAATTGGAACCTGGAATGATAATCTCAGCTGTTTATAAAAAACAAGCAAGAGGTAAAGAAAAGGGTGGTGCAAAAAAATACATATTGTTGGTTTTGAATCCAAATTACTTAAGAGTGATGCATGCACTAACACTTGACTTAATTCCACTTAATGCTTTTAATTTATTTGCTGGTGGTGTAGGAATTGAATATTCTGAAAAGTTTAAGTCAAAAAAAGTTAAATTGAGAAAAATGATTGTTGGACAAAATCCTAAACAATTCTATTCATCAGCAATAAAAAAGATTGCAAAAACAAGGTTAGGTGATAGTTATAGAACTCTTAATATTCAAAACTTTAATTCTATTAGAGTTGTAAACTATGAATTTAGTAAAAATATTTTAGATGCATATATGCCTGGTGATTCAGATACATCTGTTGGTGTACAACCACCTGGTGAAAACCTAGACGAGCTCAATATAAAGGGAGATAAAGAATGAAAATTAGTTATGCAATAACCGTGTGCAATGAACACAAAGAAATAGAGAAATTATTAACATTTCTATTTGAACATAAGAGAGAACAAGACCAGGTTGTAGTACAAATGGATTCAAAAAATTCAACTGAAGAAGTTTGGAATGTTTGTGAAAAATTTGAAAATAGACAACATCATCATTATAGATTGATTCAATGTGAATTAAATAAAAACTTTGCTGCATATAAAAACAATCTAAATAAACAATGTGATGGAAATTGGATATTTCAAATTGATGCAGATGAAATACCAAATGAATATTTAATAGAGGCACTTCCATTTATATTAGAAGCAAACGAAGATACTGAAGCTTTTTGGGTGCCAAGAGTAAATACAGTAGCAGGAATTACAGATGCTCACATTGCCAAATGGGGTTGGAAATTAAATGAAGATGGTTGGGTAAACTTTCCAGATTGGCAAATGAGAATCTATCAAAATAAAGAAGAAATATATTGGATAAAACCAGTACACGAACAATTAAAAGGTTATACTAAATTCGCAAATCTTCCAGCAGAAGAAAAATTCTGTTTATATCATCCAAAAAATATTGGAAGACAAGAAAAGCAAAATGCCTTTTATGAAACAATTTAAGGAAAACATTTATGGCACTTTGGTTTGTACAAAATAAGGTTGTATATTTAGCACCACAAAAAACAGCAACAACATCAATTGAAAAATATTTAAGCGATGAATTGGGTTATAGTCCGCTTGGTCACAGACACACAATACTTACTGATGATGAAATAAAATATATGAAAGATAATAAGTTCTTTTCATTTGGTTTTGTTAGAAACCCATGGGATAGAATTGTTAGTATGTATAAGTGGGAAGAGCAAGTAAAGAATGAACCAGCAATGAAATCAGGTGCACTACCATTTGAAAAATATTGTGAATATATTTATAAAGCATATCATGGAATTGAGAGTTTTGACCTAATAGAAGGATTTGTTTGTAATTCAATATATAGGCATATGCACCATGAAAAAGAAAAGGGTCATTTTATATCACACTACAATAAAATGTATCGTAATGGTGAACAGATTTTTGACTTTATTGGAAAATATGAAAATCTTGCAGAGGACATGCAAATCGTATGTGATCAAATTGGAATAATAAACAAACCCTTACCAATGATTAACAAAACAAATCATGCTAGTTATAGGGAATATTATTCAGATGAAAGTAGACAAAGAATTGCTGAAGTATATCTTGAAGATATAGATGCATTTGGTTATGAGTTTTAGAAATGGCAAACAAAATACAGATAGTCTTACACTCTCTTCCTAGGGAGATAGATGAAGTAAAGAGAATAGTTGACCAATTGGCTAGGTCACAATTTTACATTGGGGATACCAATAATGTAATACTTGACTTTACTCTAAATATATCTGATAAGTTAACAGATTGGGAAAATTCAAAAATACCAAAAGAATATTTTATAGATAAATTTACTTACATTGAGTCACTTTCACCATTTGTAAATAGATTTGATGTTAGTACTACATGTTTAGGTTGTAATGATAAAAGAAGAAATGCAATTAATTCAGATACAGATGCAACACATATTTTATATTTAGATACTGATGTATACTTTTCTGATTACAATCTTACAATGATGTTTGATGCAATAAGCCAAATAAAAAATAAGTATCATATTATATCATCAGAAATTTTACAACTATGGGATTCTAGTTGGGATGTTATTTCAAATGAAAGAACACGAAATACAGACAGAAGTAAAAAGCTCTGGCATACAAACCCATATAGGGTTTTTGATAGGCGGGAACCGTGTATACCTAAATTAAGACAGATACAAACAGTTAAGTTTGGTGGTGGATGGTTTAATTTGTTTAACATTGAATTGTTAAAATTTATTACAATTCCAGACTCACTAGGACCTTATGGATTAGATGATACATTTATTGCAGAGGCATCAATGCATATGTTAAGAAAGGGTTATGATATACGACAATATGTTTTATCAGATATGATTGTTATTGAAGATAGAATGTTTAGGGATTACCCATATGATAATTATGTAAAAACAAAAAGTGACATGAAAGATTTTTGGAGAAAAGAGTCACATAAAAATTATTCTTTAGAAATGGAAAAATTTCTAAAAAGGATATGATAAAATTTTTATTATTCAAGAAAAATTGTTATATTATATAAAATAAAATTAAAAGGAAGAAAAGTTATGATGAATATTGAAAACATAGGACATAGGTTTACAGAAATTATCAGTACACCTGAATGGAATGATTTACAAGTAAAGTATAATGAGTGCGATGACATTTATGTATTAGGTCATGGTGGTAATATGGGAGTAGCTGACCACACGGCAGTTGATATGACAAGACTTTCTAATGGTACAAAAAATGCAATGTGCCCTGGAAGTTGTGTAGTTGCAACATCATTGATAAATGATACAAGTTTTGATTTATGGATGGTTGCTTGGTTAAAGCAAAGAACTTCAACAAGAACAAAATCACAAATGAAGAAATCATTGGTTTATGGAATCTCTTCTTCTGGTAAATCAATTGATGTACTAAAGGCATTACAGTGGGCATCAGATAATGGAATGAAAACATGTTTAGTTACAGCTAATCCAATAGCTGGTCAAATTAAAGGTCTTACACAAGTAGTATTAGGTGTAGATTATTACCACACAGCAGAATGTTTAAGCTTATTATTACAATATCAACTTACACATGGTTCTGGAAAAGAATGTCCTCCTATTGGAAAAAATACACCAGCTGAACTTGATAAATTAAATTGGCAAGGTGATAAAATTAGAAAGCATAGTTTTCCAGATGAAACAAGAAACATAGGTGTAGACTTTGATGGAGTAATTCATAAAAACAGTAAAGGCTTTTATGATGGAACAGTTTATGATGAACCTATTGAAGGCTCATATGAAGCTCTTGAAAAATTATCAAAAAAGTATGATGTAATAATTTATACAGCAAAGGCAAAACCAGATAGAGGGCTAATAAACGGAAAAACTGGAATTCAATTAGTATGGGATTGGCTTAGAGAAAAAGACATGGCAAAATTTGTAACTAAAGTAACATCAGAAAAACCAAGAGCAGTTGCATACATTGATGATAAAGGTATAACATTTAAGAATTGGAAACAAACACTTGGGGAAGTAGATGCACTCTAAAACTAAACAATTAAAAAAGAATATTGGTAAGCATGAGCTTATACCTCTTAGACTTCGTGAAATGAAAGATTTCTATAAAGATGACACAGCATATATTGTTACTTGTGGTCCATCATTAAATGATATTTCAAAAAAAGAGCTAAAGGAAAAACTAAAAGATAAGTTAGTGATTGCCAATAAACAAGCATATAATAGTTTAGGAAAAGTTGCAGATTTCCATATTCTCAATATTATAAACTATCAGCCATATACTTATGAAAGTGATGAAACTATAAATATATGGGAAGTTTTTGAGCAATTTCATCCACAATTAATATTGGAAAATAAATGGCCATGCCACTTAATGCTTCCAGTTGTTGGTAATCATATTCCAAACCCTGAAAGAATGGACCAGTCACAAGCTGGTAAATTGAGTTTTGATGATTGGACATTGGACAAAACAATATATAGACAATTTGGTCCAGGAATGATGTATGAAATAATTTTTCATTTAGCAGTATATTTAGGTGTTAAGAAAATTGTTGTAGTTGGTTGGGATATTGGAGATTTAAGCCCATATTCTGGTGATGACCCAAATGAAGTTATATTTCACGACCATTGTTATTCAACTGATGAAAATAAATATGGTGAAATAACTGAAGCAAAATGTGGAATGACATACCGTGAAATGCAAGTTGTTATAGATTCAACAAAATTCTTAAAGGAATGGCTAAACTCTAAAGGAATTGAGTTAGAAATAGTTTCTGATAAGAGTTCTGCCCACAAATCAATAAAGAGAGTAAAGTTATGAAATCAGACAGTGATGTAAAAAATGTATTAACAGATGATGGACTTCCAGAGGAATCATTAAAAACATTTCATTCATATGAAAATAATACCACTGTAAATATTGATGATTTAAGAAAAGAATTAGGAATGGGTAGCTGGGCTGTAAGAATTGCATATAATGATAGGTTTGGTGGAGTTGTAATACAGCAACAAAGTGGAGAAGGAAATAGGAAACATTATCATCCACATGCAGATGAAAACTGGGTGATAATAGATGGAGAATGGGAATGGTGGATTGATGGGCAAGGAACAAAGACAGTAAAGAAAAATGATATTATTGTTGTACCTGTAAATACTTGGCATCATATTAAATGTGTAAAAGGTCCAGGTATAAGGTATGCAATAACACAACCAGATGTAGAGCATGTATATGAAAAATAAGACAGTAGTTGTTGTTGGCGGAAGTACAGGTATTGGAAAGGGAATTGTTGATTCTTTCAAAAATCTTGGTGCTAGGGTTGAATCTATAAGTAGGTCAAATTGTGATATAACTAAAAAAGAAGATATTGATTTCTATTTTTCAGATATACATGAGGTAGACATACTTATTAACAATGCAGCCATCAATTACTGTAAACCTATTGAAGATATACATTTAGATGAGTGGAAAAGTGTAATAGACACAAACCTTACATCATATTTCTATATAATTAAAAAGTGCATTCCATTAATGAAAAGAGGAAGTAAAATAGTAAATGTATCATCAATAGCTGGGAGAAACAAGAGCTTGGTAAGTGGTGTACATTATACTTCATCAAAGGCAGGTATTATTGGTTTAACAAGACAGCTTTCACAAGAACTAGGACCAAGAGGTATAAACATCAATTGTGTATGCCCAAGCCAAACATTAACACCAATGTTGGAAAGGTCAATGTCCTTAGAAGAATTGGCAAATTTAGAAAGTAAGATTCCATTAAGACGTGTTGCTGAAGTTGATGAAGTTGTGAAGCCTATATTATTTTTATGCTCTGAAGATGCGTCATATATTCATGGTGCATGTATAGATATAAACGGAGGACAATTATGAAAGTAGCGGTTATTATACCAGCAAGATATAAATCAGGAAGATTTCCTGGAAAACCATTGGAAGATATTTTAGGTAAGCCAATGGTTATAAGAGTTGCAGAAATAGCAGAAAAAGCTGTTGGTAAACAAAATGTTTATGTTGCAACTGATGATTTAAGAATTAAAAATGTTGTTGACGATAGTGGTTATAATGTTATTATGACATCTCCTAAACATCCATGTTGTACAGATAGAGTTGCTGAAGCAGCTTATCATTTAGATGCTGATATAATTGTAAATTTACAAGGAGATGAACCAATGTTAAATCCTAATGAGATAACTTTGGCAATAAATGCAAAACAACAATACCCTGGGTATGTAATAAATTGTGCAGCAGATTTGCAAGATTTTGAAAAACCTGAAAATAGAAACATCATAAAAATGGCAATGGGACTAACCGATAATCTTGTATGTGCATCAAGAAATCCCATACCAGTTGAAAAGTCAGGAAATGCTCCAATTTGTAAAAAACAAGTATGTATTTATGTTTATAACAAGGAAGAGTTAAAATTGTTTTTAGACCAGGGAACTACTCCTTTAGAAGGTGTAGAAGAAGTTGATATATTAAGATTTTTAGAAATGGGTGTACCCGTAAAAATAATAAATGTATCTGGAGACTCACATGCAGTTGATGTTCCAGGTGATATTGAAATAGTTGAAAAACTTTTGAAGGAGAGAGATAATGCATAAGATAACACATTGTATATCGTCATTTAACAATTTGAATTATTTGAAATTGGCTGTAAAGTCAGTTCGTGAAAATTCATATTATAAAGATTCCCCACTAATTATTCATGCTGAAAATTGCCAAGATGGTACCAATGAATGGCTAGCTGAGAATAGTGAAAAGTGGAATTTTGAATATTATGTTGAACAAAATGAAAATCCAATTGGTATTGGTGGTGGAATGAACTTTTGTGCATCAAAGGTAAAAACCGAATTCATTAACTTTTTGCATGCTGATTTTTATGTATCAAAAAACTGGGATATTGAATTATTAAATAAATTTGAACAATACCCAGATGACAAATTAATGGTGTTTAGCCAAAGAATACAACCAGATATTTTTAATGATAGTGAAAGACCTGGAACTATTTTTGTACCACTAAATGAATTTGGAGAGTATCATCATAATTTTGATGAAAAACATTTTTTAACATGGGCAGAAGATTTTACATCAATAAATGATTGGGAAATTGTAAAAACTGAAGGTGTTAGTGGAATGGTAAGAAAACGTGATTGGGATTACATTGGTGGAAATGATGATAGGTTTGCACCAGCATATTGGGAAGATGCAGACTTATTTATTAGAATGATGAATGAAGGTTATAGATTTGTCTTAACATCAAAATCGTTAGTTTATCATTTTGCATCAAGAGCATCAAGGTTTCCAGATGATAACTTAAAATCAAGACCAGTTAATTTGGCACAAATAGAACAAAGAAGTTTACAAAGGTTTGTTGAAAAGTATGGAAAAACACCAGACCTAGATAATAATCAACACTATATAGCAATGCAACCAATAGATGGTTCAAAGAATAGGATAAATCAATGAAAAAAACAGCATTAATTACAGGTATTAGTGGAATGGATGGAAGCCATTTGGCAGATTTTTTATTGTCAAAGAATTATGTAGTATATGGCATGGAGAGACGTTCATCCCATATAAATAATATCAACACATCTCACTTGGACGGAAAAATAACAATATTAACAGGTGATATGACAGACCAAAACTCACTAACAAGATGTCTTAAGGAATCAAATCCAGATGAAGTTTATAATCTTGCAGCACAATCATTTGTTGGTGAAAGTTGGAATACTCCTGAACAAACAAGCAATGTAACTGGTTTAGGTGTATTGAGAGTATTGGAGGCAATAAGAGAGTTTAATCCAAAAATTAGATTTTACCAAGCAAGTAGTTCTGAAATGTTTGGAAGAATGGTTGAAAATCCTGCAAAAGAAACAACTCCGTTTTATCCAAGAAGTCCTTATGGTGTATCAAAGTTATATGGCCATTGGATAACTAAAAACTATAGAGAGTCATATGATATGTATGCATGTAGTGGAATACTTTTTAATCATGAAAGTGAAAGAAGAGGTATTGAATTTGTAACAAGAAAAATTTCAGACGGTGTTGCAAAAATACATTTAGGTTTAGCCAATGATATTACTTTAGGTAATTTAGATGCAGAAAGAGATTGGGGTTATGCACCTGATTATGTTGAAGCAATGTGGCTAATGTTACAACAGGAAACTCCAGATGATTATGTTATTGCAACAGGTGAAAAACATTCAATTAAGGATTTTTTAGATGCTGCATTTAATCACGTTGGAATCAGAAAGTGGAAAACATATGTTAAACAAGACCCAAGATTTATGAGACCAGCTGAAGTTGATGTGTTAAGAGGTGATTATAGTAAAGCAAAGAAAGACTTAGGATGGTCACCAAAAACTAATTTTGCAGAGTTAGTTGCAAAAATGGTTGATAATGATATAGAATTAAATCGTACAATTTAGAGGAAATTAATATGAAAAGAAAATTAAGATTTGTAGTTTGTGGTTGGTGGTTTGATGAATTTGATAATAAAAAAGGCCAAACGAGTTTTATTGAAGAACTAAAGGAATTTAATGACAAAAATGATTTTGTTGATGTATTTTGGACATGTCATAAAACTCCACCAAAATTGATTAAAGATAATTTCAATTGGAAAGAATTTACTAATTTAGGATTGGAGTGGGGAGCTTACGACCAAGGGTGGAGACATATACAAGCTAATGATGGATTAGAGTCTTTTTCACCAGATGATATTATATTTTTTATGCAAGATGATATATTAATTCATGATTGGTCTTTTGTAAAAAAATGTATTGATTTAATTGAGTCAGGTGCAAAGGTTATAGGTAATGGTGCAAATTATCCATTATATTTTAATCCTCTTGATATACCACCAATTAGTAAAAATTGGATCAATCCAACAAAGAGATGGGTTGATTATATACGTGAAGAAAATCATGATTTAATTGCTGGACCTTTACAGTCAATTTCTGTAAGAGGAAGCTTTGTTTGTTTAACACATGAATCAATGAGTACAATAGGTGGATTTGATTATGTAGACACACCACTACCAAACCATGCGTTAAGAACAGTACCAAAAGGTGCACCAGATGCTCATAAACATAATATCATGGTGTATGATAAAACTAAGGTACCTCAAGGAATTAATGTATTAGAAAAGCTTCAACTCACAAATGGCTTTGGAAATACCACAATGTATCTTAATGCATATAAATTTACAAAAATGCTTGGTGCACATACATTTAAGTATTTATCAGATACATACAGAAAATCGCCATATATGACAGAATGTGGAAATGGAATGGTTGAATTACCACAGGAAGGTGGAAGAACTATTAGAATTCCAGTTAATGAAAGTTTTATAGCACGATAAATTTTTTATTGTCAAAAAAATTAGTTATATTATATTATGAAAAAAATAAACGTACTAAAACCAAAATTTGAAACTGACAAGATATTAGAACAAATGCGAGAGTGTTTGGATTCTGGATGGACAGGTATGGGATTCAAAACTGTTGAGTTTGAAGAAAAGTGGAAAGAATATACTCAATTACCTCATGCACACTTCATTGCATCAAATACTGTAGGACTTCATTTGGCATTAAACCTTTTCAAAAATAAGGATGGTTGGAAAGATGGTGATGAAATAATTACTACTCCTCTTACATTTGTATCAACAAACCATGCAATAATGTATGAAAGACTAAAACCAGTATTTGCAGATGTTGATAGTTCAATGTGTTTAGACCCAAAGTCAATTGAAGAAAATATTACTGATAAAACAAGAGCTGTTTTATATGTTGGTATTGGTGGAAACACAGGACAATTATTGGAAGTACAGAGAATATGTGAAAAGCATAATGTAAGATTAATTTTAGATGCAGCTCATATGTCAGGAACTAAAATTAAAAATGTATTTATGGGTGTTGGTTATACAACTGAACATATTGGAAAAGAGGCAGACGTTACTATTTTTAGTTTTCAAGCTGTAAAGAATTTACCAACAGCAGATAGTGGAATGATATGCTTTAGTGATGAAGAAGACGATAAGCTAGTACGACAACTTTCATGGTTAGGAATTGATAAAGACACATATTCACGAAGTACTGAAGGTTCATATAAATGGAAATATGATGTACCAAACATTGGATTCAAATATCATGGAAATTCTATAATGGCATCAATAGGTTTAGTTCAGTTAGATAGGTTAGATGAAGACAATAAGTATAGAAATCAAATTGCAGATTGGTATACTGAATGTTTAACTGATGATTGGGGAAGACATGATCCTAGATGTATAGAAATCGTAAAAGACGATTTGTATGTTGCAATATCATCAAAACATTTATTTCAAATATTAGTACCAGCTGAGTGTCGTGACAATTTAATTGAATTATTGTATAGCAATGAAATATATCCAGGTGTACATTATATTGATAACACAAATTATCCAATGTATAGTGATAGTCATGGAAAATGTCCAAATGCACATTCATATTCAAAAAGATTAATTACATTACCAATACATTTAGGTATAACTAAAAATGATGTAAAAAGAATATCACAGATTATAAAGGATTGTAAATGGTTAGGAGATTGGAAATGGATAGGATAACATTTTGTATACCAAGTAAAAGTAACTTAAGATATCTTAAAGCATGCATTCCATCAATTAGGGAAAATGCACATAGAAAAGACCATGATATTGTTGTTTTTGTTGATAGTGATGAAGATGGAACAGTTGAATGGTTAAAGGAAGTTAAAGACGATTACAATATATCTTATCATGTAAATCCTGATTTAGGAAAGAGCTTATATGGTATTGGAATGGCATATGATTATTGTATTGAAAAATCAACAACTGATATCTTTATGATTTTTCATGCAGACATGATGCTAGCTAAAGATGCTGATTTAATAGCTTGGAAACAACTTAAAGAAAAGCATGTTGTTTGTTCAACAAGAATTGAACCACCTATCCATCCAAATGCAGGTGAAAAAATATTAGTTGATTTTGGTATGTGGCCAGAAGACTTTATGTCAAAAGAATTTGACAATTATGTAAAGTTAGCAAAAGAAAAATATGGTGATAAAACTACAGAAGGAATATTTGCTCCTTGGATGATGTATAAATCAGATTTTCTAAAAATAGGTGGACATGATAAAATATTACATTCTTGTAGAGAAGATAGTGATGTATTTAATAGAATGCATTTGGCAGGATATAATTTTATTCAAAGTTGGCAAAGTTTTGTTTATCACTTAACAGGAAGAGGAGCTGGTAGTTTTGATGGAGATGAAGAGAGACATAAAAATTGGCAACATATGATGACAAATTCAACTAGAGAATTTATTAGAAAATGGGGAACAGGTGTTCAACATGATGCACTAATGAAACCTTTAGTTTCTAAAAAATACAACATTTCATTTGTCATTGAAAATTGTAGTGATGCACATGTGCAATTGCTTTATCATGTTGAACCTTGGTGCGATAGTGTATATTGTAATGAATCAATTGGTAAAAAATATATAGAGTTAGAACAAAATAATACATCATTTGATTTAACAAAAAGATTAAAAAGTATAACATCACAACCAACTGAGAATGTTATTGTAAAGTTTGATTCACAACATCTTAGTACACAGGAAAGATTTAACTTTTTAACTCAGCTTTCAAATATATTGACTGATAGCGGCCAAGTTGGACACATGAAATATGATATATTTGATATTGAAATTAAATCATTAGATACATACGAAAATGAGTTAATAAATGTCAAGAATTAAACAAATAGAAAAAAGATTAGATTACCTAAAGACTGAAGTTGTTCATGCACCTAGATTGGATGGTTGGACTCTAAATGGCCATAGGGAAGAAATTAAAAAGTTAATACAGGAACTAAAAGAAATACAGGAGAAAACTGATGACAAAGATAATAGCTGAAATAGGTTGGAATCATATGGGCGATATGAAACTTGCTAAAGAAATGATTAAGGCTGCAAAGGATTCTGGTGCAGATTTTGCAAAGTTTCAAACGTGGTCTGTTGATAGATTAAAGCCAGGACCTTGGAATGAAGATGGAAGAATTGATATATACAAGAAAGCAGAATTGACTCGTGAAAATCATGAAGAGTTAATATCATATTGTAATGAAGTTGGAATTGAATTTATGTCATCAGTATTTAGTATTGCAGACGCACAATTACTTGTTGATTTAGATATTAAGACTGTTAAGATTCCAAGTATGGAATGTAGAAATGTTGAACTTGTTAAGTTTTGCAATGAACACTTTGAATCTATTTATATGTCAACAGGTGCATCAACATTAAAAGAGGTATGTGATAGTGTTGATTTGATTGATAAGCCATTATTTTTAATGCATTGTGTATCGTCATACCCATGTGAAATTGAAAATGCAAACTTAAATAAGATTTTTGGACTAAAGGGAATATGTCCTACTGTTGGATATAGTGATCACTGTTTAGGTACAGACGTTGCAAAGTATGCTATAGAATATGGAATAAATGTTGTTGAAAAACATTTTACAACAGATACTTCACTTCCGGGTAGAGACAACCAATTTGCAATAACTCCACCAGAATTAAAAAATCTTAAACAGTGGATTGACAATAAATCTCTTGCACAACAATATGTTGCACGTGATTATTTACCAGTTGAAGAAGAAGTAAGAAAAGTTTATCATGGAAGATTTAACAATGAATAATAAAAACATATTAGGTGTAACATTGGCACGTGGTGGTTCAAAGGGTATACCAAAAAAGAACATATACCCAGTCAATGGAAAGCCACTAATATCATATACGATTGAAGCAGCATTAAAAACAAAACTTTTTAGTCCGTACATTGTAAGTACAGATTCACAAGAAATTGCAGATGTTGCTGAAAGCTATGGTGCACAAATACCGTTCTTAAGACCAGACGAATTATCTGGTGATACGGTTTGGTCAAGAGATGCACTAAAGCATGCAGTTTTAGAATGTGAAAGAATTTATAATACAACATATGACTGGGTTGTAGAATTACCATGTGTATCACCATTAAGAAACAGTCAACATATTTTTGATGCTATTAATATATTAACAACAGGTGAGTATGATAGTGTTACTTCAGTTGCACAAATGCAAGACAAACACCCAGTTAGAATGAAAAGAATTGTTGATGGAATGTTAAAAGATTTCTGTAAGGAATTTCCAGAAGGTGAAGGTAGTAGGCGACAAGACTTAGAACCATGTTATATTAGAAATGGTGCAATATATGCAATGACTCGTGATTGTATTGTAAATGATTTTTCAAGACATGGCAAAAAATGTTATGCATTTGTAATGGATGATGATTCATCTATAAATGTTGATACAATGCATGACTTAAAACTTGCAGAAATAATTTTAGGGAGTAAGTAATGAATGTAATAATAGATTGTCCTACTGATTTTTTATCTTTGAAAGCTTTTATGAAAAAGCACAATATTAGTGAATCTGAAGACCCGGATTGTATCATAGTCAATCCAGGAACTGACGAGTATCTAGATGAAAAATATTTTTCTAATTTTGAAAACTTAAAGGTTGTAGGAACACCATCAACAGGTGTTAATCACATTGATACAAAATATTTAGAGGGTAGGAACATAAAAACATTTTGTTTACTTGATGATAGAATTGGTTTAGAATCAATAACAGCTTCAGCAGAATTTACATGGCTACATATAATGAATGCATTTAGAAAATTTAATCTTGCATTGGAATATGTTGGTGATTGGAGGGATGATGAAAATGAACACTTTTTAAGGTCAAATGAATTAAGTGGAAAAAACATATTAATTATTGGTCTAGGTAGAATTGGTAGAAAGATTAAGAAATATGCAAATGCATTTGAAATGAATGTTGATTGGTATGACCCATACATTGATGTTACATCAAAAAACCATATTGGTTCTCTTAGGGATTTATCCAAATATGATGTAATATCAATAAACTGTTACTTAACAGATGAAACTACTGGAATGATAGATAAGAGACTTTTATCAACTACAAAAAGTAATGCACTTATTGTAAATACATCAAGAGGTGAAGTTGTTAAGGAAGATGATATTTGTACACTTATTAAAAATGGAAAAATTATTTATAGTTGTGATGTTCTATGTAATGAACAAAATGTTGAAAAATTAAAAGAATCTGAACTATTCAAATTAAATGGACAATATGATAATTTAACAATCACACCACATGTAGCTGGTGCAACTATTGAAAGTCAAACAAAGGCATTGGAGTCAATTATAAAGTTATGCAAAAAATACTTATCATAGGAAATTCGCCAAGAGTACTAACTCAAAAATTTGGTAAAATAATAGATACTGAATTTGATGAAGTTGTAAGGGTAAATAGATTTAAGACAGATGGATTTGAAGAATTTATTGGTGAACGTGTTGATACTTGGTCATTAAGTGATGAGTGGGTATATGATTATATGGATAAGCCATATAATTTAACACCAAGAGATATTAGTAACATTAACAAATTAATAATATCTACACCAGGTTTCAAATATGAATATGTAACAGATAATCTTAAATTAGATTTTCAAGCATTTAAGAAATCTTTACCTTCTGTAGTAATTAAAAAAAATGTTGAAGAAAGAATTAATTCAATTTTAGATATTAATATGTCACCTGATGGACCTTGGGCAACTACTGGTTTATTAACTATTCAGTGGGCAATTGATAATTATGATGATGTTTATATTCATGGCTTTGACTGTTATTTTACACATGAAAACATGCATTACTTTGAAGACAATAGAAAAAGTGATAGGGTATTTACAGGAAAAGAACATGACCCAGAAAAAGAAAAGCATTATCTTGACTTATTAATAAAGACAGGACAAATAAAGACGATTGAAAATGAATACAGTATTTAACAAAGATTATTTCAAAAATAGAAATTGCAACGATGATAAAAGAATGTTAGCATTTGAATCAGAGTTTGATTTTGTGATTAAACATACTGGTAGAAATCCAGGTGCATTATTAGATGTTGGATGTTCAACTGGTGAAATGATTAAATTTTGGAAAGGTATGGGACTTGAAACAAAGTTATGTTATGGTATGGAAATTTCAGACCATGCAAAAAGTGTTGCAAAAAAGAATGGCGTAAAATTCAATAAACATCTTTTTAATTCAAAAGACTATTTTTCAACTATAGTTTTTAGAGGTACTATTCAACATGTAGATACTCCATTTCTTTATATGAAAAAAGCATATGAATCATTAAATAAAGGTGGAAAGGTTGTTTTCTTAGCAACTCCTAATGCAAATAGTTTATATTTTAAGTTATGGAAAACACTTCCATTTCTTGATTACCCAGAAACAAATTATTATATACCATCTGATGTTTGGTTAGAGCAAGCAATGAAAAATTTTGGATTTAAGTTGGTTGAAAAGCGATACCCATATATTGATTCACCATATTCTAATCCAATAGTTGACCACATAAAGTTTTACTTAAAGCTTTTTGGTGTTAATGTTAAATTTCCATTTTGGAGAAATAGCATGGATTTAATATTCGAGAAATAATTATGCTAAAATTAATCAATGAATTATATCCAATATGCAGAAGTATTACTGGTGAAGGATTAAGAAAGTCACTTAAAATCATTTCATCAAAGTTTAATACTAAAATGCAAATACACTCAGTACCATCAGGAACAGAAGTGTTTGATTGGGTTGTTCCAAATGAATGGAATATTCGTGATGCATGGGTAAAAGACCCGTTTGGAAATAAGATTATTGATTTTAACGATAGCAATTTACATGTCATGGGATATAGTGAACCTATTGATAAACATTTATCATGGAAAGAGCTTGATAAAAAACTTTATTGTGGAATTATGCCAAAGAGAATACCATATAGAACTTCATATTATAAGAGAGACTGGGGATTTTGTACAGGATTGCAAATGCCAGATTGGGAAGGCACACAATCAGGTTTAGTTGGAAAGACTGGAAAATACAAGGACTTAAAAGAATCTGATTGCAAATACCATGCATACATTGATTCAACACTGGAACCAGGACATCTTAATTATGGTGAAGTTGTAATTCCAGGAAAGTCTAATCAAGAAATATTATTTAGTACATATTTGTGTCATCCATCAATGTGTAATGACAATTTAAGTGGACCTGCAATACATACTAAATTAATTAAGAAGTTAGAAAGAACAGAAAATTTCTATACATATAGATTTATATTCATACCTGAAACTATTGGTGCAATATGTTGGTTACATAAAAACCAAAAGGATTTAAGTAAATATGTTGGTGGCTTTGTGACTACTTGTGCAGGTGATGATGGACCTGTAACATATAAAAAGACAAGAAGTGGCTCAATTATAGATGATGTAGTACAATATGTTTTAGATGATTATGATTATTCATATATTAGAGATTACTCACCGTTAGGTAGTGATGAAAGACAATTTAGTTCACCAGGTTTTGACATGCCTATAGGTACACTTATGAGAACACCACCAGGTGAATTTTCAGAGTATCACAATTCTGATGATAATATTGATTTTATATCAGAAGAGAAATTAAATGAAATTTATAGCATTTATTCAAAAATTATAGTTATATTAGAAAAAGATTATAGGTATCTATCATCAAACCTACGGTGTGAACCTAATTTTGGAAAGAGGGATTTATACAATAGGGTTGGTGCAACAACATTGGAAGATGATATTAAAGCATATAAGTGGATAATGAATTACTCAGATGGACATCATACATTATTTGATATTGCAAAACTAAGTAACTTTAGTTTTACTCAAATTTTAAGTTGTTCAGAAACGTTAGAAAAAAAGGGATTGATAACAAAATGTATAAAATAACAGTTGCTATTTGTTGCTATAAGCAAAAAGATTGGTTACATAGATGTTTAAGAAGTTTATCTTCCCAAACAATACCAAAGAATGATTTTGAAGTTGTCATAGTGAATGATGACCCATGTGAAAGATTAGATTATATTTGTGATAACTTTAAGGATTTCATAAATATTAGATTAATCAATAACGAAGAAAATTTAGGATTACCTAAATCACTAAATAAAATATTGTCAGCATCTTTAGGAAAATATTTTGTTAGGGTTGATAGTGATGATTATGTATCAAGTGATTTTTTGTATATGCTATCAACATTTTTAGATATAAACCTATCTGCAAGTCCAAGGGTGTCAGGTGAAGATACTTTCTATCAAGGAGTAGCTTGTGACTATTTTAAGGTTGGACCTACAGGTGAAGTACTTAGCAGACATTCATCTGAAAAAGAACCTGTTGCTTGTGGAATAATGTTTACATATGAATCATTATGTGAAATAGGATTTTATGATGAAAACTTTAAGATGAGAGAAGGTCATGATTTACTAAGTAGATTTAACAAATCATATAAGATTTACAATTTACCTGTACCATTATATAAGTATAGAATGCATGACAATAATAGAACAAATAATACTACTGAAGTTAAGAAGTATGATAAAAAATTAGGAGTAAATATATGAAAGTATTAGTAACAGGAGGAGCTGGATTTATTGGTTCAAATCTAGTCGACAGATTAATTGATAAAGGCCATGATGTAACAATTATTGACAATATGTCAACAGGCCATGAAAAGAATATAAACAAAAAAGCAAAGTTTGTACTTTGTGACATGTTTTCAGATATTAAATTACTTGAAGAATCCATGAAAGGTATTGAAGTTGTTTTTCATTTAGCCGCATTAGCAAGAGTACAACCATCAATTGAAAATCCATTACCTTTTAATGATGCAAATATTACAGGTACATTAAATGTATTGTTTGCTGCACATAAGGCAGGTGTAAGACGTGTAGTATATAGTGCAAGTAGTTCAGCTTATGGAGATGCAGAAAGAATGCCTCAACTGGAAACTGACTCTACAAATCCACTATCACCTTATGGGTTACAAAAGTTTGTTGGTGAACAGTACTGTAAAATGTTTAGTGAAGTTTATGGGTTAGATACATGCTCTCTTAGATACTTTAATGTGTATGGTGAAAGAATGAATTTTGAAGGAGCATATAAAACAGTTGTTGCAGTATTTACTGAACAGTCACTAAATGGTGAAAAGTTAAATATTGTAAATGATGGTGAACAAAGAAGAGACTTTACATATGTTGGTGATGTATGCCAAGCCAATATACTTGCAGGTTTACATACTGATAGATTAGAAGGTAATGTATTTAATATTGGAAACGGTGATAACTTTTCAGTTAATGAATTGGCTAAAATGTTTGAACGACCAGTTAAGTATGGTGAAAAAAGAATTGAACCATTTGAAACTTTAGCAGATAATACAAAAGCAAGAAATGTTTTAGGTTGGAATCCAACTGGTGATTTACCAAATTGGATAAAAAATTATCGTAATGAATTAGGAATATGAAAAATATAGCAATTATAGGATTAGGCGAAATAGGTTCATCTCTTTATGAAGTTTATAAGGCCAAAGGTATTATACCACAGACACGTGATGTAGATGGAGATATAACTGGCGATATAGATATTTTAGATATTTGTATTCCAGGACAATTACCAGATTTTGTTGATGTGGTTAATAATTATGTTGAACAATATAATGCAAAGATTGTAATTATTCATTCAACAGTACCTGTAGGTACAACTGAAAAAATAAAAAATGCTGTACATTCTCCAGTTAGAGGTGTACACCCAAACCTTAAACAAGGTATTGAAACATTTTACAAATTTATAGGTCATAATGATTATTCGTTGGGCGAACAAGTTGCTGAACACTACAAGTCTTTAGGTATAAATTATGCTCTTTGGCCAGATTCAAAGTCAACTGAATTAGCAAAGCTTTTGAGTACAACATATTATGGACTTTGTATTGCTTGGCATGGTGAAATGAATAAGATGTGTGAAAAGTATGGTGTAGGAATGGATACTATAGATGAATGGACAGAAACATACAATGAAGGTTATAAAGATCTTGACATGCCTCATGTTGTAAGACCTCAATTGTATGCACCAGGAAAAGGTGGAATTGGTGGCCATTGTGTAATATCAAATGTTGATATTTTAAGTAAAGATAATAATTCATTAGCATTGGATTTAATTAAAAAGTATAGACCTAAAAAATGACAGAGTATTTTTTAATATATGATAATGATGAACCAATTAGTTTAGGTACTGATAATAGTTTTGGTGTATTTTGGGGTGAGCAAGGAATAACAGCTTTAATGCAAATGGTAGACAAGCACCCAGATGAATTACATAAAGTTGTTATAAAAACTGACAAAGGTAAAAAAATGAGTGTATCTGAGTTTTTATCAGCAATTGCTGAACTTAAAGTAAGAGTTTAACCATTAATTTATATATTTATATATGATATGTCAACAAAGAAGAATAAGATGAAATACGGAAGTTACTTAAGTAAAGTTGGATACTTAGACATTAGGCAAAAGTTTACATTACCAAGAAAGGTAAAGAACAGGTCTACTGGAGAAATATCTACAACTGGTGGTACTACAAACATTTGTATATTTCACGGTAAGCATGCTCTTGAAGAAAATTTGAAAAGCAAGCAACATGCAGAAAAACGTGCCTTGGAATTAATAAAAAATGGTGTGAAGTATAATAAACATGATAAGCGGAAATAACATAGGAAATCGTGTAAAGGTTTCTACAGTAGTTACTACTGACAAGGGAGCATTATATCCTAAAGATATATTAAAAGTTGAAAATGTTGTAAATGGCAAAGTTTTAGTCTCTACACTATCAGGTGTGCAACATTGGATAGATAAAACCCTTGTAAATCTTATTTAATACCAGTGAATTGATATTTATTTTAGTATAATAATATATGTTTTTAGGAGAGCAAAAAAATGAATATCACAAGAGAACAGGTAGAGGCGGCTGTAAAAGCAAAGGGCTACAGATGGTTTGAGAATGGCGACTATAATGTCAACATTGTTGGAATCAGAAATTCTGAAACGGGTAACACAGTTACAAACAAATTTGATGACAAAATAACAATATCATTCAAGTGCGATGGCGAATGGGAATTTTATTGTTATGATTGTACAACAGACCCAGGAACACATTGGGTAGAAAACATAATGAGAAAGGAAGGAGTTGCTGTATTAAAACCAGGGCAATATCCAGGTTCTCATAAAATCAGATTACATCAGGGAAGATATGAAGCATTGGGACAAACAAAAAATGTCACAGTGTATCGTGATAATAATCGTGATGACAAGTATGACTTAGATGACAATAATACACAAACAGGATTATTTGGAATCAACATTCACAGAGCTACAAAATGGGGTGGAAGAAAATCTAGCCAAGTAGATAAGTGGAGTGCAGGTTGCCAAGTAATTGCTGCTAATGATGATTGGCATGAATTTTTAGATATATGTAGAGTTGCACGTGACAAATGGAGCAATAGTTTTACATATACGTTAATTGAATCAAAAGACATAGTATAATGAAATTACAAGATATACTTACAGAAAAGAACAAGGGACTCTGGGCAAACATCCATGCTAAAAAGAAGCGTGGTGAAAAGTCAGACCCTCGTTCTAAATCTTACCAAGACGCAAAAAAAGCTGGTGAGAAACTTGCAAAACAAAATGAAGAACTAACAGAAGCTGAAATGGACAAACAATTTGCAAAAGAATTTGAGTCCAACTGTAAAGCATTTATTAATCATATAAAACACGAACTAAAAACAGCTGAAAGTTCTGATGCGATGGTACTAAGAAAAATGCTAAAAGCTTTACTAGTAGTTTCAGGCTATCCAAAATTAATGTCTAGAATCGTAGGAGAGAAATAATGAAATTAAAAACAATAATATCACAAAAAGCTTTTGCACCTGAAAAGGAAACAAATGAAGCGGCACCTAAAATGAGAAAGAACCCAGAGGCTGAAAAAATTGACAAAATATATAAGGCAGCATACCTTCTAAAAAAAGGTGGTTCCGGTAATAGATACGCAAAAGAATTTGAAAAGGCTAAAAAGAAAGCACTTAAAGCTTTAGCAGAAATGCACCAATACGCTAAGATAGGGGTATAATCATGAAATTGAAAAACATTATAAATGAAATTTCTACAAAGGCTGGACTTAATGATGTAATCAAAGGAAGAACAACTTCTATTGAAGGAATTAAAATGTCAAAAGAAATGGCAGAAAATTTAATGTATTGGATTACAACTTCTCCTTATGGTAGAAAATATGGTAAGCATATCTTAAAGGGTAGAATTGCTTCATTGATTGGACCAGCTAATGCAATGGGATTTGGTGATAGACTTAAAGGAAAATTAAAAGGCGAATGGAAAGCTATTGTTGCAAAGCATGGACCTAAGAGAGAATCTGTTAATGAAAGATTAAGTCTTGCAAATGCAAAAAGAATGGATGGACTTCATAATATGAAAGCAATGAAACAAGTCATTATTGGTGCAAAGGTAATACAGAAAGATTTGTATGATGAAGGATTTGAAAATGATGAAATTCTAGAATTTTTAATGGATAGAATTAGACGAGCTGCATTTTAATGGATAAGTATATCTACAGGGCAAAATTAGATAGGGTAGTTGATGGTGATACTATTGATGCTCTTATCGATGTAGGTTTTGATATATGGGTTAAGAAAAGAATCAGATATATGGGAATTGATACTTGGGAAAGTAGAACTCGAGACCTGGATGAAAAGAAAAAAGGATTAGCTGCAAAGGCTAGAAATAAACAACTATTAGATGAAGTATCCAGTAAGCCTGGATACTTTAGATTAAAATCTTACGGAGTTGGTAAATATGGTAGAGTACTTGGTGAGATTTTTATAATGGACAGTGAAGGTAAGCAATATAATATAAATGAACAACTTAAAGCCGAGGGACATGCTTACGAGTATCACGGCGGCAAAAAACAAGTATTCAAAGGATAAAAGAAATGGCAAAAAAAGTAAAAAAGGCTGTAAAGAAAACAGCAAAGAAAGTTGTAAAAAAAGTTTTAGATTCAACAACTATCGATGAAAAAATTATTGAAAACATAGACAAGAATAGAAGTCTATATAATTTAATCTTATGTTACATTAAATGTTATGGTGGCTATTTATTGGCAGTAGGTGCTGGATGTACTTATGGTGCAAACATTTGGTGGGGATTAGCATTAACCGTTGGTGCAGGTGCATGGGCATATTGGCAAGTATGTAAATGTAAAGCTTGTAAAACAAATATGCCAGGTGGTACTTGTTGTAATGAATAAGTTAGTATTAATATTTATGATACTGACATTGAGTTCATGTATGGTATCACAGAAAGCATACGATACAAAATGTGCAGAATATGATGCACAAATAGTTGAGCTTGAAAGTAAAGCTCGTGGCATGGAAATGAAAGAACAACTTTTAAGAGAAAAATTGCATAATGTAATTACAGAACTTAAAAAATTAAAAGATCCAAACAACCAGCCACCACACGACCCAGCAAACGACTAGGAGAAAAAAATGATTAAATTGTCTAAAATATTAAATGAAGATGGCTATAAAGGATTATTAGATGATATTCCTGGAGCAAAAGTATACACTGCATCTGGTGGTGGAACTGCTGAAACACAATCAACCAAAAAGATTTGGGATGATGGAACACCTGTTCTTAAGTATATTGCAAGAGCACCTAAAAAGACAATTAAGTTACCTAGAAAGTTTAAGGTTGTTGATGATACAAAATATGGCTGGTGGTACTTTCAGATTGGAAATGTTTGGCATGGAATTGACAAAGACAAATACGGAACACCACCGTTTGAATATTAAATAAAGGAGAATTGTTATGATAAATTGGATAAACGGCTTTGATGCCGGAAATAAAAAAGAAAAGTACTACATTGAATTTAGAGTAGGTACTTTTACAGTATTAGAAATGAAGTGGGAATCTAAGAAATTTAGATTTATGATATTTAATTTGGGATTTGAAATATGAAAAAGTTATTATTTTTATTGCTATTATTACCATCGGTTATATTAGCACAAAACAGTTGGATAAACATACAATTATTAACAGATGACTATCCAGAAGAAACTTCTTGGACTATAACACCTCCAGGTGGTTCTCCAATTATTGCTCAGTCTGATTCTATAATGACAGACTTAACATTATATGATACAACAATTGCTGTAGGTGGAACTATAGTTGTTAATTTATACGACGAGTATGGAGATGGTTTAGGTGGATTTAATGGTTCACCAGAAGGTTGGTTTTTAATTCAAAATGATTGTCAAGATACATTATTATATGTGGCAGGAGATTTTGGAGCTTTATATACTGACACTTTAACAATAGCACCTTGTGCACCTCCAGTATCTGGATGTACTGATGTAAATGCTACCAATTATGATTCACTCGCCACAGCCGATGATGGTTCTTGTACCTATCCTCCATGTGGCGGTTTAGTTTTTAGTAATGCATATCAACAATGTCAACCAAATGGTCAAGCATTGGCTATATTTGAATGGGAAACAGATGCATACAATCCAACTTGTGAAGTAGTCAAAGTATGGATTAGCAATGAAAACGGTTTAGGACCATTACAGTTTCCAGGTTCATGGCCATCAGGAGGACCTCATAACTTTGCATTTAATGCAGGTCCAGGACAAATGCCACCAAATTGGTCAGAAGAGTTTTATTGTCAAGTAGAATTTGCAGATGGTTCATTATCAGATACTATTGCATACACACCAACACCATGTATTCCAGGTTGTACTGACCCAACACAAATAGCATATAATCCTTGGGCTACAATAGATGATGGTTCATGTAGTGGAACAACTTGTGACACAAATACACAATATCAAATATCCATTTCAATAACATTAGATAATTGGCCAGGTGAAACAAGCTGGCAATTTGTTGATGGTTTAGGTAATACATTTGACTATCCAGTAGGAACATATGATTTTAATGATATAGGACAAACTTATACTTACGCATTCTGTGTAGACCAAAATGCAGCTTTTGAAATGATTATCAATGATGATTATGGTGATGGTATGGCTGGTTCAACATCAGGTGGAACAATGGATGGTGAAATTTTTATATATGATTGTTCAGGAGATACTATTTGGTATATGGACAATCCTGGTTTTGGAACTGTATTATATTCAGGTCCACAAACAGCAACACCTTGTCCTACTATTCCAGTAATAGACGGATGTACAGATGATGATTATGTTGAGTTTAATCCTCAAGCAAATAATGATGATGGTAGTTGCTTAACATTACATACTTACGGTTGTACAGACCCAGCAGCGTTTAACTATGATCCTTCAGCAACTATGATGGACTTAACACCAGATTGTAATTACGAACTATGGATTGGAGATGCTGGCGGTGATGGTTGGGGTAATTCATTTATAGGTGTATATCAAAATGGTATTAATCTTGGAACATATACAATGGGACCAGGTAATTATCAACAAACCTTTAATGTAATTTTAGACCCAGGAGTTCCAGTAGAAGTATTTTATTTTGAAGTAGGTGGACCACAACAACCACCAGAAGAGGTACAATTTCAAACTTGGCATAATTCATTTAAGTTAACAAATGCAGATGGTGTTGAACTAATGTATGAAGGACAGAATCCATTTGCAAATAATGGTCAAGGAGCACTTCAAGGATTTGGAGCACCATTCTTTACAAAATATGTAGCAGTTCCATTTTGTGGAAATACTTGTATTCCAACAGTATTGGGTTGTATGGACTCATTATCTGTAAACTTTGACCCAAATGCAAATGTAGATGATGGTTCTTGTATTCCTGAAATTTTAGGATGTACTAACCTTTTAGCATTTAACTATGACCCAAATGCAACTTTGGATGATGGTTCATGTATTCCAGTTGTAAATGGATGTATGGATTCATTGGCATATAATTTTAATCCTTTAGCTAATACACCAGATGGAAGTTGTGTATTTTTAGGATGTACAGATAATTTAGCTTGTAATTATGATGCAATTGCAAATGTAGATAATGGAGGTTGTACTTACCCAGCTCAATATTACGATTGTTATGGAGCATGTATAAATGATACTGATGGTGATGGTGTTTGTGATGAGTTGGAAGTTTTAGGATGTACGGATCCATTATCAACTAATTTTAATCCTGCAGCTACAGATGACGATGGTACTTGTATACCAATTATTTATGGATGTACTGACCCAACAATGTATAACTATAGTGTAACTGCTAATACAGATGATGGTAGTTGTGTACCGTACATTTATGGATGTACTGACCCAACAATGTTTAATTATGATGTAACTGCAAACACTGACGATGGTACATGTATACCTATTGTTATTGGTTGTATGGATGTAACTATGTGGAACTATGATCCTTTAGCTAACACATCATCAGGAAATTGTATTCCATTCATATATGGTTGTATGGACCCAACGATGTTTAATTATGATCCGTTGGCGAATACAGATAATGGTACATGTGAGCCATTTGTTTATGGATGTACTGACCAAACTGCACTTAACTTTAACCCATTAGCAAATACTTTAGATAATAGTTGTTGTTATATTGCAGGATGTACTGACGCATCAGCACTTAATTATGATCCAGACGCATGTTATGATGACAATTCATGTATAACAATTGTAACAGGTTGTACTGATGTAACGGCTTACAACTATAACCCAGCTGCAAATGTTTCAGATTCAAGTTGTTTATATGATGCAGGTTGTTATGGTGGACCAGGAGTTCCATATTGGTTGAATGATGGATGTTATGCTTGGGTAATTGATGTTGATGATTATTGTTGTACAAATGATTGGGATGTAAACTGTCAATCAATGTATGATTATTGTGAACAAGGTTGGCCAGTGTCAACTGAAGAATTATCTGGTTCAGGTACAATATTGGTATATCCAAACCCAACGCCAGATGTATTAAATATTGATACACGATTAGATGTTGAAGTTGAATTATATGATATGATGGGAAGAAAACTTATCGTAACAACTGATAAGAGAATAGACATATCTAAATTTGATTCTGGAGTATACAACATGATAATTATATACGACAACCTTAGATTTAGTAAAAGGGTAATAAAACAGTAATGAAAAAATTTATTAATTGGCATAAGCTTACTATAGGTAAATTACAAAATATCTTGAGAATAGATTCATATCAAACTTTATGGATAAGTTTTGTTAAGGGATTATTTATAGGGTATTTACTATGTATGCTTACAAGTTGTGCACTAACATATGAAGCACCACATAAATGCGAATTAATGCTAAGAGGTGAACCTTGCTTAACCAGCCATGTATGCTGTAATCCACCTCAGACATATCATTATGAAACATATCCAAATTACTATAATTGGTGGTGGCTAACACGACCAAAGCATACTACTAATTATGTAATTGTAAAACCAAATAATAAACCTACATATAATGGTCATAGACCAAATTGGAATAATAAGCCTAATAATAAGCCTAATAAAAATAGGAGTAAAAGAAAATGAAAAAGTTACTAATCATACTATGTATGTTACCAGCATTTATGTTTGGTCAAGAAGTTAAAGACAACAAGTTTGAAAAAATACAGAAAAGTCTTAAAAAGACATTTAAGTTTGCAACATTTTATGGAGCTGTGAACGGTGGTAATTCAGTATCAGATGTAGATGTATTTAGTGTTACAAACGGATTACAAACAAATACAATCCAAACTCCTTTTGATTATTCACTTACAGCTGGTGTAAGAAAGATTGCTAGGTTAGGCTACGAAAATAGAGCTAACACATTTTATAATGGTACCGAGAATAGTTTTAGTGATGCTGCAACAATTGGTAGGGTTAGTGGCTTTGAATTTCTATTTGAGGCTGACTACAGAAGACAACAAGGTCAAAACTTTTTAGACCAAAACCACTTTTTAAGATATGTTGCAGATAGATATATTGTTAAAGTAGAGTATTTACAAGATGGTTTTGCTGATATACAATATTTTGAAGCTTCACAGAGATTTAGACAAAAAGTAGGAAACAAATTATCATTTAATATTGGTGCAGTACAAAGATTGTCTGAACCTTATGGATATGACCCATTAGAGGAATGGATGTTATCAAATGGTAATTTACATTATACATCCCTTGCTATTCAAGAAGGATATACAGTTCAATTTGATGGTCAAGGTGGTGAAACATATTATAACCCATCAGGACAAGTAGTTGCGGAAAATACACAAATATGGGAAGGTGTTGTTATACCTACTGTATTGTCAGATTATACAGAAAAGAAGAGAAATCAACTAGACCAAACATTCCAATACTCAGTAGTTGTTGGTTTTGATTTCTATCATTTTACAAAAGAATTTTGGTTACATTCATGGGGTAATGTAATGCCATATCATTATGATGATGGTGGTGAATTTAGTTATCATGAATATAATGGTGGACAATGGGTAGACTATTCAGGTGGTCTTATATTTGGATATTATGTTATACCAAAAAAATTAGGGTTATTTGTTGAAGGAAAATACAATAAGTACTGGAATCGTAATTGGCATGATTTCAGCTTTGGACTTAACTACGTAATATTTTAGGAGTTTACAAATGGCAAAGGAATTAAATGAAGATTCAGGTTTTAAGGTTAGTATAAAAACTTTAATAGCAATTGGATTCGCAATGGCAACAATCATAGGGATGTGGTTTGCTCTTCAAGCAGATATTGAAGAGGCAAAAGAATTACCAGTTCCACCACCACCTGATGTTACCAGGATGGAATTTGATATGAAAGATAAGAACATACGTCTAACTATCGAGAATACTCAAGAAGATGTTGAAGAAATAAAAGAAGATTTGGATAGGATTGAAGAAAAAATTGACGAATTAAACAGGAGATAAGTTATGAAATTTATTAAATTGATTATAGTTATGTTTATGATGTTACCACTTATTAGTTTTGGCCAAACGTTAAAGCTTGGTAGTGGTGTACAAGTAGTTCACTTCAACGCAAATTGGAATTCAGCAAATGATGTTAAGTGGGTTAAAGGTTTAAGTGACTGTAAAATAAAATCATGTGATATAGCTACAGATACTAAAGCACAAAATAAATGGGAAATAGTAGTTGTACCAACAATTATAATTTTTAATGATGGAGAAGAGGTTAAAAGATTTCAAGCAGATATATCTTTTGCCATGAAGGCAACCCAAGAGGAGGTTCAGGAAAAAATAGATGAAATATTAATGGAGGGATTCTAATGTGGAAATTATTCAAAGACGAAAATGATATAAACGAAAAAGCTATTGTTGGCTTTGCATCTTTTATCTTAATGGTATTATTTGCAATTTGTGATTTAATTACTGGATGGTGTGGTATGGAACTTGTAATAAATGAAGTAATATATAATTCATTTGTTATTGTAACATTAGGTAGCTTTGGTATAAGTTCAATAGAAAAAATCAAAGGCAATGGAAAGTAATGATTAAATTAACAGATATACTATTTGAGTATGTAACAAAGAGTGACATGCGTAGTATTGAAAACTATGCAGATAAACTTTTTGCAGCAGCAGGTATTGATGTTGATTTTACACGTCACTTTAGACAACGTGTTAATGATGAAAGAAATATAAAACCAATTACAGCAGCAGAACTAATAGGTGTATTTAAGAGGACATGGAAGAAGTACGGAAAAAAACTACCAGAATTAACGGCAAATGCTGAAGCTGTAATAAAAGACATGAGAAGTGATATAAATATGCCATTTGTATTTACACAAGATAAAGGTGGCGAATTGGATTTAATTGCTAAAACCATAATGAGAAAGAAAAACTTTCGAACAACAAATAAAGTATTGGATATATAATTATGACAAAATTTAATGACGCAAAATGGAGAAGAGAAATATTAGAAGGTAAGCACCAATTAAACGAGTTTACTGAATATGGTTTTGACCCTAGAGAAATGCACCAGAGAAATTCTGAAAACCCACAAAAAGTTGTAAGTGCATTAAAGAAAGCAGGCTTTTCAAAAATAAACCTTGGTAAAGCTCAAAAACAAGTAAGAAGTTTGGATATGAATAAAACTCGAGGCGTTATGTTTGTTCATGTACAATATCACGTTATTGAAGGAAAGGACGGAAAGAAATACTTTATACATCAATCACAATATCATCATAGAGATTTTGGAACAGGTGGTGTAAATCTAACAGCAGTGTATGTAGAGGAGAGACCTAACTATCCAGATAAAGGTGGTGAAAAAGAAATAGGAAGAGCAGTTTTTCTTAAAGATGATTTCTTAGACGGTTTGAAAAAAGTTAATGTATTGAAACGGGCTTCATGATTAAACTTGTTGACATATTAACAGAAGGTGTATATGACCCAGGTATATTTAAGGCTGTGTTCACAGCTGGTGGACCTGGTAGTGGAAAGTCATATGTTGCATCTACATTATTTGGTATGCCAGAAAAAATGCCATTTGTTTCTGCAAAGGGACTAAAATCTGTTAATAGTGACAAGTACTTTGAAACATATTTGAAAATGAGTGGACTATCTCAAGATATTGCAAAGATGACACCAGCAGAATATGAACAAGCTATGGAAATAAGAAAGAAGAGTAAAAAAGTTAGAGATGCTGCTCTTAAGAATTATATAAATGGAAGACTTGGTTTGCTAATTGATGGAACTGGAAAAGATTATTCAAAAATAGCAAAACAAAAAAGTAGATTGGAATCTGTTGGCTATGATTGTTTCATGGTGTTTGTAAATACAGATTTAGAAGTTGCACTTAAAAGAAACCAAAAACGTGAAAGAAAAGTACCAACTGATGTTGTAAAGAAAGGTTGGTCAGATGTACAAAGTAATGTTGGAAAGTTTCAAAGTTTATTTGGTGCAAGCAATATGTTAATTGTAGATAATAGTGAATATAAAGACTTTGGAAAAATTGTTAAGCGTGGTGCAAATTCATTTATTTCTAGACCTTTACAAAATCCAAAAGCAAAGGCATGGATTAAAAAAGAATTGGAGTTGAGAAAATCATGAGTAAATTATTAAATGAAATTAAAAATATGATACACCAAGAATTGAATGAAATCAGAAAAGGTGATTATGTTGATTCAATGGGTGAAGTTGGATTAGTTAATAAGGTTAAAGGTCAAGTGGCATATGTTAAATTTCCATCAAAGCCAGGAAGCTTTCATCCTATATTGGCCTCATCTCTAAAAAAAGCTGGTAAACATAAAGGTAAAGACTTATATTCAGAAGGCAAATTAAATGAAAATGTTAGAATGCCAGCAAAGGATTGGATAAACATTAGATTAGTACAAATGCTACTTAAATCTGGTGACTTAAAGAAATACAAATCAGTATTACAAAAAGCTCAAGGACAAGATGGCAAAAAAGCTATTGACATGATATATAAAAAAATCGTATTACCTTTACATAAAGCTATGAAAATAGACCCAACTAAAGTAAAAGATTTACGAAGTTATATAGCTAAGTATGGTGAAGATAAATTTACAGATGCTTGGAATAAACTTTATAAACAGGGTGTAAGTGGAAGTTATCTCTATGCACTTGCAGGAACTATATTTCAAGGTATGGAAAGATATGATTATGTTTCAAAACCACTTGGCTTAACAGAAGCATCTACACCATCATTACCTTCTGAAGTAAAAAGATACATGGAAAAGTTTTTATCAGCAATTAAAGGTGCAAATCTAAATCGCCAAAAACAAAAAGTTTTATTGGCTGGATTGATAGAGGCATTAGGAATAGACTCTGGTGAATTGATGATGTTAGTAAACAAAATCAAAAAAGGACTTAAGACTGAAGATAAAGAAGAACAAGATGAAGTTGGATTGCAAATGCCATTCGTAATGGTTTCTTCTGTAGATGAAGGCAAATTAAATGAAAGTATGATTGGTATAAAAACTAAAGCAAACTTCAAACCTTTACAACTTAAAGGAGCATTGGAAAGAGCTGGAATTAAAGGTTTTCAGATGAATAGATTATCTGTGACTCTAACAGCATTAAAATTAGATAAAAAATACTTTAAGAAAGCTAAAGAGATTGTTGATAAGTTAGGACTTTCTGTTATGATGGCAAAAGAATCTGTAAATGAAGCTACTAATCTTTGGAAACACTTCGATGCAAAGATGAAATTACAAGATACTATTATGGACCTTGAATATGATATGAAAATGATAACTAAAGATATAGCTCAACTTCATAAAGATATGGAACAAGAGGCAGAACCAGAAGGCGGTCCTAAAGCTACTAGATATGGTAGAGACATCGAAAAGAAAGAAAAAGAATACAAAAAGAAAAAAGCTGAGTTCAAAAAACTTATGGCTAAATTGGATAGAATGGAACAATACTAATGATTAGTTTGGTTGACATAGTAAACCTTAATAAATTGGTGTATTCAGAAGACATCAAAAAGAAACATTTGGATGTAATAAATAATCCATCTCCTCTTTTTGAAAAATTTGATTTAACACAATGGATGGGAACTCCTCCTCCACAAAATGGTAGTAGAACAACATTTAAGGAAATACTTCAGATAGATAGTATTCCAATGGATAGTGAATTTATTCATAGTGGTGATAAAACTATAAAATATTTTGAAAATTGGTTTATTGAAAATACATGTGGATGTAATCATACATTTCCAAAAGCATATATAAATAAAATAAAAGATGCAACAAGACCTTTAATTCTAAAGTTAAAATATCATTATAATCGTCCAAGACCTATACAGGTTGCAGAAACACATGGATTAAAGTTTCATGAAGAACCATTGGAGAGTGCAAAAACTCCAGCATATCCAAGTGGACATGCAACACAAGGAATGTTAATAGCTATGGTTCTATCTGAAATGTACCCAGAACATACTGGTGAATTAATGAATTTAGGTACTGATGTTGCAAACTCAAGAATGGTTGCAAAGGTACATTATCCATCTGACACAAAATTTGGATGTGATTTAGCAAAAGCATTATTTAATCATATTAAACAAAATTCTAATATGAAAGAAAATATTGTAGAAAATAAAATTGTCAAAACCAAAAAACTTACCCTTAAGAATTTATTATCAGAAAATTATGATTTAGACAATCATCCAAAAAAGAAATGGATAAAGCAACAACTATCTTCAATAGATAAAAAAATAATGGAGTATTTGTTCAAACAGTACAAAGCAGTTTACTCGGCAGAAGGAATGGACTTATCAGCGTTTAGTGCAAGTGAATTACAAAGTAGTTACCAAGTAGTAATGTTGATTGATGTTGACAAAGATCCTATGCCAGATGCATTTATATTTACAAGAGGTAATCGTGTAAAGTTATTAGCAACTGATGGACAAGGACCAAGTAAAAGTGCTGTAGTTAAAAAAGTTGTTAACATGGTAAAATCAGAAGGATACAACTTAGAAGCTAGTAAAAAAATGAATGACATTATGATAGGTAAAGGCGCACCTGTTATAACTGATAAAAATAAAATTGAAAAAATGGTAGGACCAAAATTTATAAAACACCTTGACAATGGATATTATGAAAGAAAACTTAAAAAAGGTGGTAATGTTGTAAAAAGAATGTATGGGAAATAGATATGGCTAAAATAAAAAAAGGTAGTATTGTAATACCTAAAATCGGTGTACACAAAGGCGAAAAGCACACTGTAATTCATGACTTTGGAAATGGTACATATAATATACAACCAATGGGATTTAGAAACAAATACCACTTAGGAGCAGCTGGTGCAAAGGCAAGTGACTTAAAATTGGTTAAAGAAGACAAAGACATTGGCCATCAAGATGATGAACCAAACATGTTAAAATCCACTGCATTGGAAATAATGGAGTATGGTAAAAAACTTATGGATAAGTTAGATAAGTATGATGATATGGAAGAAGAAGTTGATTTTCCTAATTGGTGGCAATCAAAGCTTATTATATCAAAAGAATATCTACAAAAAGCTTATCACTATCTAGATTCTGAAGAAAAAACTAAAGAAGATAAAGTAGATGAATCAACAGAAACTGATGAGCTAAAAGTATTACTACGTGATTTAATACAGAAAGAAATGGAAGAAAGAGCCGTAGTATCTAAAATACCATCAGCTTATGGATATGACGAAGATGTAGCAGGAATATCTGTTAATGGTTCAGATGTTGAAGAATCAACAAAAGAGTATGGTAAATCTCTCAAAAAAATAGCATTGGATAAACAATTAAAAATGTTATCTAAAAAAGATAAAGAAACATTGTTAAAAATTGCAAAACTAATGGGTAAAGAAAAACTCAAAGAAGTTATTGAAAAAGCCAATAAATTAAATGAAGCAAACAAGTACCCAACAGTTTCAAACAAGTTTAAGAACGCATTAGACAGATTACCAGAAAAACATTTTCATAGAAAAGGTGTAAAGGCATTAATCAAAAAACTAAAAGAAAAAGACCCAGAAGCTGCAATGGCATATACAATGGCCGCATTTGGTTGGATGAAGAATATGAAAGAAGGGTTTGCTAGTTATGCACAGCAAAAAGCAGCATACGCTAGTGGATACAAAGGCAAAGGAAAGAAAAAAAGAAAAAAAGAATCTATGGCTAGTCACCCAGTTGTTAAACAAGGATTTGCAATAGGTAAAGCTAGTACTGTTGGTGGTGAGGAAATGTCATCTGCATCTGGAATATCTGATAGTGATGAAGACCCAACAGATAATCATTCTAAAAAAGTTAAAGAAATTGTAAAAGCTGAACTTAAAAAGGCAGGTCTTGAAGATGATTATAATATTTTAGATGTAATCACATCCTTAGGTTTAGAAAATACAAATGAGTCAAAATTTATTAAAGTAGTTAGGGAAGAAATAAATAAACAGTTGGAGTTGTAATGGTTTTAAGAATGACATTTAGTGGTAGCCAGCAAATCATTGAAGAAGTCTGTGAACATTGTGGTGAAAAGATTGAAGATGTACAACACAGTGAAATAATAGTACAGAAAGATACTGACAAGCGAAGATTGAGAATGCAGGATAGGGATGGACAGAGAAGAGAACTATTTAAGAAGGCAGATAAAATTGCAGGTATAAAGGCATCAGCATCTGCACAAGGAATGTATGATAGAGCTATTGATGGAGATGACTTAAAGTATAGTGTACGTGCAGAAAGAATGTGTAGTTCAAGTGATGGCACAACTACTCAATTTTGTTATAGGGTTACAAATCCAAAATTTTTAGCAAAGACTAAGGCAGATGGAACAAGTCTTAGTGCTAGTTTTTTTGATCCAAATGAACCATTAATAAACGAAACCGGTTCAAAGGTTGGATTAGATAGGCGAGGAAATGTTGTTAGATTAAAAGAGGAAACTAAAGAAGGTGGTAGTAGAAGACAAAAGGGAGCCTTTGGAGTTACTTGGTTTGCAAATTTAGATGCTAGGCGACAAAAAACTGTGTTGGAACAATATCGTGGTTGTAGCTACATGTTAAGATTAGGTGCACAACAAGCAAGTGCTGAAGATGTCCCAGGATTTCAAAAAGGTGAAATGGGTGAAGGATTGGCAACATTTAGATCTTTAGAAGAATTTAAGTTAGCACACAGTAGATACTGTAGTTAAGAGGAAATAATTATGGAAAAAATATTATATAGAAATGAAAATTTAAGACTTGAAATATACGAGACGGCTGAACCTATATTGTTTACTGAGGCTGAATATCAAGGTCGTAAAGTTAAACTTAACAAGATAATGCAAGGTGATGCAAAAAAGTTTAAGGTATATGTTAAAAATCCAAAGGGAAATGTTGTTAAAGTAAACTTTGGACAAGGTGGTGATGCTAAAGGTGGAACTATGCGTATAAGAAAAAATAACCCAAAGGCCCGTAAAAACTTTAGGGCTAGATTTAATTGTGATACACCAGGACCTAAACACAAAGCAAGGTACTGGGCATGTAGAACTTGGTAGGAAATTATTATGATAAAACAAACATTAAAAATAATTGAAAGAATTGGTTCAACTACATGGTCTGGGTATACAGAAAAAGGTCGCTCATTAGACAATACTGTAGGTGGACAGCCAGCTGGCAAATCTCTTAAGAGACGTGTTGCAGATAATACAGTACCTGACCATGATGGAAAATCTGCACCGTATGGTTCAGCATATAAAAAAGTAAAAGACTTAGATGAGATGAGTGCAACTGCCAAAAAACATGGTAAGTTTGGTCTTACAAATGTACCATTTCCAACTGAAGAACCAAATGAGTTTGCATATTTAGATTTTGTAAAGTATGTTAAGAAAAATGAAAAGAAAATCATGAAAGCATTATCAAATGTTAGAGGTGAAAGAATGTTTAAGGCAATTGAATCTGTATGGTCTAACTGGGATGATAAAGCAAATAAAGGAGCTTTTTCAAATATTCGTGGTAATAAGTTTGGTAGAGCATTAGTCTTAATGTTAAGAAAAGACGATTTAGTTTTTCAAAATACTGGAAACAAAATAACTAATCTAAAAGAAAAATATAATATTAGAAAGCAATCTTGTACACAATCTGATGGAGACAAAGGAAATACAGTTTTATATTATACAACTAAAAAGGGTAAAAAACGTAGTAATTGTCATACATCAAAAAAGAATGCAAAAGACCAGATTGCAGCAATAGAGGGACCATAATCATGATAAAGAAAACATTACAACTTTTTGAAGATAAAAAATCATCCAGTGCAGATCCAAAAAAATCACCAGAATATTACAAAGGACTTTCTGCAAAAGAAAAGAAAGAAAGATCAAATGTAATTGCACGTAGAAGTAAAATGGACGATGATGACCCAGAAGCATATGCAAAATTTAGAAGTGATGCTGGTGAAAAAACTAAACCATCAAAGCATACTAATAAATTCAAACAAATGTTTGGTGAAGAAAAGTGGAATACTCTTAAAGAAGTATATGAAATGGCAAAAGGCCTAAATGAAATGAGTGCTGCTGTAAAAAAAGCATTAAAGAAAAAAGCTGATAAATCTGGAATGCCTTTAGGTGTACTAAAGCAAGTATTTAACAGAGGAATGGCTGCATGGAAAACTGGACATAGACCTGGTGCAAGTCAACAACAGTGGGGATATGCAAGAGTAAATAGTTTTGCAACAAAAAGTCCAGGTACTTGGGGTAAAGCAGATAAAGATTTAGCTAAAAAGGTTAGAGGAAAAAAGAAATAGTGATTAGCCTTAAACAAATATTAGAAGGTAGCAGTAATACTTCAACATACACAGCCGATAGTGGTGAACCTGATACAGGATTTTTACCAGGTGGAAAGGCAAGACGTCTTGGTATGAGAAAGGGTAAACCTGAACCTTGGTTTGAAAATGGAGGATACACACAGGTTGATTTTCCTAAAGGTGATTACATATATGGAAAAAGAACACGAGCCGAATTTAGTGTAAAGAAACGAAACGTTAGAATGGTTGTAAAATTAAAAGAATCAAATAAACCATTGAACGAAAGATTTATTGTTGAATCATCAAAATCTGAAATTATGGATGTAGTCAATACAGTATATCCATATATAGTAAAAGATTTAGGTGGAAGAGCCGTAAAGGTTGAAGTACACAACAATATTTACAAAAGACTTGGTGCTGTTGGTGAAGAAGATTTAATGGTTGATAACAATCCTTATGGTGAATATGATTGGGATAAAAGAAAGATATATCTATACGCATCAGCAATAAAGAATACTGAACAAATAATTAGGTCATTACTACATGAACATACCCATACATTACAGAGTAGAAAAAAGTTCAAAGCTGGATATGATAGTGGAAAATATGATTACAAAACTCATCCATATGAAAAAGCTGCAACACAAGCTGAAAGAAATTGGAAAAAATATTTGAAGTACCTAAATGATTAAACTAAAAGACATATTACATGAAGGTATTACTCTCAGTATATTTGACTTTGATGATACATTGGCAAAAACTGATAGTTGGATATATGTTATTAAAAATGGACGAGAAGTAAAAAGATTAGACCCGGCACAATTTGCAACTTATACTCCAAAGGTTGGTGAAACATTTGATTTTAAGGATTTTGATAAAAAACTAAAAAACCCTAAAATCATAAAGAAAAACGTTGATTTATTACGTAAACAACTAAGTAAAGGTGGCAGGAAAGTGACTATATTAACTGCCAGAAGACTTGGTGCACCCATAAATTCTTTTTTCAAAACTCTAGGTATTCAGCCATACATTGTACCATTAGGTGATGCAAATCCACAAAAGAAAGCAGATTATATAGAAAAGCAAATAAGAAAAGGAAAGTATAATCCTATATACTTTATGGATGATAGTCCAAAGAATATCAGAGCAGTTGACTCACTAAAAAAGAAATATCCTAGAATCAAACTAATAACCAAGCTTGTATGATAAATGTCAGATATAAAAATCATAAAACTAGACACTCATGCTCAAGGCCTTATTGGTTGGATTGCAGTACAGAATGACCACACTTTAGGGCATATATTCATGTCCGTTGAACTCGAAATGAAAATAAAGTTTTTAGATGCTTGGGTACATGAGGAGCATAGGAGAAAAGGTATATTCAGAAAATTGTGGAATACCAGGTGGTCATTTGTTCAAGAAAATTATAATGGCTATAAAGTATACGCATGGGCATTACCAAAAAGTTTGCCACTCCTATTAGAAAAGGGCTTTATAGAGGGTGACACTTGTGTATATGTTGAAAGGCAAGTTGAAGACTTGAAGCCTCCTGGAGAGCAATGTTTTGTCTCTTGTTAAAGAAAAATTAAGAAATAGCATAATAAAGTGTATAAATGCTATTAGCATAGCTTAAATAAATCTCCATATTTTACTTTATATTAGTTGAATTTTATATTTATTAGTATATGAAAGTAATAACTCATAGATTCAAAAGAAGTGTAGCGGATGATAGTGATATTGTCTACTTAGTAAATTTAGTAGATTTCACTGGCAGACCGCTTGAAAGTTATATTGCAGAAACAACAGAAGAAAGAAATAATAAGTCAAATAGTTTATTAAAAAGACATAATGTCAATGTTGTACAACACAATCAAGGTTTTAGTATTAGGACAGAAAATTCTACAGAGATTGTAGATAATGTTACTATCTAAATAATCAATATTTTATGGTATAAAATTTTTTTAATTCAAGATTTTTAGTTATATTTATAACTTAAAGAAATAACTCCACTATTAGGAGCTATGCATACAATTTAGAATAGAGGTTAGAAAAAAAGAGGAAAATACATGAGAAATTTAATTTTAACAATTGCTTTAGTATGTGGATTAGTTTTCACATCACAAGCACAAAACGCTAAAGGCGACTGGTATGTTGGAACTGGTGATATTGCTAATATCGCTTGGACTGACTGGGCAATAAACCCAACAATTGGATATGCAGTACATGACAACCTTATGGTTGGCGCATCTGTATCACAAGCAAATGAAGAAGCTGATTTAGATATGGATTTCCACGCTAGATATTTCTGGAACGGATATTTCGGATATGTAGCGACTGATGGACTTAGCACTGATGGCATGCTATTAGGTGCTGGTAAAATGTTTACACTACGAAAAGGTGTCTATGTAGACCCTAAAGTAGTATATAACTCAGGAGATAAGACAACGAACCTACAGTTAGGTTTCGGTCTTACATTTTAATTATTAATTAAACCCTCTAATCTAAATTATTTTATTAACATTAACAAAGAAGGAGAAAACAATGGATTCAGTAATTAAATACGTAACAGGTTTTTTTGGTGGATTGTTATCAATTATGATGGCAGTTTTACCAGTTACTATCGTTTGGCAAGTATTGACAGGCGGAAATGTATTTGGAATGGATGTTGTTGCTAATTTATCTGCTCTTGTAGAATCACTAGGTAATGGTGGTTTTGTAGGACTAGTAGTATTGGTAATAATTGCGTCATTCTTTACTAAGAAATAGTTTTATTTGATAATAATCTAGTTAAACGGCTCTGAAGAAATTTGGAGCCGTTTTATTTTTATTTGTCAATTATTTTTGTTATATTTATTAAAAAGAAAATCAAACTATGGAAACAATAGCAATTATTTTATTTGGAGCAGCTTGCTTCGCAATGGGAATGTATGTAACTACTCAGATAAGTTCATGGATAGACAGTAGGATACAACATAAAAAGTTTATGAAAAACTTGGAAAACTTTGATAAAGACAAAGATGGAAATAAAAGCGTTTAATAAAGGATTAAAGGTTATAAGTAGTTGTAAGAATTATTCTCAAATTAGAGGAGCTTATAATTATGTACATAACTATAGAATCTTGTTTGGTAAAACAAAATTATGGAAAGACCTCTATAATTTTTGTGGTAGAAAACGAGAAATGTTAGGAGACTATGATGGAAGATAAGTATTGGGTAACAACAACTACAGCTGGTGATTACGAAGTTGTATATCATATAGTGGAGAATTAATATGGGATTTCATAAAAGATATATTAGTAATGACCAAATAATGAAAATGTATACCAATGATGGAATGCAAAAGGTTTATGATTGGTATACAAAAGGTGTTGACGCATTAATTACAGAGACGGGCCTTGCATCAGATGTTGGAGATTTAATAGGAACAAATGATGACTGGAATAAAATGTCAATATTAATATCAACAGCTGCAATTAAACAGGCAAAGTAATGTCAGATATAGTTAGGAAGAGACATAGTAAAAGACCACTTCTTCAGGCAGAACTTGAAGTTGCAATGAAAAATAGCAAATCAAATAAAGGTGCAGCTAGATTTTTAGGAGTATCGTATAACACATATAAAAAATATGCAAAGTTATATACAGATGAAAGTGGTACTACTCTTTTTGACAAACATCGTAACTGGTATGGAAGAGGTATTCCAAAAGTTAGAGACTTAGGAAAGATTCCATTGGAAGAAATACTTGAAGGTAAACATCCAACATATCCAAGATGGAAACTTAGAGAGAGATTAGTTAAGGCTGGATATTTGGAAGGTGCATGCCAAAATTGTGGATATTGTGAAACACGAATCACTGACGGGAGAAGTCCACTGCTTCTAGAATTTAGTGATGAAAATGTAAATAACTTGAAGGTAGATAATCTATACGAATTATGTTATAATTGTCACTTTCAATTAATAGGTGGATTAAATCAGAAAAAATCAAATAAATTACATGGAATTTAATAGAATTAGTTATGAATAAAATAGATAGAAATAAATTAAATCCAAACAAGGTTGTTGGATTTACAGCAGGAAATTTTGACCTACTACATCCAGGTTATATTTATACATTTGAAGACGCAAGAAAACATTGTGATCACTTCATTGTATTTTTACAGAGAGACCCTTCAGCAACACGGTTTACTAAATATAAACCTGTGATACCATTGTATGAAAGATATAGGGCATTGATGTCAATACAATATATTGATGAAGTATACATTTATCAAACTGAGGAGGAACTTTATGAATTAATTAAATTCTTCAAACCAGATGTAAGAATCCTTGGAGAAGATTATATTGGTAAACCTTGCACAGGAGATGATCTTCCTCCAAAAATTATTTATACAAGTAGAGCTCATGGTTGGTCAACAACTAAGTTAAAGGATTTAATTACAAAGCAAACTGTAAAACAAAATCCAGATATACTTAATAATGAAAAAGATGAAGAAGACATGAGTGATGAGGTTGATAGAGAAGCAGAATGGTTAATTGACCAACATAATAGAAATAGACCAGCTGAAGAACATATTGATAACATTGATGATTTGCCACAGAATAATCAAGCATTTGGAGATTAATTATGAAACATCCGTATTATGACAGTGATAGAAAAAAGAGAACAGAAAGATTTGCAATGGCAGCATGTTCCTTTAGCATAATTGGAATAGTTATCTTAATGATAGTTGCTTCATTCCTAAATTCTTGTAAAGATGCTCCAGAACCAACATTAGGCGATTTTCTTTCAGGTGATGAAAAAAATTTATTAGATACATTACAATCTATAATACCAAATGGTGTTGGAATAATTGAATATGAAGATGGTACATGTGATAGTATAAGATACACTGAATCTGATGAAGATGTAAAGTGGATTGGAAATGATGGGGTAGAGTTTTATGATTAAAAAGACATGGGCAAACATATTATTTGTTTTAGCTTGTATTATAACAATACCAGTAGCAATAGGAATGACAGTATTTTTATGGGTACTTGGTTCAGTTGCAATAGTATTGTCATCAATATTAACAACAATAGAAACATTAAGGAATAAGAAATGAAAGTACATATTTACATACATAGAGATGATGCAGCCACTGAAACTCTTGACCCTAAAACATATTGCATAAATCAACCTCCACAATACACTGAAGGTAAAAGTGATTATGTAATGGTTTCAATAACAACAGACGAGTTTTGTGAGTTGGAAGATATGAGAGGTGATGCGACAGTTCAGGGCGACATATTAGATTCTGAAAAGCTACAGAATATTTAACAATAGATTAACATTAGATTAATATAATTGTAGCATATTTTCTATATTTATTAATATGGAAACCAAAAAACTTGATATAACTCCTGCAATTTATGTAACAATAATGATTGTTGTATTCCTATTAGCACTCTAATTGTTAATAACTTTTTTAGCTTTTTTTAGAAAAAAGTCTCCCAAAAATTTTTTTTTCCCAATAATTCTAGTTATATTTATATATAAATAATTGATAATACTAAAACTATGATAATATACATTGACTTAGACGGTGTACTTGCTGACTTTCAAAAGGCTGCATCACAACATCCAGATTATGGAACAAAAGGTTTCAGACCAGATTTAACATTAGATTTTTCTAAATTTGATATAATTCCTGGAGCAAAAGATGCGGTAAAACAAATACTAGATATGGGACATGATGTTTATATTGCAAGCACGGCTCCTTGGGACAATCCAAATGCTTGGACTCAGAAGAGAGAATGGGTAGGAAAAAACTTTCCAGAACTAAAAAGAAAAGTATTTTTAACTCACCACAAAAACCTGCTTAAAGGTGACATTCTTATTGATGATTCAACATACAGAGGACAAACTGAGTTTGAAGGAGAATTTATGAAGTTTGACCCTAGCATTGGTTACGATTGGGATTTCATGGTTAAGTCAATTGATAATATGACTAAGTTGTTAAAAATAATTTGTTAATAACTTTTATAAAAAAGTTGTGAAAATAGTTTTTTTTCCCAATAATTCTAGTTATATTTATATATAACAAATTGGTAATAATAATAAATACTAAATATGAAAATAGATAAATCTATCGCTACAAAGTTCAGAGCAGACTTTCAGAAAACTGTTCAAAAGTTAGAAAAAAAATACGGAATGAGAATCTCTTTAGGTAACATTCGCTATGATTCAGAAGAATTAAAGAGTACTTTGACAGCAATATCTGTTAAAGGTGGTGGTACCAAAAGACTTTCAATGTCTGATATATTTATTGGTGACAAGGTTTTGATTAACCACAGAAAAACTAAAGGTCAATCATTTGAAGTTACTAAGAAAGCAATCAAGAATGTACAAGTTCAAAACACAAAAACTGGTGAAAGGTTTACTGTAGCGCCAAGTTTATTAATTAAAATATAATATATGAAAGAATTAAAGCAGTTTATAGATGAAATGAAAAATACTTCTTCACTTAATGAAAAGAAGAAGATTATTGAAAAGTACAAAGACAATAAATTTATTATGAAGGTTATACAATATACTTATGACCCTTATAAGAAATACAATGTCACAAGTAAAAATTGTAAAAAGCTCTCTCATATTTGTGATGAAGATTGTGGATTTGTAGATTTGTTTGAATTGTTAGATGATTTAGATAATAGAACTTATACAGGACATGATGCAATTGCAATGGTTAATGGATATATCTTTCAGAATTCAGATTATGAAGATGTAATTTTTGGTATCATTGACAGAAATATTGAGATTCGTGCAAATGCCAGTGTATTCAATAAAATAATTCCAGGACTTGTACCAACATTTGATGTTGCATTAGCAACTAAATATGAATCAAGATTTTGTGATTTTGATAATGAAGAGTGGTATGCAAGTAGAAAACTTGACGGTGTAAGATGTATTGTTAGAAAGGATGGAGATACTATTAAAGCTTACTCACGAGCTGGTAATGAATTCACAACTTTACAAAAAGTATTGGATGATGTAAAGTTAATGCCTGGTGATTTTGTATTAGATGGTGAGATTTGTATGATGGATGAAAATGGCAATGAAGATTTTCAAGGTATCATGAAACAAATCAAAAAGAAGAATCATACTATTGAAAATCCAAAATTTGTTATATTTGATTACTTAAGTCTTAGTGAATTTGATAATAAAACTAGCCAAATGATTTTATCAGAAAGACTTAATGAACTCAAAGGAGAAATTCCACATGATGGGTATTATGATTACTTAACTTTACTTCCTCAGCAACTTGTAAATAGTGAAGAAGAACTTTTAGAGATGACAGCTGAAGCTGAAACCAATGGTTATGAAGGAGTTATGTTAAGAAAGAATGTTGGTTATGAAGGTAAGAGAAGCAAAAATCTTTTGAAATGTAAAAAATTCCATGATGCAGAATATAAAGTTATGGGAGCTACCAATGGAGATATTAGAATTATTGAAGATGGAAAAGAAAAGACAATAAATTGTTTGAGTATGATTACAATAAATCATAAAGGAACTCAAGTTGGTGTTGGTTCAGGATTTAATTTTGACCAAAGAAAAGAATTTGGAAAGGATCACAGTAAAATTTTAGGTAAGACAATTACCGTACAATATTTTGAAGAAAGTAAAAATCAATTTGGAGAATACTCATTGAGATTTCCAGTAATTAAACATATATTTGAAAATGGAAGAAATGTCTAATATGAAGATAGCATACCTACATGGATTAGAAAGTAAAGTTGGTGGACCAAAAGTAGATTGGTTAATGAGTCTTGGTCATAAAGTTATATTTCCAAAAATGGACTATAGTGATGTAAATGAGTTTAGAGATACACTCCACCTTTTAGAAATGTATAAGCCAGATTTAATTATTGGTTCAAGTATGGGTGGTTGGTTTGCATGGAATATTGGAAAGATATTAAAAGTTCCAGTATTATTGTACAATCCTGCAATACTTGCACCTACATTAATTGATGTACCATTATGGGACAGTAAAGTATTTTTGGCATTAGGTACAAGTGATGAAGTAATAAATCCTAATCAAACAATTAAGTTATTGAACATGATTGATAAACATGATTTCAATATGAACAATGTTTGGAAAGGTCCACATGGACATCAAACTCCACTCGATGTATTTCAATCAGCATTTTTATATTTTCAAAACAATATAAAAGCAAATATTAATCTATATAAAAGACATAAACATGATAAAATATAAAGGAATTGCTCCACCAACATTTATGGAATTAAATGGTAAAAATTATTTAATGCCAGGTTTTACAGAAGTACCACATTCGTGCGGTGTACACAACTGGAATGATTACATTGTTTGGGAAAGAATTGAAAGTAAAGATTCTCCAAGTGATAAGTGGACAGTTGAAAGTTCATCAACAGCTGGAATATTTTACACTGTGAAAAAAGTTGGAGAAAATTATGAATGTGATTGTCCTGGCTATAGGTTTAGAAGAAAAGAATGTAGACACATTAGGGGAATAAAAGAGTCAGTATAAATCACAAATTGAATGTATAACTTAATATTTATAATAAATGGAGAACTTTAATATGTTTAACTTTAATTCAGATAATGACAAATATGACGAAGTTGATTTACAAGATATCTTATATCAACTAAGAGGTGATGCAATGGAAAGAGGATTTGAAATTGTAATGGAAGAAGGAATTTCTGGATTAAGAGACTTAGGAAGTAATAAACCAAGGTTAATAGTAGAAAAAATGATAAAGTACTATTCACAGCCCGACATTGAGGAATATGAAAAGTGCGCCGAACTCGTTAAATTGTTACGTAATGACAAAATCAAAGAAGCAACGCTACCACAGAACATATCTAAAACTAGCTAAAGAGTGGTCCAAACTTTCTCATGCAAAGAGAATGCAAGTTGGAGCCATTATGGTTAAAGATGGAATGATAATTTCAGACGGGTACAATGGTACTCCATCAGGATTTAATAATTCTTGTGAAGATAGTGAAGGCAATACAAAACCAGAAGTATTACATGCAGAGGCCAATGCAATACTTAAGTGTGCAAAACATGGTACAAGTTGCGAAGGTGCAACATTATACATCACATTAAGTCCATGTCAAGATTGTGCAAAATTAATTCATCAAGCAGGTATTAAAGAAGTAATCTATGAAGATGAATATAGATATGGAAATGGCTTAGAATTCCTAAAAAAATGTGGTGTCAATGTTAAAAAAATAGCAAAATAATTTTTTTATATCAAAAAAAATGGTTATATTAATTAAAAATTTAGAATAAAAGTTATGATAAACGAGAGAAGATACGAACAGTTTAAGAAGTACAAAAGAACAGTATTAAGAATGTTTCCACATGCAGAGACAAAGATAAGACCAAATGGCAAATTTACTGTTGAAGATGGCTTTGGTAGATGTATATTAAGACATTACCCTGATGTTGCAATGTGTGACAATATTTTCAATGCATGGAAAAATATTACAATTGTAAAGCATTGGGATAGAATTGAACAACGAAACATTAAGAAGTCAAGAATTGATGTTAAAAATGTTGTAGGAAATACATCAAACATGCCAAGAAAAGAAGGCTGGGAGTATCAAGATAATAATATATCAAATACTGGAGAAGTATATGATGAAGCAAATCAATATTCAAACGATTAAAAATAGGAGAAATAGTTATGAAAATGTATTATGTAGCAAATGTAAGGTTTACAGACGATAGTCGTAAAGGTGCAAAACAATTTACCAAAGAATTTTTAGTAGAAGCAGTAAGTATCACAGATGCTGAAACAACTCTCACAAAAGCATTAAGAGAGGAAGGTACTGTTTTAGACTTTGAGGTCAGAGGTATAAGAGCAAGTAGAGTTGAAGAAGTTTATGCAAAACCTGAATAATAGAATTGAAATAGAAATGTCAAATGTAACTGTTAAAGATTTTAACAATTGGCATGAAGGACTAAGTCCAATAGAATTATGGATGTATAATAAATTAATAAATAAAAATGGCAAAGAAAAGTAAATATCAGAGAAGACGAGCTATCGAATGTAAGATAGTCGAAAAGAGTAAAAAGAATCCAGGTTATTGTAAGTATGATATTACAATACAGGAATTGGATGGAAAAGTACATACTCAACCAGCTTATGGTACAGATATGCAAGATGCATTATCCAGATTAATGAATACAGAAAGAACAACAAAGATAGAAAAGAAATTAGAGAAAAATCCTTTAATATTCTTTCTTATGTGGTTAGGACTTATGGCATTGCCAGTTATATGGCATGGTGATATAACATATACTCCTTGGTTTATATTGTATATGTTTGCTAGTTTTGCTGCAATGTTTTTATTCGCAGGATTGTGGCAAAGTTATTTGGAAAAGGGAAAGTAATGAATTATGTTCCAATACCTAAAGGTGCTGAGCCACCAATGTTGAGATTTGAAACGGATATGGAGTTTCATCAAGAATTATCAAAGTATGAACATGAAATTCATATTAGAACATTATATGCAATTCAATACGCATATGATACAAATTTTGAAGATGATGTAACAATTGCATTTATGAATGATGAAGAGACTATACTAAGTGTACCAAAGGATTGTTGGAAAGAAAATCTAGAGAATACACTTAAGTATTTTATTGATATAGAAGATTACAAAAAATGTAAAGAAGTACAACAATTAATGGATAAAGTAAAATGAAATTGGATATTAACAAAATTGATTTAGACCAATTGGCTCATGATTTTAGAATGGAAAGTATAAAGTGGTATGATAAAGAATACTTTATATGGTTTGTCAAATCAGTGGTATTATGTAGAGATGTAAAGCAAACAGGTGTACCGTTTAGGCGAATGTACAAGAATGCTAATAACTTTATGTTAGTTAAAGATAAGAATACAGCTCTTCTTGATTATAGAAATAAAGGTCAAGATAACTGGGATTGTATACCTACACATCTTTTACATGGTGAAAAATATTATTTGTGTTGGACATATGAGTAGACGGGATAGATTTTATATTGTAATTAAGTGGCATTACAACCCAACAACAAATGAAGTAGGTAAAAGAAAAAAGCTACCAGTGTTGATGATGGATTCAGATGGTAACCCGTTAGAGTTTGATACATTAACATCGGCAGAAGAATTTACAGAGATTATGAACTTCAATACTAATCAAGGATTTCATTATGAGATACGAGAATTAGGAAAGAAGTACTTAAAGGTCAATAACAATAGTAGTAACAATGATGGATTTGATGACAGGTGCGGCTGACCCCCGCCCGGCCCGGCGAAGTTCGCACATGCGATGTCGCACATCAAACCCTAACCAGAAAATTGCCTTTACAAGTTATCAACAACTTTACAAGGCCAGACAAGGAGCAACAAATTATGGCATGGGAAGATTTTTGGTGGGATATAACAAAAGAAATAGAAGAGTTGGGAATCAAACGAGATTTTGACAAACAACTCAAAAAAATGGATATGCAAGACAAACACAAGTATCGTGACACACGGGACAGATGGAGTTATGCACTTGACAAAGTAAAGAAGAGATTATATGCAAAGCAAAATGGCAAGAAAACACGTAAAGATGGCAACAACAAATCATGATATAGAACCTTGGGCGAAAGTCCTGATGTTGGAAATCGACCAGTTATTAAAGCGTGATAATAGAGATGTAACAGCCAGTGTTAGGAAAGACCTGACACGTTTTATAGATTATATAACAAACGGAGACAAAAATGGAAATGACTAAACAAATTATGGACGCCTTGTTGGCAAAGTATGAAGCAGACAAAATGAGAGCATTCGCTAATCTTCAAAATTATTTGACAAACCCAGCAGGTATTGGAGAACATCCAGATATAGTTGCGGAATGTGATAAACTAGTTAGTGATATTGATGATGCGATTGGCAAGATAGATACATTAAGACAATTATTTAGTAGTGGTGACCAGGGTGAGCAAAAAGAAGGCAATGAATAATAGCGATAGATAAATGACAGAGAAACAACCAGACAAATTTGTAATACCAGATTGGTGTGTAGCTACATATGATTGGAATAGACTAGATATACGGATAGAATACGAGGAAGGTATGGTATATCAGTTTCATGGCGTACATCCAGATAGATGGACACAATGGAAGCAGGCTGATGATCCCCTATTCTATTATTATAGACACATCATGACGTGTAGATGGACCTGTGAAAGCCATCCCAACTGGTCTCCTGTGTCATTACCGGTAGAAGTGGCAGGAAATGCCAGTGAATCCTCTAGTCAAAGTGATAGTGAAGCACAAGAGAATCAAATGGCTGAAAAAACTATGAGTGTGACTAGGAAGGAGCCCATTTCTGGCAGTCTGGATGATACTCATGAGCACGACACAAGTGTGGCAAAGTAATCGTTAGATAGACTATCCGGCATGGCTAGACTCACGATAAGAGTGATGGATGGTATGTCAGATTTGCCACTGGTCGTGCCACATTGTCATGGAAAAAAGTTGTGAAAATATTTTTTTTTCCCAATTATTCTAGTTATATTTATAGTATAATAATGGTTAAAAAATATAATACTATGAATGAAAAAAATCACTTAGAAAATCTTTATGACGTTTATCTTTACTGTCCATCTATCGACTCTGCAAAGGTCTGTACTGTGGAAGCAACTCACTACACTAATGCTAAGACAAAAGCTTTGGATATGTATCCTGGTTATGTATTGCTTGAGGATCAACTGTCTACACAATGTTAATAACTTTGACAATATTGTTAATAACTTTACGTAAAAGTATAGCATAAAACCCAATAAATCTAGTTATATTTATAATATAATTGGTTCGGATAGAAATTAAAAATTAAAACAAAAAAACGTCGCTTATGAAAAATGTAATCTTAAAAGCTGGTCTTAACGAGAGTGGTAAACCAGTATTGACTGACAAGGTTGGCAATCAGTTTGAATGTCCTGTAAAGGATAAAGCCAACAAACAAAAATTAACGTGGGCTGTTAAAAAAGAAGCCTATGTAAAAGTAATAATGAAGGAGGGCGGAGCCATGTCCTACTCAGTATCTAATAGTAGTACTGAAAAGGATTGGACTAAAGATGCCACGTCTATATTGACAGACCAGTGGTTGAATAAACCTGCTGCTAATGTACCTGCTGAACAGGCTGAGGTAATGGCATTCATTCAGAAATCTCCTGAGTTAAAACCAGATACTCTTAAGATGCAAGACCTTAAATGGAAATATCTTGTTAGGTCTGCAATGAGAGGTAAAAATATTATGATGACTGGTCCTGCAGGATGTGGTAAAACTATGGCAGCTAAAACTGTTGTGAACGCATTAGACAGACCAGAATTTTATTTCAACCTTGGGGCAACTCAAGATCCTAGAGCTACCTTAATTGGTAATGTCCACTTCAATAAAGAGAGTGGTACGTTCTTCTCTGAATCAATGTTTGTGAAAGCAATACAGACTGAGAATGCTGTAATACTCATGGATGAGCTTTCACGTGCTCACCCCGAGGCTTGGAATATATTAATGACTGTATTAGACGAAGGTCAGAGATACTTAAGGTTAGATGAAGCTGATGGCTCTCCAACTATTAAAGTAGCTCCAGGTGTAACATTTATCGCTACTGCCAATATAGGTAATGAATATACAGCGACAAGAGTTATGGACCGAGCGTTATTAGACAGGTTTATTATTGTAGAGATGGATACTCTAAATGCTTCTGAGGAGTTTGAGTTGTTAACAAAACTATTTCCTAATGTGGATACTAAAACAGTTAACGCCATATCTGAAATTGCTCATGCTACTAGAGTTGAGGTTAAGAGTGAAGTTGCGAGAATCTCTACTTCTATTTCTACCAGAGCTTGTGTTGAAATGACTAGCCTTGTTTACGACGGGTTTAGTTTAACAGAAGCTGCTGAGGTTATTATGTATCCACAATACGATGATGCGGGTGGAGCTGATAGCGAAAGAACATTCGTAAAACAACTTGTACAGAAATTCTGTGACGATGGTACCGATGAAGATTTATTCAACACTGAAGATGTTGACGGTGCTGATGACAACCAGCAATAAGCGACGATTGCTAAGAAGGGGGGTGGACATTTAGAGCCATCCCCTATTCTATTGTTAATAACTTTGTTAATAACTTTAGAAAATAACTATGAAATAATTTTTATTTCCCAACAATAATAGTTATATTTATATTATAAATAACGGATTAAACTAATAGAGATACTATGACAAATTATTCAAGCTTTTGGTTAGATGACAATTTTGACAATGACATTGACATTCTGACAGGTGAATCAATCGTGAAACCTGGTAAGGACCTCATCAAGCTAGCCGGTTATCAAAGAGCAATCGCTAACTTTGTTAACATCGTAACAGGTAAACACGTTCCTGTTAAATTCAAACAAAATGGTAATAGCTATACTGATGGCAAATCTATCGTGATTAGCTCAAGTCTAAAGGACAAGGATTTCGACCCTGCTGTTGGACTTGCTCTTCACGAAGGTAGCCACATATTGTTGTCTGACTTTCAATTCCTTAAAGACTTAGAGAGCCACATACCTGCTGACATTACAAATACAGTAATGATTAAATATGATTATGATAGATACAACGCTAACTATCATATCTTAAATAATCTAAAAGATTTGTTAAACATTGTTGAGGACAGACGTATTGACAACTACGTGTTTAAGTCTGCTCCTGGTTATAAAGGTTACTACCACTCAATGTATGACAAATACTTTAACTCTAAAATTATAGACAAAGGATTGGCAAGTTCTGAATTTAGAATCCCAACCTTTGAAGCTTATATGTTCCGTATCTGTAACATTACTAATAACCATAGAGACCTCAACGCATTACCTGGTCTAAGAAAGATATGGAATCTAATGGACTTAAAGAATATCGGTGATGTAAAGAGTACTGAAGAGGCCTTTCAAATTGCTTGTGAAATATATAAAGTAATTGAAGAAAACATTGAGGCTCCTAAACCAGAGGATAATGATTGTGATGGCAATTGTGATGGTGATGGTAATGAACAACAAACTGAGAATAGAGATGGCGGTACTCCTAAAACACCAGAAGGAGAATCTGATGACGATGGTTCTACTACAACAGGTACTGATTGTACTAATGGTAATACCACATCAACTATTGACTTAGAGGATTTAACTGACAAACAAAAACAACAGTTAAAGAAAGCTATTCAAAAGCAAAAGAGTTTCCAGGATGGAGATATTAAGAAAGGCGGAATGAGTAAGAAAGATGCTAGTTCATTAAATGCTATTCAGCAAGGAGATGTTGAGGTTACTAATGTTGGTAATGGAGTAGACGGATGGAGAAAGACTAGTGGTGGTACTAACTGTATTGTTATTAATGGTATTACTAAAACATTGATTGATGAGAATCCATTTGACGTGTTTATCAACAAAGACTGGTATGGTAGTAGAATGGAGCAGTTTCAACACTCTGTAGACAAAGGACTTGTATTAGGACAAAAACTTGGTAGAAAGTTACAGGTTAGAAACGAGGAGAACAGCCTTAGATACACACGATTGAATACAGGAAAGATAGATAAAAGATTGATTGCTAGTTTAGGCTATGGTGCTGAGAGTGTATTTGAACAAGTATTTACTAGCAGCCATAACGATGCCAACGTACATATCTCAGTAGATGCTAGTGGTAGTATGAGTGGCCGTAGATATAACAAGGCTATGACTACCTGCGTGGCTATAGCTAAAGCAGCCAGCATGGTTGGTAATCTAAACGTTCAGATAAGCTTCCGTACTACAGTGGAAAGTGGTGGCACTAACACACCATGTATAGTGATAGCGTATGACTCTAGAAAAGACAAGATCGTAACGATTAAATCACTATTCAAATACTGTGTAACTCTAGGGACAACACCAGAAGGACTATGTTTCGAGGCCATTCAAAAACACATGGTACAGAGCAATGGTAGTATGGATAGCTACTTTATAAACCTCTCAGATGGAGAACCTTATTTTGAGAACCGAGATATTCAATATTGGGGCCAGACAGCTGCTAGCCATACCGCAAAACAAGTGAAAAACATGCGTGGTGGTGGTATAGAGGTACTGAGCTACTATATAGATGGTGGTAGCGACGTTAGTGCCCAATTTAAGACTATGTATGGTGCCTCTAGCGCTAGTATAGATACAAACAACCTTACCCAACTGGCCACTACTCTAAATAAATTATTCCTTGGCCAGTAGAGGGTACAGGCGACTCGCCACAGGCTATCTAAGGCCGTGTAGTGAACTAGCCAAAGAAAAAATCTGCAAGTGAATGCAGTGGGACTATTTCTTGTTAACAGCAAGATATGTGTGTGTAGCATTGTGCATTAGTCCATCTTTGTACAGGAGACGATTTTTTCTTGTATATAAGTGATAGTAGTAGAAGAGTGTTTAACACTATAAAAGTATAAATTAATTAAATATAGATAATATGAAAGACAACACAGAGAAATGGAAGTATAGTTATCCATATCAGACAAGGATAGCAACTATTGAACAGGAATATGGTGAACTAGGACAACAGGTACCTGCAGGATTCTACTTCAGGGATGGCGAGATAATTCGAGCTCTGCTCGATTTTGTGAAACAAAGTGGACCCTGTACATGGACTGAAATGAGCATGGAATACCACTACCTGTTCACAAACATGGAATATCATCCAGTCAATCACCGTGGTGGTAGTTTCAGTAGTGGTCACTATCGTAGCCTAATGACACCAAGACGTAGAAGGATAGGCAATGGCAATTATGAATATATCCGTAAAGGAGATGATGGTCTATACCGATACCATACACATGCTCTGGGTTATAGTGGTGTTAATTGTTAATAACTTTTTCATCAATAATTTTTATTTCCCAACTATTATGGTTATATTTAATTATCAAATAAAAACAAACTAGATTATGTCAGCTATCTGTAAATCATGTCAGTGCACTATTCCTGCTGGTCGGGTTAGTCTTGGCTATAATGTATGTGTTGATTGTAGTACCGAAGAGGCAGTGGCCTGTGTAGATATTACATATCACAAAACTGGTAATACTATTCAAATAACAGACCAAGACACTGCTAGGCGAATCAATAAGTTGGCCTCACGTAGTGGTTATGGTATCATGCGTGGCCTTCGTGGTGGCAAGTCATCAACTGACAAGACTACTCTGTCCACTACTCCTCGCAATGCTAAACCATTTCGTGAATACACTCATAGTGACCTAGAGCGTGTCCTTGAGGTTGCTATTGATTGGATGGAGATGGATTCCCGTGACCGTGCCATTGCGCATGTCGAGAATGCACTATCTAACAAAATGATTAGTGGTATACAACGCCGACGCATTATGGAGATACTTGCAACCATGTTCCCAGAACCTGTAGTTGAGGAGTCAAGTACTGTACAGGAAACAATAGACCCTGAAATCGAATTTACATTTCGTAACTGGCGTAATAGTAGAATCTATAAATAAAACTATATGAAAACAATAATTGGCAAAATCAAATCATGGCATGCCTACTGGGTATGGATTGAACAGGAAAAAATAAAAGCTGCTATACATACGTGTAGTGGTACAGGTTTATATTAAAAACAAGATTATGATTAACTATTTACTTTGTGGATTTATATTCACACTAACTATGGAACTTATTAACTCACAACTCAGGTTGAATGTTGACTGGCCAATGCGGACGTTAATGGTCCTTGCATGGCCGTTGTGTCTGGTTGTTTGGTTGTATCACTTCATAAAGGAATTGTAATGGGTGCCGCATCGCATGTGAGACTTCGCAGGGGTGGTGGCGTGGCGGCCGTGAAATGGACCAGTAGCTCAGCTGGATAGAGCAACAGCCTTCTAAGCTGTAGGTCATAGGTTCGAATCCTATCTGGTTCACAAAGGATAAATTATATGGTAGAATTTTTGAAACATTTTTTTGGAGTATGTGGAGAACCACATCCCAGTGTACTAACTATCCTAATGGGTACGCCTGTTGTGGGATACATAATTTACAATATAAGACAATATATAAAAGGAAAGAATAATGACAGATAAGCAATGGAGAAAGTTTGGCGAGATACAATATCTTAGAGGACGACTAGATGAAATGTTTAAGATTGATACTTTACTGGATTTTGATATGAGTGGTATGAGAAGAATAGATGCAAGGATTGCAAAGTATATGGACAAACTCAAATCAGTAGATGAAATGACTTATGAACTATATTTGATAGAGCGTGATAATATATACCATAAGATACGTAAATTAACAAAGGATTGTTAATAACTTTTTTACATATTATATGAAAATAACTATGAAAATATTTTTATTTCCCAAATATTCTAGTTATATTTATATATAAATAAATAACTAATACTAATTAAAAAATAACACTATGCCTAGAACTAAAAAGCCTAATGAAGTAATTTACGGAATTGAAATTACTAAACCTCATTCATCAGAAATGTATTCTCACAACCACATGGTTGCTGACGAAATGAAAGCCAATATTCTCAACAAATGGAATGCTTTGATATATGGAATTGACCCTGAAACGGATTGGGAAGATTTTGCAGATAATGAAAGTACTGTTGAGCTTCAAAAATTAGTTTGCTTTTCTGGCTATGGTAGCGGTTATACTTTAGGTGATGTAGATAAAGAGTTTAGAAATGAACTGGAGAATATGCAGAACTATGCTATTCACGAAGAATACTCTTACGGTTGTTTTTCAGGACTTCTACCTAGAACTAGTTTTATGATGGTTGGTCACGGTTGGTCAAAGCATGACTACCACAATAAAGGAGCGGAATCTAATCTTTCTCCTCATGCACCTGTTCCATGTTCAAAAGAATTGGATATTGAAATGGCAACTGAATCTGAAAACTTTGAATTTTTAACTGGCGAAGCCTTAATAAACCACTAGGAGATATGAATGAAACACCGTTTACAAAAACACTACAGAGAATAACAGAAGCTGAAGAACATTATGGAGAATGGATTGCTCCAAACTTACAGGCAGATGGTTGGACAGGTACATATAGTCTTGCAGTTGACCAAATATCAAAAGACATACCTCAAACTAAAAATGGTTGGAATTGGTCAAATATACTTGCAGATAGTAAAGGTCGTGGTGTAGAGTTGGCAATAAAGGTTAAAGAAGATGGTTGGGGTAAATGGGAATACCATCCACATGTTGAGAGTGTAAAGTATTATATTGCCAAGTTAAAACAAAAAGGTATAAAGGTTTATGACTGGCAAATCATTAATGATAGCTGGGCCGTAAATGCATTAGAACGTTTAGGGCTTGAAGAAGTAACAAGGTGGTGTCAAGAAAAGGGTGGTACTCTCAGGTTCAAAGACCCTCACATGGTAAACTATAAAACCTATTACACATTTCATATAAGAACTGGCTATGTTCGTAGAACACAACATGGACCTAATCCTTGGGGTAGTGGAAAACGGTGGACATGTTATCAAATTGCTGGTACTAACAGAAAAAAGATATATAATAACTTTCCAAGAATGGTTCACAAAGCTTTAAGGTCTATTGAAAGATACCAACAAAATAACTGGGATACATTAGATATATAATTAAAAATAATAAAAATGGTAAAAAAGAAAAAGCATAAATTCAAAATAGGCGACAACGTAACATTCAAGTTCTTTGATGGTGGTACATACACTGGCGTTGTTGACAAGCTTTCATATATGGGAGAGCTTACAGGAAATGTAAACTATCAGTTACCACAAATTAGAGTAGCTGTTAAAAATAAAAATGTCAAGTACCCTTACACTTATTATCCCATTAGCGAGCATTATGTACTTAAACGCAATGGAAAGGTTAACCCTAATGCAATCAACCTTCCAAGCAAAGATAATAAGCCCAAGAGGAAGGCTAGTAGTAAAATTGCAAAGACTAATAATAAGTCTGAATTGCAACAAGCAATCGATAAACAAAAAGAATTCTTAAATCACAATTATGAAAACTAAATTAGAAATACATAAAGGTGTACACGTCAAAAAAAGTAAAGGTAGAGGTTGGGGTGTATTCACTAGTGAAAAAATAAATAAAGGAGATATTGTAGAGGAGTGTATTATTCCCTATGATGTTTTACCTATTGGTTCAACTGCATTACCAAACTATAGATATGTTTGGCCAAACCGTACAAATTATACTGCATATTGTATAGCGCTAGGCTTTGGTTGTATATACAATCACAATGAAGAAAGTCCAAATATTGATTGGGACCTTGACCCTGAAGAAAGAATAATGCGGTTTACAGCAATAAAGGATATTGATGCAGGTGACGAACTAATGTTTGACTATCAATCTCCAGTATTAAACTTTGAAACTAAATAATATGTCAAAGAAACAAAATTTAATTAAATATATTAATAGTACACATGATGTATTTGAGCTGGGTACTATAGTTGAACAAAAGTCAAGTGATAACTTAGATGTTGCATTTGAACAGTTAGATGATACGTATAGTAAAAAGGTATTACTGAATTCATATAATCATATGGGCCAACTAAATTTACCTGCAGCTACGCCAGGAGTATATCGTTTATCATATTATGGTGTAGTATTCTATATTGGTTCTAGTACTAAGGATATGTCAAATAGAACAAATAGTCATAAACTGGATATTGAAAGAAAAGATAAAAAGTTTAAGTTTGTCTGGGATATTGCAAATGACAAATTAGAGCCAGAAGGTCTAATGGTTGAATATAGACCAACGACTAATTTTATGGCACCAGCATTTGAACTGTGGTCAATTATTAAACATCAGCCTGCATGCAATAGCTCTGGTACATCTAAAACAGCAGCTGATAAAAAAAATGATGATGGGAGTGAAAAAAGTTCGTAAACCTAGCTATAATCCCATGAGAAATGGTTATATTGAATAAATCAATAAACAATTGCATTTATCAAATATATTATTTACCAAACTTATAAAAATTATAAAGTATGATTAATTATGGATACGCTTGTATTAACCTAGAGTTAAGAAAGCAAAAAATTACAACTAATCGTGGAATGATTAGAAGAACCTTCGACGCAAAGGGTCTACCCTATGTATCTGAAATAGCTATAAAAAATATTACTGACCAATTAAAGATTGTACAATGGAATATCGAAAATGGTATTAGTGTATATCGAATGTCAGGTAGTTTATTTCCGTGGATGAGTGAATATGAATTTTCTGAATTACCCGAGTACGATACTATTAAATCTATACTTGCTGAAACAGGTAAGTTAGCTATGGATAATGGACAAAGACTATCCTTCCACCCTGGACAATTTTGTGTTCTTTGTTCACCTACACCAAAGACTGTTGACAATGCAATTATTGAACTGGATAGACATTCACAAATAATGGATATGATGGGATTACCAATATCACCAGCTGCAAAGATTAACATACATGTTGGTGGTGCCTATGGTGATAAAGAATCAGCACTTAAACGTTGGTGTAAAAATTTCAAAAGATTAGAACCAAATACTCAGAAACGTTTAGTTGTTGAAAATGACGACAAAGCAAGTATGTATTCAGTACAAGATTTATATGAAGGTGTACATAAGGTTATAGGCATACCAATTACATTTGATTATTATCATCATAAGTTCTGCACAGGTGGATTGACAGAGGAAGAAGCGCTAAAGCTAGCTGCAAGTACCTGGCCAAAAGATATAAGACCATGTACTCATTATTCAGAATCTAGAAGATATGAGCAGAAACTTATGATGGAACAAATATGTGAACGTAATGATATTCCATTTAAGGCATTAGAAGAAACGCCAGACGAATGGCCTACATTATCTAATCACCTTAAGGAATTCAAAAAAACTAAAGAGCAAGCACATTCAGATTATATATTGGAAAAACCAGATTGCTATGGTTTGGACATTGACTGTGTTGTAGAAGCAAAAGCAAAAGAACAATCAATTATTAATTTTATTAACTAAGACCGGCTTGCAGCCCAACTGCTAAATTAAAGATGGCAAGAAATAAATATCGTAGACAGCCTTGGAAAAAACAACAGAAAACAGTTCATAACCAACACAAACCATTTAATCCTGGTAAGTATGGTAAACTATGGGCATCAATGAATTGGGAGTGCGAATGGGGTAGAACACCTCAAGGAGATGCACAAGGACCAGTTATTGGTAAATTATGTATTGGAGGACAACAGTTTGAATTAACATGGACAGAATGTAACAGATTAATTGAAACTTTAACCGATGCAAAACACCAACATAAAGTTGGAACATCAATGGGGTTTGAAAGAGGACACGGAACTTATAGAGGCTAATATTTATATAAAAGGAGAAGCGTTATGGAAATTGTATTATCAATATGTTTAGGTTTAACTTTAGGTTTTGTTGGTTCATATTTTTACATGAATAAAAAACTAACAAATATGGAATCTGAATTTGAACAGTTTAAGTTTGACAAAGCATTTATTGTTAAATGTTTAAGAGATGAATTAAAAAAAGTTCAACCTAAACCAAGAAAGAAGTACTATTCAAAAAATGGCAAAAGCAAATCAACACGTAAAGAAGGTAACCGAAAGACTGCTTAATGCGTCTGAACAAATAGACGACTTAAAAAGTGTTGGCGGTAGTGATGGACTATTTAAGGCAATTACAAATATGGGTGAAAAGAATCTAGACTATATGGAAAAAATTGAATCAATAGAAAGACTAATGATTACAACAGAAAGTTTAGATTCTGACATTCATAAAAATGTTATTGTAAGTTCAAAAGAATATTTATTACAGAATGGTACATTAACCAAAAACATGATGTTGAGCTTAAACCAAATATATACATATTATAAAAACATGCGAGGTAATATATGATGATAATTCCAGAACAATACAAAAATGATTTGGATAAAATATATGAAAGAACTAAAAACTCTAATGAAAAAATGTTAATGGAATTCAAAAAGTATTTTATGAATGTTGAACCAAAGGAGTTAAATTCAGACTGGGCATGGGTAGCAACACAATGTTATCATGTATATAAAAATAAATCTGACCGCTAGTACTTATGTCAGCTGCATTCTTGGACCCGGGTTCGAATCCCGGCATCTCCACTAAAACCCATTATGATATGGGGATGACACGGATTTGACAGGATGATAAGAGCATAAGGAAGGTCACCGCAACAACTGGCGAACAAGTTGAAATGGCGATGGCAGCGTAGTACGCTCCCTGACCCGAACGGTATAAAAGAGGTCATGTCGTAAAAACCTCGGAGGATGGTAGGTAAACTATAATTATGAGCATAGAAACAAAATATTTTTCAATTGACGATTTATATAACGTAGATAACAAATCTTCGTTTTGGAAATTTATAGAGGGCGAAGTAAAAGTTGCTTTAAGTAAATCTTCAATGTCAAGTTCAAAAAAAGCAGATGCTCTTAATCTATTTAAGAAACAATATATTAAAAAGTTTTTTATAAGACATACTAAATCACCAAGTGATTATAATAAACCTTGGGATTTAGATAAATATGACCTAGAGTCAATTAAAAATAATACAGATGGTCAATGGGCACCACCACCTAATGCTGATGACTATAGGTTTGATTTAGAAAATGCTCAATATGTAATTGAAAAATTTATATGGATGCAAATACACCCAGATGATAGAAGGGATTTATTTGATAATGATATTGATAAATTTGATGACTGGGTTGTAACATTATCTGAATCACAAATAGATGAAGTTGTACAAAAAATTCAAAATGGTGAAAGACTAGGTGATCTTGATTATGAAAGTATAAAGGATTCACTATATGAACTTGATGATGGTACAATCAGAGTATTTAAGATAGACGGATTAATGATTATGTCTTCACTAAATAAAGATTCGCTGGAAACAGCATGCGTAAAAATCTTTATGAAGAAAGGTATAACATTTAAGTATAGAACAACTGAAAACTATAAAGGAAAAACTGTACACTCCTATATATTTAGGATTGACGGACGTAATGACAATAAAAATGACAATATGTCATAGTTACTATAGTTTGCACAGTTTTTTCAGTATATTAATTAAAGGTTATATAATGGTTATATTAAGTGTACTGAGTAGGCACAAAATTAAAATTATCTAAGGAGATTAATTATGGGAAATTATTTTTTACATGAGCGGTTGTTTCCAACCGACTTATTTTTCAAAAACTTTTTTGATACACAAACTGAGTTTCAATCGTTTGCAGATGTTAAGCCACAATATCCAGTTGATATTATGGTAACAGATTATGCACTAACGTTTGATATTGCATGTGTTGGTTTGGACAAAAAAGATATAACATTAGACGTTACTGATAATACCTTACGGGTTATCTATGAAAAACCAAACATTGAATCAAATCCATCTGATGAAGATGCAGGTGAATATATCCATAGAGGTATTACTCGGAAGAGTTTTAATATGGGTTGGAAAATTGCACCACGGTATGATTTGAGTCAAATAGAAGCAGTTATGAAAAACGGATTGTTAAGTATAACAATTCCATTGTTTGAAGAAGCAAAACCAAAAACAATTAAAATTAAATAAATAGTGTTTTACTCAGTACACTTTTTTTATTATGAACTATAGAATATTCAAACATAATAACAAGTTATATAAGGTATTAAGAGAAATACCACAAAGCAATTGTGACCCACGACTATATGGTATCAATTCAAATGATTTTATGAAGGTATTACATGTTTGGAAGGAATGGTGTTTAGCAGACCATGTATTACGAACTGCTAAAGGGGAAGAAATAGTATTTTTACTATGTGAAACAATACAAGAAGCTGAAATAATATCAGAATAAATTGTATTGTTTTTATATTTATTAAATAAAGGAGAAAGTTATGAGATATAAGCAGAAAGTATCTGAAAATCTTGACAAGGCAACGCAAACCATGTCAACAGCAATTAAGGCATTAAATAATAATAGTGTAACGAGGGAAGAGGCATTGAGAGTATTAAAACAATGTCAACACAATATATTGGAGGCAAGCAAATTTGTATCATTAGAGAATGAAGGCTAGAATATTTCCATTTATTATTGCATTGGCTGCTTTGGCAGTGTCAGGCTCAGCGGCGTTTTACTCAGTCTTTGGATTGAGTAAATTGTTTGCAGGTGCTAGTACACAAGTTATAATAATGGCTGGTAGTCTTGAATTTGCCAAACTAGTTTGTGCTTCACTATTATATCAATATTGGGGTATTATAAATAAGTGGTTACGATTTTACTTATCTGTAGCAGTATTTGTTTTAATGGTTATAACTAGTGGTGGTATTTACGGATTCTTATCAGGAGCATACCAAGAAACGGCAACCAAGTCAGAATTCCTAGATAAGTCATTAGCTGTATTGCAAACTAAACAGGAAAGGTTTGAAGAACAAAAGACAGACCTTACTCTAGAAAAGACACAACTAAATACAACCATTTCTGATTTAAGAACATCATTATCAAATCCAACATCAGTATCATATTGGGATGAAAATTCTCAATCAGTAATTACAACAACATCTAGTTCTACTAGGAGAGCATTACAATCAGAATTAAAAACCACAATTGAAGATAGAGATAATATAAATCTAAAATTGGAAGCTGTAATGGATTCAGTAATGAGAATTGATACAGAACTATTAGATTTAGAAATTGGTAATGAAGAACAAAGAGAACTAGGACCACTTAAATACCTATCAGAAACTACAGGGAAAGAAATGGGACAAGTTGTTAATTGGTTTCTACTTTTAATAATATTTGTATTTGACCCATTAGCAATTGCAATGGTTGTTGCAGCTAACTTTGCATTTGCACAAGTAAAAAAACCTAAACTAGTAGAAGATGACGGTGATGAGGTTGTTGAGGTTGAACCAACACTATTCAAAGATGAAGTTGTATGTGATAAACCACCAGGGTTAGAATATGATACACCATATACGTTAGATGAAATAAAAGAAAAGTGGGAAGCAGCAGAAAAGGAAGAAGTTCAGAAAGAAGAAACTGTTGAAATACCTGTTAGTGAAATAAAGAGATGGCGTGAAGATGGTACTGATAACCTTTATGGTGAAGACACAATATCAGACAAGAGACTAATAGAACTATCTCATGCAAACGATATAGACACTGATGAAATTATCAGATTATTAAATGAAGGCGAAAGAGCCACAGTTATAAATTTATTAAAACAAAAAGGACGGTTATGAAAAACAATAGAACACCAAAAATACGAGGCGCAAAAAAATCTACATATCATAGAATAACTAAAGAACAACAAAAAAAGTTTGATAGTGAATGTGAACATACTATTGAATATAGAAAGGGTTATAAGTGGAACCAAAGACCTGATGCAATATACAGATATATGACGTGTAAAACTTGTGGTCAATTTGAACTAGTTGGTGAAACCGCAACAGCAGTGACATGTCATGAATGTGTTAATGAACTAGTTGAACCGCCACAATATAAATCAGTTAAAAAATCTGATAGACCAGCTGGGTGGCATTTTATGAAAGAATTTGTAGATAAGGATGGTACTGTTTATCATAGAGGAAAAGAACAACCAAAACTTAAAGGAACTCTTGAACCAACAACCATTGAGCCTAAGAAAAGGTTGACAAAGAAGGAGAAAGATAAACTTAAGCAGCATGCATCTTCACAAATCTTTGACCTTAAAAAACAATTGAAAAAAGCAAGGTGGAAAAAAGATAAGCGTAAGCTTATGAGCGAAATAAAGTACCACACAAGAGTACTTAACAATAGAATCCCTAAAGATTATCAAGAAAAAATCTCTAAATAATTTTTTATTGTCAATTATTTTGGTTATATTAAAGTATAATAACTAAAAAGCAATAGACAAGAATTATGAAAAAAAGATTAATACACTTCTTTGGACTAATAGGAATAATATCGGCATTGTTCGTATTAGGTTCAATTGTAATAATTATTCCATCAATTCCAATAAAAATATTTTGGAATCAAGTAATATGTAGTTTAACAGATGCTAGTGAAATGAGTTGGACAATAGCCATTATTTCATCTGCATGTTTATGGTGGTTGTGGTTAATCTATGAAGCGGCTACAACAAAAGTTTGGAGTGAAGAAAAGAAACGATGGACAAAATAATTTACATTAGAGGTACGTATTCCAAAGAAGTCCAAAAAATTGAATTAGATGTTACTGAAAATCTAGATGTTGATGACTTTAAGAGAGTATGTAAAAGGTTAGCAAGTGTTTTAGGATATAGTCCAGAAAGTATTAGTGAAGCATTTGATAATGAGCCAAGAGAATCTAAAACACCAATAAAGAAAATATTAAAAGATGACTATAAGCGACAAAAATAATTTATACGACGAGCCTGTAACAAAGGAGACTCCGAAAAAAGAAAAGGAATCTGAACCAAAGGTTGTATCAATAGATAACGACCAAATTTTATATCGTGAAATAGATTATGCTATGGACATTGGTGATAGTGTAATTTATCTTTGTGGTGAAATAGGTGACTTTGCTTCTTTTGATTTTATGACACGGTGTAGAACAATTCTTAAGACCCGTGAAGAGAATGATAACAATCCAATTAATGTAATATTGAATTCACCAGGTGGTGACCTATATGAAATGTTTGCAATCATAGATTATATGTCAACATTAAATGTGGATGTAAATATAATTTGTAGAGGCCAAGCAATGAGTGCAGCAGCAATGATACTCGCATGTGCAACAGGCCAAAGAATAGCAAGTAAACATTCAACAATAATGTTTCATGAAGCGTCCGCATTTCAAGTTGGTAAACATTCAGACATACAGGCAGCGGCAAAGTATCAAGATATTCTAGAGAACAATTGTAATATCTTACTAGGTGAAAAAACAAAAAAAGATTCTAAGTGGTGGTCTGAAAAAACAAAAACAGATATGTTCTTAACACCAAACGACGCATTAGAATTAGGTATAATCGATAAAATAATATAATATGAAAAAATCAACACAAGTATTTTTAGCAATAGCTTTAGCAATGTTAACATCAGTATATATAATAATAACTACTGTGTCATATGAAAAAGATATTGAAAAATTAAATGAAGAAATCTTTCACTTAAAAGATGAGGTACAAACTCTTTACGTAGACTTAGAATTTGACCATTCATATATAACCGAATTGGAATCACAATTAGATTCAATACATGCAAGGTTTATGATATTTGATTCACCACCAGGTCGTGACGTTATAGATATATTAAATGCAATTGTACAAGTAGAAAGTGGAGGTGATCCATCTGCCCATGCTAAAGGTGAAGATGCTGTTGGAATTTTACAAATAAGAAAGTGTATGGTTGATGATGTAAACAGGATATTAGAAAGGCAAGGTATTTCCAAAAGATTTACATATATAGATAGATGGGATATTATAAAGTCATATGAAATGTTTAATATCTTTTGTGATTATTATGGACTAACAACAGCTGAAGAAATGGCTAGGTGTTGGAATGGTGGTCCAAGAGGAATAAACAACCCTGCAACATTAGGGTATTGGGATAAAGTAGAAAATATATTAGATATTAACTCATAGGGAAAAGATTATGAAATTAACAGAAGAACAATTATTACAGAATTGGAATGACTTAATGTCAGTCATAGACAAAACATTTGAAGGTGAAAGAAAAGACAAGCTTACAGAAATGTATAACTATTTTAGAGACAGAATGATGTTTGCACCAGCTTCAGGATTCGAACACTTACACAATTGTTTTATTGGTGGATATGTAGACCACGTATTAAGGGTTATGAAATGTGCTGAACAAAATTATATGTTATGGAAAGAAATGGGTTCAGATTGTTCAGGATATACAATGGAAGAATTAATGTTTGTTGCTCTTAATCATGACTTAGGTAAAGTTGGTGATTTAGAAAATAATTATTATGAACCATGTACTAGTGAATGGCACAGGAAAAATCAAGGAAGACTTTATGATTCAAACAAATCTATAGGTCATCACATGCCTGTACCACATCGGTCAATATTTTTATTAAATCATTTTGGCATAACAATGAGCCAAGTTGAAATGATTGGTATATTAACACATGATGGTTTATATGATGATGGTAACAAACCGTACTTTATGAACTGGGCAGATGAAAAAAGTCTTAAGACAAACCTACCACTTATAATGCACCATGCAGACCACATGGCATCTAGGATTGAATATGAAAGATGGAAATCACATAAGCCTGTTGTAAATGTACAACCTAAACCAAAAAAGAAATCATGGTCAAACCCATCAACTGCACCAAAAGTTTCAACATCAAATCAATCAGCACAAGATATGTTTAAGAATTTATTTGGAGACGATAAATGATAACAACAATAGTAATACTTTCAATTATAGTTTGTGCACTCATATATTCAAATATTAATATGTTGAAAAAATATGAAAGGTTAGAGGATTATGTAGATGATGCTGATGCATGGATTGATGGTTTACAAAAAACATTAACTGATTTAATTAAGGACTGGGACAAGGTTGATAGTAAAGGTGCATTTAAGTCAGACGATGAAGTTGGTACTACATATGAACAAATAAACAATCTTGTTAAAAAATTAAAAGATGGATTCGGAGATAAATAATGGGAAGAAAGCGAAAAAGAAAATTGTATTTTACAGAAGATACTGAACGTGCAATAATTGAATACAATAAATCAGATAGTTATGCTTATAGGAACAAAATTTATAATAAAGAAATCCATCCTGCATTTGAAAAGTTAGCAGAAAATATGATTCATACATTTAAGTTTTATTATTTTGATGTACCATATAGAGATGTTAAGCACAATGTAGTAACATTTCTAATTGAAAAAATGCCTAAGTATACTGAAGGAAAGGGCAAGGCATTTTCATATTTTAGTATTGTTGCAAAAAACTGGTTAATTCTAAATAACAACAATAACTATAAAAAGATTAAAGCAAAGGCACCAGTCACAACTATAGATACTAGGCGTAATGTTACAAATGAAATTATACGTCAAGAGGAAATGGAAGCAAAGCATGACTTTATGGAATACTTTATAAGTTACTGTACAAGAAATGCAAACAACTTAGTATCAAAAGAAAGAGACTTAAAGGTACTTTATGCATTACTTGAAATATTTAGAAAACGTGATAACATAGAGAACTTTAATAAAAAAGCACTATACATAATGGTTCGAGAAATGACAAATGTTAAGACAGGTTATATTACTCGAGTTGTAAATGTTCTAAAAGCAAAGTACATTGAATTGCACAATACCTACAGAACTGGGACAAGATTCTAGTTGTATTTGATATTTATATTAGATGGAAAAGGATTTAGAAATATTTAGTGGAAAAACATTCTCTGGTTTACTCAAAGACATTTATACAAATGCAAAAGCCAAAGAACGACAAATTGACATTTTAATTAAAGAATTAAAACCGTTGATAAAAAATATTGGCGATGCAACAGTTATCGTTCCACTTATAAAAGACTACTTAGATATTGCAGTAAAAAATGATGATCACTTAATTAAGATGGCTGCAATTGTTCAACGTGCTACACAGCGAACAGAAGCTGGTGAATCCTTAATTTTAACTGATGAGGAAAAGAAACAACTCCTCGAAGAAGTTGAAAAAATTGAAGAAAATATAGAGGATAAATCAAGTGGCAAAGATACTAAGACACGGGTATAGAGGAGCAGCTTCCGAAGGTAACCAAATAAAAACAGGAGCCTCCGGAAAACTTATTGAACATACAGGTGAAATTATTTTTGCATATGTACAAGACACTATTCTTGACCCATCAAATCCAAAGTTTCATTTAGAAGATAAGACCACATCAGTTGGTACAATACAATGTATACCTCTTAACCAAGCAACAACAACTCAGACACAGCGTTCTATTGAAGCAAGACCTCTCAATGCAAACATAAATAGATACCCAGTTAAACATGAAATAGTTTTAATTATTAAATGTATTGAAGGAGGTACAGTTGGTAACACTCGTGAAGACTATTTTTATATAGGTACAGTCAATGCATTAAACAGTCCAAACTATAACGGAGGTAATTCATATTTACCAGAACAAGACTTTAAGTGGAAAGGTGAAGACGGTGAAACATTTGAACCTGTTGATGCAATAGTTAAATTATTACATAACGATGGTGATGTTGTATTTGAGGGAGGTTTTGGAAATGCAATAAGATTAGGTAGTACAGCACAAGAACCATCATCAGCAAACCAATGGTCTTTGGATGGTGCAGATGGTGATCCAATAATTATAATAACAAACGGATTTAATGGTACACCTATTGAAGGTACTGATGGAAAAGTAATTATAGAAAGTGTTGATGACGACTCTTCATCTATGTATTTTACAGGAGGCCAGTCAATACCATTGTCATTAAGTAATAATTTACCAACAGGCATTGACCCAACAAATTCCTTTGTTGGAAATCAAGTTGTAATTAATAGTGATAGACTTGTATTTAATGCAAGAGGTGATAGTGTTATATTGTCAGGTGCTGCACAAATTGCACTATGTACCCCTGAATGGAAAGTTGATGTTACATTAATGATGGACGCAATAAAAGCAATTGCAACTGAACTTGATGCACTGTGTACAGGTAAAGCAACTCTTACAACGGGTGTTGGACCAACAGGACCTGGAACAAATGCAGGAAATACAACTAAGATTTTATCAGACTTAGGAATGTTGGAACAGTAGGAGAATAGTATGCCAGTTATTTGGCCAGGATTACAATCAGGTTTTACAAGTTTTTTACAAGGGCAAAGTGCAGCTGGCTTAGAGGATACTGCAAAAGAAATTGCAAAATTATATCATGATGCTGTTCAACAAGCAATGCCAGCAGTGGCACCAGGTGCAACAGTTTTAGGTCTAGACCCAAAGCCAATAGAGGATGGATTTTTAGATTCATTTCAACAAATTTTTGATGCAGAAAAAGATCTAGGTCCTGCAGGTTATTCTCTTGCTGCACTGGGTGTTGTAAATTACTGGACAGGTAAAAGTCTAAAACCAACCCCACCACCTGGAATGACTGCAACAATATCACACACAATAACAATGGGAGGAGCTCCCTCTCCATTAGACGTACAAATATATTCGGCATTTAAGGCAATGAGTGAACCTGCTGTTGCATCAGCATTAGTAGGAGCTTTCACTGCACATATAGCAACAGTAATGGGACTATGGACAGGAACAATGCCAGGACCTTCAGGAGTTATGCCGGCTCCACCCATTCCTTGGGTTGGATTAATGTAATTTCTATTGTAGATAGATATTTATAATAGAAGTAAATAAAGTTTAGGAGTTATCATATGAAAGCAAGTGATTTAGTTAAAATCATACGAAAAGTTGTAAAGGAAGAAATTTCTTTAGCAATACGAAAAGAGTTAAGACCAATAATTAAAGAGGTCAAAACAAAAGCCGTTAAAAGAGTAGCTAAAAAGCCAGTAAGTAAAGTTCAATCTAAAAGTTTTACTTCTGATAATACATTAAATAGTATACTAAACGAAACGGCTCAACAAATAGCAAGTGAAAATGGTTCAGACTGGCCAACAATGGGTAATGGTCAAATGACTTCTCAAGATGCAAGAAATGGATTAGCATCACTAATGGGAATGAATGATCCAAACCAAATGTTTGGTGGTCAACCATCAGCACAACAAATGATACCTGATGATAGGAAAGGTGCACCTGTACCTGAAGCATTAGAAAAAGCATTAACTAGAGATTATTCAGAATTAGTTAAAGCAATGGATATTAAAAAGGGAAAATAATAAATGCCATACGAAGTACCAGGAGAAAATTTATTAGACCAACAACCTGACGTTGCTGTTGGAATATCTTTGCCATTAAATACAGATGGTGATTTTGGTGCTACGTATACAACAGTACAACAAGCTCATAGTAATTTAATAAATCTACTAATGACAATAAAGGGTGAAAGACCCATGCAGCCTGAGTTTGGAACAGATTTACACAAGTTGTTATTTGAACCTAACACTCAAGAATTAAGACCAAGAATAGAACATACTATAAAGGATGCTGTTAAAACATGGCTACCATATATTAATATAGTAATGATTGAAATAACAACAAAGATAGATTTGTACCAGGTGTTTATTAAAATAACATATCAAGTTAATCCTAGTCAACAACAAGACATAGTTGAGATTGGAGCTAACTTGGCAACTGGTGGATTGGCACCAGCGTACTAATAGGAATTAAATATGTCGTATACTAATAACACACCAACAGGAACAAAAAATATAAAGTATTTGAACAAGTCATTCAGTGACTTCAAAAATAATCTTATACAGTTTGCGCAAACATATTATCCTGAAACATACAATGACTTTAATGAGTCTTCACCAGGAATGATGTTTTTAGAAATGTCAGCATATGTTGGTGATGTGCTATCTTATTATTTAGATTATCAGTTTAAGGAAAGTTTAATTCAACATGCCGAAGACGCTGGAAATGTATATAGGGCAGCGGAAGCATTAGGCTATACACCAACAGTAGCAGCCGCATCTACAGTTAACTTAGATGTTTTTCAATTATTACCTGCAACAGGTAGTGGTGATACTGTTGGACCGGACTGGAGATATAGTTTAATTGTTGAAGATGGAATGAGAGCAGTTTCAACAGAAAATGGAACACCTTTTACACTTAATACACCAATAGATTTTAGGTCGTCAGGTTCAAGTCAAACTGAGGTTAGTGTATATAGTGTTGATGCAAACGGTGCACCTGATTATTATATACTTAGAAAACAAGCAAAGGCAACATCAGGTGAAATTAAAACATTTGATTTTCCAGTTGGTGCAGCTCAAAGAAGTCTTAGAATTTTAATGCCATCTGAACCAATAATTGAAATAACAAAATGTACAGATAGCGACGGTAATGTTTGGACGTATGTACCTTACCTTGCACAAGATTTAACATTTGAAGAAGTACGTGTAACAAATGCTGTTGACCCAGGGTTAGCTGACCAGTCAACAAATACACCATACCTATTAAAATTAAATAAAACAACAAAAAGATTTACATATAGAATAACAAGAACAGGAAGATTGGAATTACAATTTGGTTCAGGAACTGGCGAGCCTGATGAAACATTAGTACCTAACCCTGAAAATGTTGGTTCAGGTGTACCTGGTTCAGTTACACAATTGGATAAATCATTTGACCCTTCAAATTTTATATATACTAGAACATACGGTGAATCACCTGTAGAAACTACATTGACGGTTGAATATATTGTTGGTAATGGAATAGCCTCAAATGTAGCAGCAAATACAATCACTGGTGTTGAAAATGCAATATTAACAAATAATGAAGAAGGAATCAATACGGCATTATTAGATACTGTTAAAGGTTCAGTTGCATGTACAAATCCAGAACCAGCGGCAGGTGGTAAATCAGCAGAGACTCTTGATGAAGTAAGAAACGCTGCACTTGCAAATTATGCTGCACAAAATAGGGCTGTTACTAGGGAAGACTATATTACTAGAGTTTACTCTATGCCTAATAGATTTGGTAGTATTGCAAAAGCATATATAACACAAGACACACAAATAACACCACAAGGTGGAACACAGCCAAACCCTCTTGCACTAAACCTGTATGTATTAGGATATGATAAAGATTTTAAGTTAACAACATGTAATTCTTCAACAAAGGAAAATCTTAGAAATTATCTATCACAATATAGAATGTTGACAGATGCTGTAAATATTAAGGATGGGTACATTGTAAATATTGGTATTGATTTTCAAGTAATTGCATTACCAACATATAATGGAAGGCAAGTTGTTTTACAATGTATTGACAGATTAAAAACATATTTTGAAATTCAAAAAATGCAATTTAATTCTCCAATAATTATTAAAGATATAATAACAACTCTAGCACAGACTGAAGGTGTACAATCAGTATTAGGCGAACCAGTAGTAACAAACAAATATAGTGTAAGTGATGGTTACTCTGGAAATAGATATGTTATAGAAAGTGCAACAAGAAACGGAATTATTTACCCATCACAAGACCCATGTGTATTTGAAATTAAATACCCAGATATAGATATTCGTGGTCAAGCATCATCATATTAGGAGTATTAGAAAATGATATTTAGTACATTTCCACAAAAAGATGCAACGCTTTACGAAGCGACAAGAAGTATGAATACAGGCCTAGACGCAATTCTTGAATTGACTAAGCATGGCCAAACTTCATCATCTTTACTTGCAAGCGGTTCCGTATTTAACACACGTATTCTTTTACAATTTGATTTATCAGAAATATCAAGTTCAATAACTGCAGGCACAATAGGTGCTGATGCAAAATATTATCTAAACTTGTACACATGTGAAGCAAATGATATAGCATCAGAGTATGCAATAACTGCTCACCCAGTTTCAGAATCTTGGACTATGGGTACAGGCAAATATTTTAACGACCCGGCAACAACAGATGGATGTAGTTGGAAGTATAGAATAAGTGAGGATGACGGTACAGAATGGAGACAAACTGGATTTACTGTAGGAACAACAGGTTCTGATAATGCGTTTCAATCTGAGCCAGGTGGTGGTACATTTTATACAAGTTCAATATGTAGTCAATCATTTAGTAATGAAACATCAGATGTTCGAATGGATGTGACTGATATTGTTAAGCAATGGATAAGCGGCTCAATAGAAAATAATGGATTCTTAATTAAGAGAAGTGGTACAGGTGCAACTTCACAAGAATTTGACACAACGCCATACGGTAGTCTAAAGTTTTTCTCAAGTGATACAAATACAGTATACCCACCAAGATTAGAAGCTGCTTGGGATGATAGCTCTCAAGTAACATCAAGCTTAAGTGAATTAACTGAGGATGATATATTGTTATATATGAAAAACAACAGAGGAACATATAAGCAAGAAGCAAAGGCAAAATTTAGAGTTACTGGAAGAGAAAGATTTCCTGTTGCAACATATGCAACGTCATCCGAAGCATTAACTGTTAAACATTTACCAACCAGTTCTTACTATTCTGTAAAGGATGCTCATAGTGAAGAAACTGTTATTCCTTTTGATACTGGAAGTACAAAAATAAGCTGTGATAGTTCAGGAAACTATTTTAAGCTTTGGATGTCAGGATTACAACCAGAAAGATATTATCGATTTGTGTTTAGAGTTGACCGTGATGGTGGAAATAGAATAGAATATTTTGATGACAATTATATATTTAAGGTAGTGAGATAGGAGTAAATAGTTATGCCAAGTTTAACTCAACTTTTAGGAGCCTCCCCAACAATAACAACCAATATGTTTGGGTTTCCACAGTGGCTAGGTGGAAAAGGATCATCCAATGCTTGGTATGGTACACCTCCTACACCTCCAATACCGGAATCAATTGTTAGAGCATACAATGTAACAACGACCTTTGCAACGGAAAGTTATACTGCTCGTGAAACGGCTGAGCTCGTTAATACAATGGGAGTAGCAAGAACAGATGGAGTAGGTTCAAATTCAAATGGTGAACCAAACCCAGGACATGGTGTAACGGCACAAGGTGTTGTAATTTCACGTGAAAATGATGGCGGTGTTTTCAAAATACCAAATGAAAAAGTTTTCTTTGAAAGAACATCATATGCAAATGTATTGGATACTTCTTTCAAAGAATTAAAGCCAGATATTCCAGCTATTGAGGCACCTGATGAACCTCCATTTTTACCACCGGTTATGAGATTACGAACCGACGTTGGTGGTGACCCAAAGCCAAGTGGTATTATTGTATATAATGGAAGATTTTGGGTATTAGGTGAAGACAAGGGTTATTGGGAAAGTACAATTCCAACGTCAACAGGAAAAATGATTGTTGAAGCTGGAGCGTTTGTTGTATTATCAGCAGATGCTTGGAGTTATAAAACTGAAGCAGGCCAGGAAATTCGAGATGACTTAACATATGAATGGGTAATTGACGGAACAGTTGTATCAACTGAACGTGGTTTAAGAATGTTTGATATTTGGTCTCAAGGTCATGCAAAACCAGGTACTGGTATATTTAGACTTAGTAATGATCCATTTTCACCAAAGTCATATGACATAACATTAAAGGTAACAAATAAAGTTGGTACGTCAGTATCACAAATAGGAATAATTGTTTTAGGTGGGGAAGATTCTAGTGGAAATTATATTGACACAGAAGACTTTATACCATACCAGGATAGAACCGGATTCTATATGAATTTCTATGATAGTACAAGAATCTCAGCACCATACACTGGTACACCTGTTGGTGATGAAGGATTATTTGAAGTTGTTGTAACTGATGAGCTTTTATATTATCCTAATCAAACAGCAAATCTTTTACCATACACTGGTCCACCGCAATTTAATTTATCAACAAATGGAACAACTGACTTAGGATCATTTGTTCGTGACCAAGATGGTGTATATTGGTATTGGTCTGGTATCCCAGCAATACAAACAACATATTCAACAGGTGGAGGTAATTATGCAATTGCAACAAAGGGTGCAGGTAAAGGTACAGGTGTAGGCGGCGGTGATTCATTCTGGTGGAATGAAGGTAGTGACGCAACTAATTATAATTTATGGTAATGTATTAAAACATGCAAGATATATTTGGAAATAGAATACTAAAGTATACAGACGATAACATTAAAGTTATTCGTTCACTTGTCTCTACATCTCAGTTTGGTGAATATGCAAACACTGAAACATCTGGGTCATTAACAGACACAACACCTGACTATATCTTAACAAAAGTTATTAGTGAAGGTGAAGTATTAGAATCATTTACTGATTTACCATACCAAGTTGTTGAAGGTGAAATACAAGTTGACTTAGCTACCCACTTAAGAAATAAAGGCTATTCAACTGGAATGTTTGATATTGAAATGTCATTTCATAGAAACGTTGTTGGTTCAAATCTTGATGAAACTGAAGTGGGTACAAATGATAATAAATTATTTGTAAAGGAAATATCTCAAAAGAGATTGGAATTAAGACTAAATCCAGTTGCATATTCAGAATTAATATTTGATGAACAGATTGCATTTGGAGATTATGATCCAGTTACATCTACAGCAAACACAGTATCAAATCCAGCCCAACCAGAGGAAGGTGCTGGACAAGAAAGTGTTGAAGGAACACCACTAACACAAACTATTGACTTTGAATTAAACATTGGCGGATATGTTTTACCAATAATAAATAAAGTATTGGACTATATAGCAAATCCAATATCACCATATGATTTATTAATAAAACTTGAAGACAAATTACCAGCCGAAATAAAAAAGAATGAAGTTTGTTGGGTATCACGAACACTTGCTGAAAAATTTACAACAAGTATAATTTTAGAATCAACAGCAGAATCATCTGAACCATATAATCAACTAGGTCCTGCAAACTTTACGGTGCGAACAGGAACTGTTAGAGGTTCATCAACTGGGTTTGAATCATTTGATGATTTACTTGGTGCAGAAGATGAACAAAAAACAAGAATAATAAACGAATACTTAAGTGGAAGTTTACAAGGCATAGACCTTGCAATTGACCACAGGAAATATGAAAACTTTATACAATTTAGTTCAGCCGAAGAAAGACTTAGAAGTTTTGTACATAAGCTACAACAAATTGAATACTATGATACAAAAATTGCAGCAGTTTCAACAGACTACCAAACAATAACTGCATTCACAGCATCAACTGATGTAACAGGTTCTGATTTCTTTTTATCCAATAAGGCAAAGTGGACAAACAAACGAAATGAAATTTTAGGTACATTTGACCATTATGATAGATACCTATATTACGAATCATCTTCATATGAATCATCTTCATTTGGAGAGTTTACACCAGCAACCTGGCCAAAGGATAATTCAACAAAACCATATACCCTTGCACCATCTACTTCTTCAGCTGCACTAGAGTGGTTAGGAAATATACACAGTTCAGATGGTGAAGGAAAGGGACAACTACATTCAGCATCATTATTTGATAATGAAAATCCAGCTGCACTTAGAAGTACAATTCCGCAATACCTAATAAATGATCCAGCAAATGATTCATATAAATTATTTGTAGACATGGCAGGTCAACATTATGATATATTATTAAATTACATTAAAGGTTTAGGTAAGCTACATGATAGGGATGAAGGTTTAACAACTGGATTGTCAAAAGATACAATAAGTGAATTACTATCATCATATGGGTGGAATCCACAATTAGGATTTAATGTTGATGCACTTTGGAAATATGTTCTAGGTACAGATAATAGTGGTAGTTATCAGGCAACAGAACCTGATGGAACATCTGTTATATTCAATCAAAGTGAGTCATTACCTAGAGACGAAATAAGTAAAGAAATCTTAAACAGACTTCTGAACAATTTACCATACATTTATAAAACAAAGGGAACAGAGAGAAGTATAAGGGCTCTAACAAACTGTTATGGTATCCCAGATACTATTTTGGATATAAATGAATATGGAGGTCCTAGCCGTGATAAAACTGTAAATGTAAAACATAAACGTAAAAAGTTTTCATATGCACTACAGTTTGATGGTGATGATTCTCAAATTAGTGTTCCTTGGCACCCAGTGACAGGTAGTGATGGATTTTCCGGATGGCCAGTACATCAAGAAATTAGAATCAATTGTTCAGGCTCTAGTGTAAAAAGAAATCAATCAATTCTTGCAACATCCATGAGTTCAGATACTGGATTTAGAACATTAGATACATTTTCAACTTCAAGTGCAGGTTGGAATCTTTGGATGGAACATACAGGTTCATATAGTGCAAGTAGTGACTATGGCCGATTACATTTTTATATTACAGGTAGTAATGAAACAGGCGATTCAGCAGCAACTGCATCTTTTACATTTGATACAGCTGCACAAGGTGGTAAGATTACATTCACTTCACTTAAAGCTGATGCAGCAACATCAAGAACAAAAACATATATTGCAATGACATCTTCAGTTGTGAATGGTTCAGTTGCAAGTGGAAAGGTACAGTTTTCAGCATCTGCAACATTAGGTGAAATGGCAAATAACTTTGCAGCTGCCGTGACACATAGTAATGGTCATGGTAATAGAATCTCAACAACCGTTGCTGGTGCAAAGGTAACATTGACCCAAGCCTTTTCAGGTTCAGCTGGGAATTTTCCAATATCACAATCAGATAATTTTAATGGTATCGTTGCTGGAAATGTACCTGCAGCATTTGTTGCTGGAAAAGATTTACCTGGTAGAATGTTAAGTGCATCAACTGATTGGATACCTTTATATAATGGTGATTGGTGGAACATTGGACTAAATACTACAACTGGAATTGAAACACATACAACACGTTCAGGTGCACCAAACGTTTCATTCCAAATAACTGCAAAGCTGGCAGCCGACCATGCAGATGGTAAAGTTACGCATAGTGGAAGTGCTGAAATAAGTTTAACCCACATAACATCTCAAAGTTATCTTAGAGCTTGGACATACAATAAGAGCATAGCAACAAATAATGAAAGTGCAGTTTTTATTGGTGGTGTAAATGATAGTGAATGGGTATCACATGGAATTCTAAATAAATTTTCAGGTTCTATGCAAGAGTATAGTCAATACACGGAAAGACTAGAAGATGATATATTAGACATTCATACATTGGCACCATCTGCAATTGTTGGAAATCATTATACATCTTCATATGATACATTGATTAGAAGATTTCCAATGGGAACCGACTTAAATAATTTGAATCATAATACATTTACAATTATATCATCAAGTCATCCACAACAATCAAATACAACATATGTAGGATTAGGGTCATCTGTATTTACATCACACGGTTCAGCATCAGGATTTACAGACACTGATAATTATGAAACTGTTGATGAATACTATTTTACAACAATGCCAGATATTATTGGTGAAAGACCAATATCTCATAAAATAAGAATTGAGGATAATACATTAACTTCACAATCACTTCAACCAATATTCACTGGAATAAGTGTTGAAACTAGTTCTTTTGATACTCACCCGGTTGATTCAAATAGGTTAAGCATTGGACTTAGCCCTTCACAAAACATAAATCTTGATATTGCATATCAGTTTGGTAATCTTTCATTTGATGATTTTGTTGGTGACCCACGTGACGAATGGAAATCTGAATATACCACATTATCAACCGTTCAAGATGCATACTTCAAAAAGTTTAGTGGTGCATACAATGTAGGTGCATTTAGTAGATTATTAAAATTCTTTGATAAATCTTTATGGCAACAAATTGAAAACTTAGTACCTGCAAGAGCAAATACATTTGTAGGTTTAATTATTGAACCAACAATATTGGAAAGGTCAAAGGTTAAAAGAACTAAACCTTCATTTGAACACTTATATTATACAGCATCAGTTTCTGTAAGTTGTATTCATACAGCAACTGTACCATCAACAACTACAGTGACAAATAGTGGAAGTTTATCAACGGCTGCATTTAGTTCACTTGATGACAACATAGATATGTTTGTAAATGATAGTGGTCATAGTTATAAAACACAAGGTTCAATATATAAGTATGGTGTTAACACAGGTAGTGGAGCATATGAAACGACACAATCTGTTGAAATGTATGGAGTATTAACATCCGTTACAAGTTCAAGAGTTTCTGAAACATGGCAAGATTTAGACAAGTTTTTCTATCACCCGTCAAGTTCAGGACAAGATAGACATATAGAAGCAGCATATAGTGCAGCTGCTGATAATTTCTATTCATCATCTAGAAAATTTGCAGAAGTTCAAGATTATAGACCAAGACAAATTAAAAATTTATATTATGAAGGTGTTAAAATTTTTAGTGAACTTGTAGGACATGCAACATCATCAGGTACAGGTTCAGTATATCTTACGTTCCCTTCACACGTTGCGTCAGGTTCAAGATATGCCGAATCAACACAAGTACCAGATGGTCAACCAGTTATTGAAATATTTACTGTAAATCCAAACACGGTTGTTGTAGGTGGAACACCAGGACAAGTATCACAGGTACCATCGGCAGTTAACAATCTTAACCTTGCAAATCTTACAATGGCACCTCCGTCAATAACTTTGGCAACAGGTAAAGGTGGTATTGCAGGTGTAACTGCTGCCGTGAAAGGTGCAACAAGTGCTGTAGCAAATACGGTTTCAGTTGTTAGTGTTGCACCGGCTCCACCAAGTCCGTATGTTCCTATTGCAACACCGGTTAAAACAGCAGGTTCATCTACATCAACATCTGCTAAGTCGTCAACGTCAACAGTATCAACAGCTGCTAAGTCGTCAACACCTTCAGCACCAGTTTCATACGCTAAAGGAAAGAGTTAGTGGTGAATGAATATATATACAATAAAAAGAGATAAATTTAGTTGACAATTATATTTATACTATATAGAAATACATTAGGGGATACAAATGGGATATTTAGATAATACATCAGTAACAGTAGACGCCATCCTTACAAAGAGAGGACGAGAACTTTTAGCTCAAGGCGATGGTAGTTTTAACATAACAAAGTTTGCATTGGCAGATGACGAAATAGATTATAGGCTTTATGATTTTTCTCATACAAATGGGTCAAATTATTATGGTGAAGCAATTGAAAGATTGCCATTATTAGAAGCATTTCCAGACGATGATGCTGCAATGAGGTATAGACTTGTTACCCTAACAAAAAATACAACACAAATTCCAATTGTTGGTGCAGGTGGTGCAACAGCATATACTGTAAATTCTGGACAAGGTACATTAACAATATTAAATCCAACAACTACAAATGGAGTTGACCCTACATATACTGCAACAGTAAGTGATACAAATGTATTAACAATTGAAGCATTAGGAACTGTAGTTTCTCAACCTGCAAATATGGGAACAGATACAATGGGTAATCCTGTTTCATATGCAAAAGGATCATCAAAGGGTGCTGCCACAATTACAGGTACAACAAACGCTGTGCCAGTAACAAATACAGTTGTAACAGGTACAGGTGTAAGTGTACAAGGTACACAGTTTAGATTAACACCAGTTTATAATGCAGTTGAGGATAAAGTTGCTTCTGTAACAATAACTGGAAATGCAACAGGCGGACAAGTAGTTGTTACATTTACAGTGCTTAAGGCAACAATATAATAAGGAGAGAACAGAATGTCATTTAAGTTTTTTGACCCAGTAAGTGATATAGTAACAGACATAGCATCTGCAACAGTAACAACAGGACTATTTGGTCCAGGTGATAGTGCAAGTCTTGGCTTTATGACTCAAAGTTTAACACAAGGTGATGCATCTGCATCGTACTTGGCAGTTTATCAAAAAAATCCATCTTTGGATGATTCAGCTGTACAATTTTCAATTGCATTTGGTCATAGAGCTGGAAGTGGTTCTGTAAGACAATCTGGTGCAACTAAAGGCTTTTCACCAACAAGAGCAATATTTCAACAGTATGCTAGTTTATTAGAAGATGCTCCATCATCAACAGCTGATACTGATATATATGGTGGCTCATTTACATGGGGTACCTCAAATGCTGGTGGTAATGGTGATACTGAATTTACATCTTCGTTTTTCATAGCATATAATCGTGCAAGATATAAACAAAATCTTGAAGCAAAAAGTTTTCAACTTTGTTTAAGTGGTTCAGCATATAATGTTGGAGGTTTAAGATTAATGGCTGATACATCTACAAAGTATACAGCAAATGGATTAATAAGATTTCCAATTAGGAGTGGTTCAGAAGATAGCCCAGTTGGAACAACACGAGCTTACGGTTGGATATATCCAGAAGTTGGTGTAGTTGTTTTAGACCCAGGTTCAATTAATGCATCATGTTCAATTGCAACTCCACACACAGACAATACAGATGATGGTGTACCATTAAAGGTATTAAAGGCAATACAATCAGGTTCAGGACAAATGACAAATGCACCTCACACGATGCAACAAAGAGCTGAGGAATCTGTAAAGAGTACATTCTATTTTGTTCGTGCAAACAACGGTGAATTTAATTATAGTCAAAACCCGTCGTTTTCAACAGGGTCAACTGGTGGAGGTTCATTAAGATATCCTGAATTTATATCAAACCCGTCTACTTACATTACGACAATTGGAATGTATAATGATAATAATGAACTTATTGCAATTGCGAAATTAAGTAAGCCACTTGAGAAAAGTTTTAACAGAGAAGCTCTTATTCGTGTAAAACTAGATTATTAATACACTAAAGGAGGAAATTGAATGTCAGTATTTAAGGACATACCCTCCGAAGATGTAAGTATAACAACTTATCTCTCTCATAAAAATTGGGAAATAAGTAGTTCAGTAGCAAGTTCATCTTATGGAGTCTTAACGTTTTTAGCAAGAAGTGGTTCATTTGGAAAGGCTGAAAATTATACAGCACAAGGTACCACTAATACATACTATAATAAATTAGTTTGGGACTCTATCAATCATCAATTCTATAACCCTCACAGAATAACACCAGAGTTTTTAGGTGTTGGTCAAGCATCGGCAAGTGGACAAGGTGACTTAGAATATTTAGATGGCTTTTTACCAAACACTGTAACCTTTTTGCAGGAATCTGCATCTGTCCTATCTATACCTCAACAATTATATGGTGATGAAATTAAAAAAGGAAGTTTATCTTTAGAGTCAGGTTCAGTAACACTTAGTGATGTTGACGGTAAAATCATGAGTGCATCTATTGAAGTTGGGGATATATTCTATAAACGAGGAATGGTTGTTATCACACACCCATCAGCATCTGTACAAGATACACTTAATACTTACAATTTAAGATTTAAGGCTAGTCATCCAATTACACAACGTGAATATACTTGCAGAATTATGGACAATGAATATAACCATACATTCAATCCAACTGCTAGAAATATTGATAATTTTGTTAGAACACGAGATGATTCTCACGTAACTGCTGGTACTAAAATAGATTTAGATTTGGCAACACCAATATTTGGAACAACTATTTTTGGAGATAGTGGGTCAATAAATAATATTGGAGAAAGAACAGCTATTGGTGATCTTTCATTACAAACTTCATCAGGAAGTACTTCATTAAAAATTGCTACGACTGGAAATTCAACCGCATTCTTTATACCATTTAATACAACATATAATGATGCAGCAGCATTTCCAAACACAAAAGAAACGCACTACGCATTAAGATTTAATTATGCTTATGGTAGTGGTAGTTTTAAGGTTAGATTAATTTCAAAATCAGGTGGACCAGTTGATACACTATTAACATTAACAGGTAGTAATAATGGAAATGAAATTACAACAACATTTACATCATCTGAAAATCACCTTTCATCAATAAGATTTGTACCACAACAAAGTGGGTCATATGGTTTAATAGACAATGTTAAACTTGAAGAGATAACTCCAAACTCAACACAAGAGCGTTCAGAAAAATTAAAAGGGTTTACATCAAGTTCAACATGGACCCCATACATAACTTCTGTTGGTTTATATAATCCTTCAAATGAATTATTGGCTGTAGGTAAACTTGCAATACCTACAAAAAAATCTATGGATTATGACATATCAATTGTTGTTAGGTTTGATTTATAAATAATAGGAAATAAGTTATGGCTTGGAGAAGCAAATCAAAAGTTCGTCAGAACGCAATAAAGCATGGTTATAGAAGTGGGTTTGAACATAAAGTTGCAGACCAACTAACTGAATCCAAAACAAAATTTGAATATGAAACTACAGTTATTGGTTATATTAAACCACAAACAAATCATACATATACAATAGACTTTACATTGCCAAATGGTATACTTGTTGAAACAAAGGGAAGGTGGGTATTGGAGGACCGTAAAAAACATTTACTAATAAAGGAACAACATCCAGAATTAGATATACGAATTGTATTTCAAAGTGCAAAAGGTAAAATTAGAAAAGGTAGTAAAACAACATATGCTGATTTTTGCGACAAGCATGGTATAATTTGGGCAGAAAAAGAAATTCCAAAATCTTGGCTCAAATAATTTTATTTGTCAATAATTTTAGTTATATTACTATATGTCAAATTCAGAACTCAAAAGCTTATTAAATTCAGTATTGGGATATGGGCGGAATCTTAAAAACAATGAAGTTTCCCACCAATGCCCATTTTGTAATCATCGTAAAAAGAAATTACAAATTAACCTAATGTCTCAACTTTGGCAATGTTGGGTATGTGGTGAAAAGGGACGAAAACTTGTTTCACTATTTCGAAAACTAAAATTATCTTCTTCATATTTTGATAAACTTTCAGGTATACTTGGAGAAAGATTTGAGGGTACTAATAACATAGCTGAAAAATCAACTGATGTAAAACTTCCTATAGAATTTACAACATTTTTGGAAGGAAACAAACGAGACCCAGAATTTCGACATGCATTAAAATATTTAACAAAAACTAGGGGGTTAACATTAAACGATATTGTAAAGTATAATATTGGTTATTGTGAAAAAGGTCCATATCGTGGAATGGTTATTATACCAAGTTATGATAAAGATGGAAATCTAAACTTTTTTACAGGCAGAGCATACTATCCTAGTGCAACATTCAAACATAAAAATCCATCTGTGTCAAAAGACATAATTGGTTTTGAATTGTATATAAATTGGGATTTACCAATAACTATTGTTGAAGGAGCATTTGATGCTATAGCAATAAAGAGAAATGCAGTTCCACTATTTGGAAAAATAATATCAGAAAAACTAAAGCTAAGAATATTTAGTGAAGGTGTTAAGGAAATAAATATTGCATTAGACAATGATGCAAAAAAAGATGCAATTAGAATTTCTGAATATTTTATCAACAATGGAATTACTGTAAACTTTATTGAAATGAATAATAGTGATCCTAGTGAAATAGGTTTTTCAAAAATGATGGATATAATAGACAAATCAGAACCCTTAGATTTTAGAAAAATTATGGAGTATAAACTATATGACCGTTAAAGAAATTGAACTTCCATTTGAAAAAATAAATAATATTGTACACATAGCAGACGTACATATTAGAAATTATAAAAGACACCGTGAATACAGGCAAGTATTTAGAAAACTATATAAAAAATTAAGGTCTACTCCAAAGGATACTTTAATCTATGTTGGTGGAGATATTGTTCACACTAAAACTGATATAAGTCCAGAACTTGTACAGATGGTTAGTGATTTTTTCAATACACTTGCAAACATACGACCAACAATTGTTATAACTGGAAATCATGATGCAAATCTAAATAACAAGTCAAGAATGGATTCTCTTACACCAATTGTTAAAAATTTAGATAATCCAAATTTACATTACTTAAAAGATTCAGGTGTTTATGTTTTAGGTGATTGTGCGTTTACAGTTATGTCCGTATTTGATGACCCATCTGATTATCTTAAATCATCTGCAAGTCCAAAGGGTAAAACAAAAATTGCACTATATCATGGAACGGTTCACAATTCAGAAACTGATATTGGATATGTTGTTGACAATTTAGATGTTGAATTAAAAAAATTTACTGGATATGATTATGTAATGTTAGGTGATATACATAAACAACAATACTTAAATAAATCAAAAACAGTTGCATACTCAGGTTCACTAATTCAACAAAACTTTGGTGAAACATTTAAGAGACATGGTATAATAATATGGAATCTTCTAGAAAAAACATCGGAGTTTATTGAAATAGAAAATGACTATGGGTATTATACAGTAGAGGTAAAAGATGGAAAACCACTTAACCTATCAGACATTCCACCTAAACCTAGATTAAGGGTAAGAACTGAAAACACAACAGCTGCTGACGTTAAAAAAATAGTTATAGACTTAAAGAAAAAATATAAAGTACAAGATGTAATTGTATTAAGGTCAGATAAACTATCAGATAAAAAGAATCCATATTCTAACGGTTTGGAATTAACAAAAAATGTTAGAAGCCCAGAATGTCAAAATGATTTACTTAAGGAATACTTAGACAAACGATTTGATATTGATGATGAAATGCTTAAGAGAATACAGACAATAAATCGTGAATTGAATAAGTATCTTCAGGAAATAGACATTAGTAGAAATATTAGTTGGAAACCAAAAATGTTTGAGTTTTCAAATATGTTTAGCTATGGTGATGGTAATATTGTTAACTTTGAAAATATGAAAGGTTCTATTGGTGCATTTGCTGCAAATCATTCTGGAAAATCTGCATTACTTGATGCTGTTTCTTTTTGTATTTTTGATAGGTGTAGTCGTTCACGTCATGGAATGGATGTTATGAACAATAAAAAGAAAACATTTTATTGTAAATTAAATTTTGAAATTGAAGGAATAGATTATTTTATTGAAAGAAGAGGTAAAAGATTTAAGAATGGTGGTGTAAGGGTTGATACTGACTTTTGGATGATTGACGAAGCAAATGAAAAGATAAGTCTTAATGGTGAACAACGACGAGATACAAATAAAAATATTCAAGGTTATCTTGGTACATATGAAGATTTTACTCTAACTGCTCTTTCTGTACAAAACAATAATACTGGATTTATTGAAAAAACCCAAACGGAAAAGAAAGACCTACTTGCACAGTTTTTGGATATTACAGTATTTGAGGAATTATATCAATTAGCAAATGAAGAAATACGTGATGTACATGTACTACTTAAAGATTTCAAAAATACTGATTTTGAAACTGAGCTTGTTGAATGTGAAAGTGAGCATGAAAAAATTGACTTACTATATAATGAAAAGACAAATCAACTTGACACATTAAAAAAACAACTTAAAAAATTAAACGACAAAGTTGCACAAAAAAATAAAAAACTAATCACAATATCTACACCGGAGCTTTCTCTTGATAGTTTGAATCAAAAACGTATATCACTAACAACTGAAATATCAGAAAACGAAAATAAGTTAGAAAAGTACAATAAATATACAGATGAAAATAAAACAGATTTTGTAAATATAACAAATAAACTAAAAAATATATCAGAACATGATATTTTAGAAAACAAAAATAAGTATGATTTAGATGTTCAGAAAAATAGTAAGCTAAATGTTGACTTGGATAAGTTAAAAATCATTATAACAAATAAATTAGAAAAACTTAAAGCAATTGGACAGTTTGACCCCAACTGTGATTTTTGCAAAAGTACACCATTTGTTAAAAGTGCATTTGAAATTGAAAAGACTTTACTATTAGATAAACAAAATGCCGTGCACATTAAGAATCAGTTATCAACACTTGAAAATTTATTGCAAAATTCAAATGCAACTGATGAATACAATAACATGATAAACTTAAAGGACCGCATAAATATAATTAAGCAATATCAAAATGAGATAAAACTTAAACGTGCACAACGTGAAATAAAAATATCAAATATAAAAAATAGTATAAACGATTGTGAGTCACAGATAAAGATTTATCATGACAATAAAAAATCAATAAAATATAATGATAAACTTCAATCTGAAATAAATGTGATTGAGCATGAAATAACAAGTAAAGAACTAGAAATATCTGCTCACAACACAAACTTAAGAACAACATATAGTGAATTGATGGTTTTACAAAATAGAATTCAATCTATAAAAAATTCAATAGCAAAGGCTGATGAATTAGAGAAGAGGTCTAATGCGTATGAATACTATCTAAATGCAATAAGCAGGGATGGTATACCTTATGAATTAATTTCAAATATAATTCCACATATTGAAGATGAGGTTAATCTTATTCTTTCACAAATAGTAGATTTTAGAATTGTGTTTCATATTGACGGTAAAAATATAAATACACACATTGCATATGATAATGAAAACACTTGGCCACTAGAATTAACAAGTGGTATGGAAAAGTTTATTTCTTCATTGGCAATACGTGTTGCACTAATAAATATTTCAAATTTACCAAGACCAAACTTTTTAGCAATAGACGAAGGTTTTGGAAATCTTGATACAACAAGCTTAAATTCAATATTTATGTTGTTTGGATATCTTAAAACAGAGTTTGACTTTCTATTTATTATTAGTCATATTGATGTTATGAAAGATATTATGGATGATTTGGTTGAAATTAGTGTAGAAAGAGGTTATAGTAAGGTTAATTACTAGATTACTTTATATTTATAATAGAGTAAATAAAGTAAAGATAGGAGTTATTCACTATGGCAAACTCTGCTGTTGTACGGAGGCTAGACCTCAAACCCACATACATAACAGATACATCTGACAATTCAGCGGATTTCTTTAGGGTTACGGAAATACCTAGTGTGTTTAAGTTAGGTACAAACACCATAAAGATTAATCCAAACCCTGAACAATTGATTGCAGGTTCTACTGTTGAATTTGAAGTATTAGATTCTAGACTTTTAGCTCTTCCAGTTAAATTACTACCAGGTGTTGACGGTTCAGGAAGACGAACTGTTGAAATAGAAGTTGTAGATGATACACCACCTGAAGAAGTAACAATTACAATCGTTGGTGATTTAAGACCAGAATTTTTACCTCGTGGATTTGATCCAGTTAGAAGTATAAAGTGGTCAAGACGAATAATAGCTGACCCACTTGAGGTAACAATTGAAGGTAGTACTTCAGGTTCATTATTGTCAGGGTCTATGTTTATTGGAAATGGATTTGATTCTGGACTTCAAATAAAGGGCGACAATGCTGGTGCATTTATAAGATCACAAGGATATTTTGGATTTGATAATGCAACAACTGGAACAGGCACAGGCTTTTTAATTTATAGTGGTTCAGTCTTACCTAACAGTGGTGACAATTATGGTGGTGTAGGTTTAGAAATGGTTATTGACCAAAATAGCTTTTTCAAATATAGGTCATCAGATAGCTCAATAGATATACGAACTGAAAAATTCTTTTTTGGTAGCTCTTCACAATTTATATCAGGTTCAGATGGACAAATAGAAATATCATCTTCAAACTTTCACCTAAATAAAGATGGTGAAGTTATTATGCAAGGAACAATAACTGCACAAGCTGGTGGTGACATTGGTGGGTGGCATGTTGGCACAAGCATACTGTCATCTAGTAACAATACAGTTAGGTTAGACCCAGATGGTCCATACTATATATCATCATCAGGATTTCAAGTTGATGGTGCAGGTGGTATAACTGCAAGTGCAGGCTTAATTGGTGGTTGGGAATTACCAACAGATTCTGATGGGTTATTTGCAACAGATGCAAATGGTGGAGTCGTAATGGATTCCAGTGCAAAGATTCTTAGAATATTAACTGGTAGTGCAACTACTGATGTTATTATAGGAATAGGTCAAATTGCGTCAAATAAGTATGGAATCATTGGTAAAAAGTTTGGAACAAACAATACTACATTCAAACTAGGTGAAGACGGAAATGAAATAGCAGGTATAACGTTTGATGACGGAAAATTACACGTAGGAACAACATATCATATATCAGCATCCACAAATGCAGAAGATGCAACTGGGTTTATAAGTTCATCACAATTCAAAGTTTCACCTAGTGGCCGAATGACAGGTTCTGAAGTTCTTCTTGGTAATAAAGCAGGTGGAAACTTTTTACAATTTGCTGGCAGTACATTAACGGTACAAGGAACTATTACAGCTGATAACATTCGTACACCAGCACAAATAGGCGGTTCACCATCAACTGAAGCAAATGCTTCTGCATCCATAAAGTCAGATGGTTTTGCAAGATTTGTTTCAGCAAGTATTGGTGGTTGGAGTGTAAATGAAGGTACACTAACAGATATTAGTGGAGCTGTTAAACTTGATTCACAAGGACCATATTTTATATCGTCATCAGGATTTCAAATAGATGAAACAGGTGCTATGACTGCAAGTGCAGGTAACATTGGTGGATTTGTAATAGATAGTAATTCTATAACATCAACTGGAATTGCAATTAGGTCAGGAGATGCAATAGAACTTGGAAGTGCAACGGCAATTGATTCAGGCCAAGGAATATGGTTAGGAAACAGTGGATACTTCAGAGCAGGAAATCCTGCAGGACAACAGGTAAAATTTGATGGTACAAACTTAACTCTTAGTTCATCTGCATTTTATCTTGGAGGTGGTGGCCAATTTGTATCAGGTTCATCTGGAAATATTGAAATAAGTTCATCAGGATTTCACTTAAAACCTGCAGGTGATGTTGTAATAAGTGGGTCAATAACTGCTAATCAAGGTTCAATTGCAAATTGGACTATTGCTCAAGGTTTCTTATATTCACTATCACAATCTTTAATAACGATAGGTCTTGACAGTAGTACTAATGGTGGTAGAATATTTGTGAAGGGTGGTACTTTTGGAATGACAGGTATTCAATTGGATTACAATAATGGAACACCAAGATTCCATGTTGGTCAAGCAAATGGTCCATTTATGAAATTTGATGGTGCTGAAGTTGATATAAGTTCATCAGGATTTTATCTTGGAGGTGGAGGACAGTTTATATCAGGCTCATCTGGAAATATTGAAATAAGTTCATCTGGTTTTCATCTTAATAATGAAGGTAATATATCCGCAAGTGGTGTACACCTATCAGGTAACATTACAGCAGATGCAGGTAATATTGGTGGATTGTCAATTGGGAACTCTTCATTATCAGTTGGTACAACATTTCAAATTTCATCTTCAGCAAATGCAGAAGATCCAGTTGGATTTATAAGTTCAAGTAAGTTTAAGGTAAGTCCTGACGGTGACATAACTGGTAGTTCAGTGTTATTAGGTGACAAGGCTGGTGGAAACTTTTTAGAATTTGCTGGTAGTACAATGACTGTGCAAGGAACTATCACGGCTGATAATATACGAACACCGGCGCTAATAGGTGGTTCAACATCAACAGAGGCTAATGCATCATCTTCTATAAAGGCAGATGGTTTTGCAAGATTTGTTTCAGGTTCAGTTGGTGGAATAAAATTTGATACAGGAAAACTTTTTGTACCAGGCGGTGCAGGATTTAATATATTCCACATATCAGCATCTACAAATGCAGAAGATCCAGTTGGATTTATAAGTTCAAGTAATTTTTCAATTAGTCCAAGTGGAAGGTTAACAGGTAGTAATGTATTATTTGATGGTGGTACTATTGGAGGATTTACTTTAGGAACCGAAAAGATTTCAAGTACAGGTGTACATATAAGTTCAAGCTACGGTGTCAAAGTATTTACACCATCCACTCCAAATACAAACTTTGTTGAAATGAAATACCTAAATGATAATGCGTATGGTATTAGGGCAGTAAGTGCAAGTAATACTGTATTTCAGTTAGGAAAGGATAACCAAATAGCTGGTTGGGAATTTGATAACGAAAAAATTCAAGGTGGTGATTTAATATTAAGAAAGGAAGGAACAATTGAGAGTGATGGGTTTGTTTCCAACTTGGCTGGTTCAGGATTTAGATTAACAGCTGTTAGTGGTGGATTTTTGGAAGTTGAAAATGCAAGAATCCGTGGTACATTATCAACGGCTGTATTTGAGAAAGAAACTGTTAATGCAGTTGGTGGACAATTATATGTTGCAAATTCAACAACATTAACATCGTCAGCAAACCATCCTGGTGCATTTCATAGTTCAACAGATACAACAATGTCAGTTGCAAATGTTTCAGGATTTGCTATAGGTGAAATCCTAAGTCTTAAAAAGGTATCACCAACTGGATTTTCAACTGAATATGTTAAAATATTATCTGCTTCACGTGATGATGCTGGAAGTGCAACAAACTTTGGTGGACTAATAACAGTTACTAGAGGATATAGTGGTTCAGCTCCACAAGGAACAGGCTCTCTAGGTGAAGCGGCTGGACCAGCACAATCATATACAGGTTCACAGGTTGTTGTATCAACAGGAAAGGTTGGAACTGGGTACATTAGATTAAATGCTAATCCAAACGACCCAGCCACACCATATATGCAAATTGTTGAAAGAACTGGAAGTGGTATTTATGATGTACAACTCCGTGCACAAGTAGGTGACTTATCAGGTATCACGGATAGTAGATTTAGTGATGATGTAACTGGTCATGGTATATATACTGAAAATGGTTATTTTGCAGGTAAAATTGAAATAGGTTCACAACCATCTCAACCCCCACAAGATAGATTATTACTTCACTACAATTTTGGTCAAAATACTGGAAGTAAAATATTAAGTCAAACTCCAAATGGAATAACTGCTTCGTTTAGTACACTTACTAAAGCAGACCTTAAAAAATTAGGTGCTGTTGAAATCACAGCATCAGGTACAGAGCTTCAAGGTCCAAAAAGTTTCTTTGCAAATGAATTTACATCATCAGCAGCGGCAGGTTCAAATGCCTTTTCTGCAGGTTATCGTTTTCAATTAAAATCTGCAAACATTGATAAAAATGTTTTTCTTACACGTAACTATCCACGATTTGTTGTTTACAAACAATCAAATGATAGAATAAACGTTAGAATATATAGTAGTTCAATTGACCAAACATTTGGAAATATGTCAGGAAGTACACCTGCACAAACCATTAGTTTTAGTACAAGTGTAAACGACCAAATAGAGGCAGATACTTTGTACCATGTATTTGTAACAGCAAAAGAAAATGATAAAGCAGAGATTTATTTATATAATGTTGATTCAGGTTCTTTAATTGAACATGTAACAGAATCACTTTCTGGATTTAAGTTTGGTTGGCCATATCACTCAGCATCTATTACTGGTTCTATAGCATATGAAGAATGGGAACACGGTGCTCCAGGTTGGGCAGGTTCAAACAATGAAAGCCTTCAAGGATCTTTTCATGATATACGATACTATAGAAATCATGTATTAACGGCTAGGGAAACTGAAGCAATCATGATGAACCAGGATTCTACAACTGGTGGTACAATTATTGAAGGTGACCAAATAACAACAGGTAAAATAAAATCAAATAATTATGGTGGCGGTGAAGGTTCAAAATTTGACCTTGATGATGGTACATTCAAAATGGGCGGCCGGGACAATCCTAAATTAGAATTTGATGGAAGTACACTTACCGTAGATGGAACAATATCAGCAAGTGCAGGTAACATTGGTGGATTTAATATTGATGCTCATAGTATATCCCACCCAACTGTTATGGAAATAAATGACTTATCACAAACACTATTTATTAGTTCAAGTAATTTTAAGGTTAGTCACTTTGGTAATGTAACTGCAAGTAATGTTGATTTATCTGGTAAAATAACAGCAGATGAAGGTGAAATTGGTGGATTTACAATTGATGCTCATAGTATTAGGTCTGAACACGCAAGTGGTAATGTTGAAATAAATGATACTACCCAGGCACTATTTCTTAGCTCAAGTAATTTCCAAGTAAGTCATGCTGGAAATATAACTGCAAGTAATATTGATTTATCTGGAAAGATAAGTTCATCAGTTGGTTCAATTGGTGGATTTAATATTGCAGCTGGTGAATTTAATGGTGGTGCTGGAACAATAAAAATGTCGGCAGCTGATAAAGCAATCACTCTTGGTTCAAGTGATGACATTATGGTTTTAGATGCAGATGTTGGTATTCATTTAGGTAGTTCATCATTTAATGAAGCACCTTTCCATGTAAATATGGATGGAGAAATACAAGCAAGGACAGGTAACATTGGTGGATTTACACTTGGCTCAACATCATTAAATTCTGGTACTAGTGTAAAAATAGCAAATGCAAGTGATGCATCAAATTTATTTTTAAGTTCAAGTAATTTCAAAGTAAGCCATGCTGGTAATATAACTGCAAGTAATGTCGCAATGTCAGGTAATGTCACTGCAACCGCAGGTACTATAGGTGGATGGACAGTTGGCTCAACACTATCAGCTGGTTCAGGACTAACTTCAATTTTATTAGACCCGTCAACCCCAAGAATAACGCTAGGACCAAAAGGATCACTATCAGATGGTAATCACGGTGTATACATTGGAACTGATGGAATTTCTATTGGTGCAAATGTTTCTGAAAAGGCCGTGTTTAGTATTGACGCATCAGGCTCAATGACTTCAAAAACTGGAACAGTTGGTGGATGGACACTATCAGATACTACACTTACTGGTGGTACAATAACATTGGATTCTGCAACACCACAAATTAATGTTGCACTTGACGGAACAGAAGGTGGTGCTGGATTAGTTGGTTCAATTAGAATGAAAACAGGTGTAGGTTCTACATCAAGTGGTGGACTAAAATCTCCACTATTACAATTAATAAGTGGTTCTAGTAATATTATTTGGGAAATGACAAATGAAATCCACTTTACTCCAGGTGCAGCAGCGACTGGTGATTGTGGTATTATAACAGGTGGAAATAGTAATTCAGATTTTAGACCTGCAATGATTTTCCTAAATAGTAATGTTGGTACAACAGGTGCACAACACGTTAGAGGAGCTATTTCTGCAAGAAGGTATCCTGGTGATAACCTACACTCAAATTATACAGGTTCAGTTAATGGTGTCAATGGTATATCTGCAATATTTGGTGAATACAGGCATGACCAAGGAAAGGTTGATTTACCAACAAATACTTCTCACTTTGGAACGGCACCTGCAGCTATTTGGGGCCACCAAGAATCTATTGGTAATGATGCTCAAGGATTTAAGCATGGTGTAAGGGCAACTATTGACCAATTAGCATCTGGTGAAAATGATTCATCTACTGCATGTTTCTATGCATACAATAATCAAATAAGTAATGATGGAGGTGAAGGAACAGGAACATATCACTTTACGTTCTATGGTGAAGGTGCATCATCAGGTGGAAGAGGTTCTGTAATGTTTAATGAGGGTACTATATTTAGTGCAGCCGATGTCGTTGCATATAGTGGAGTGTCTGCTGCATCTGATATAAGATTAAAGAAAAACAGAAGAAAACTTATTGACCCACTTGCAACTGTATTAAAATTAAAAGGTGCAAAGTTTGAATGGAAAAAAGATGACAAAACAGATATAGGATTCATTGCACAAGAAGTTGAAACAATAATTCCAGAAATTGTAAAAACAAATGACTTTGATATGAACACAGGCGTCAAGGACATGAAGACAGTTGAGTATGGAAAGTTGGCACCATATTTGGTTGAGGCAATAAAGGAACAACAAAAACAAATTGATGAACTAAAACAACAAATAAAAAAATTGGAGAATAAATAATGCCATCAACTGGGGATACATTATCTTTAGGAGCTTTAGGAAATGCTGTTGATGCAAATGCAAACAGTACTACACAAACTGCATTGGCAAAAGATGGTGCAGGAAGTCCAGGTACTTTAACAAAACTTAGTGACTTTGCTGTTTCAAGTATTACTGGACCAATAATAAGTGATACAACTCCAAATGAAGGACAATCATATATAATAACTGTTCAATTTGGAACAGTTGGTTCAAAGTTTCTTTCAAGAATTGCTAGTCTTACTAGTAATTTTGTTTGGCAAGAGGTAAGTAATACAAGTAAATATACACTTACAATATCATCAGATTATACCGCAGGTTGTACTATGAGCAGTGTATCATCCAACCAGAGTTGTACAATTAAATGTAAATTCAATGATGGGTTTAACCACCATGCAACAAATTGGGGTACATTTATAAATGAATCTTTTACAATTCAAAATCTAGGCGGCGGGGCCGGCGGTGGAAAGTCAGACATCAGATTAAAAGAAAATATAGATTTCATTGGTTATTCTAAATCAAATATTCCAATATATGAATTTAACTATATTGGAAAACCTGAAAGATATCAGGGTACAATGGCTCAGGATTTATTAAATATGAATCTAGGTGATGCGGTTGTATTAGACAATGATGGTTACTTTAATGTATTGTATAATAAAATTGATGTTGAATTCAAACAATTAGAAATAGCATAATGTCGTCATATACCAAAATAGATAATTATTATATTATAGAAAATGTAATAACAGATGTTCAGATAAATCAACTACTTGAGTGGTTTGAATCCATAGAATCCACAACAACAGTTACTCATGGTGGTGATTGGGATACGTCATCTACATCCATAGTTCGACTAGAATGTCCTTATAGAACTAAATCTGTAATTGGTGTACCGTATGATACATTTCCATTTATGAAAGAAATATTTACCAATATGTTTGCTGCTGTCATTGATTCAGACTTTTCACTGGAAGGTCCACCGTACCTTGCTAGGTATGATGTAGGTGACAGGCATAGTACTCATGTAGATAAAAATGACACCTGGCCAAACAGACATTGGCTAGCAAGTATTCAATTATCAGACCCTAATTTATATCAAGGAGGTGATCTTTATGTAGATAGGAGCTATGGTGACTTTACAGTTTACGGGCCACGAGATAAGGGCTGTGGTATAAT